TGACCATACCATCAATGCCTGACGAACATACACATTACCCTGACCATCAGTGCAATACAAGTAGGGTGTTTGACCTACTAACTCTTTGATGGGAACTTTTCCAAACAACGTGTTTATTGGTGTATTCCCACCAAGGCAATCCAACACTCCCATCATTGCTCCCTTGCGAATCTTTCCTTTTGCTTTCTTGTGGTCACTTTTCCGTCCGGATCCAGCAGTAATGATATCGCTACACTTGTCGAACAGTTCCATATACTTGACTGCGCCAGGCGTCTCAACCCCTATGCCATGAATAAAAGTTCCTCTGGGCCGAAGATAGGAAAAATTCTCGCCCCATCCTCCTTCACTTTTAAGTGTGTGAGCTTGTGCTCGTAGGTGTTCAAAGATACCATCAAGACTGTCAGGATCAGCTTGAACGCGAGGACCAACATAGCAATTACCGGTAAGAATACCATTGCCAAGTGTGAATGTGTGAGTTGTACTTTGATCACAACAAAATACTTCTTCAACACGATCTGTGGGTTCAACTGACACACACTTGATGGTAGATCTATTTGTTGATACGGGAGAGCTTACCATTTTTTCTTTGTGTGAACGTTTGAGGATCATTTTTGGATCCTGCTGAAAGTATTTCTTGACAAATGTTAGTTTCCACAGCTTGCTGTGTGGCGTTGCGAACTTGCTATAATGTTCCCCGGAGCGCTCAATTCGTAGAGACACAACCGGAAGACCGGCACGATTTGCAATGTCGCGAATAGCACAAGCGTATTCATATTCAGCCGTGTGCATCATAACACTGCCATTCGCGTCCACACTACCATCAGCAGCGATGACCCCCGCAATAAAACCACGCAAATAATCAATAGAGGATGTTAGTGGTGGAAGTTCTTTTAGATGAGGCGGTAAGCCACTCACATAATGAATACCTTCGGGATCACCCTTGTAATATGTAACCTTTGTGTAGCCAAACACATCAAGCACCAGGTGTCTACTATCACCAAACTGCTGTAGTGCAGAGTGTTTTGGTCCATTCGTGAAGTCTGTATATTTGTATCCGTCACCAAATACAAGACCATTCTTTACACCATTAGTATAATCTTGCTGATCTTTATATTCGTAGTCAAGAAGTCCGTTTAGAGGGACGCTTTGTCCAGATAGTGTTTGTGTTGTTACTTTCGCAACACCGCCTTGTGGACGTGTGACAACCCACTCGTGTCCCTGTGTAGCGTACACGATCTCACCGTTGGAGAAAGTTACTGCATAGAGACGTTGTTTTCCGTGTGAGTTCCACACAGCGTGTTCAAACTTTCCATTCTCTGTTAGAACATAAACATCGGATCCAACCTGAAAGTCCCGGGCGGGATGCATACCTACACTGGTAATAACAAGCGTATCACCACTAATACAATTCATTAGCGTTGTACCGCCCCATTCCGTCCCAGCATTAGCGTAGATACGTCCACCAGCAGTTCCTTTGAAGTTCGCTAGGAGGTCATAGAAACTGGCTGTCCACATCAAACGATCAGCAACCGTTTTCTCCACGGAAGCAGCGGCTGCGGCTACACGAAAAATCGTGTCGTCAATCGTTTGATCGTTGTGGTCTTTATAGGTGCTTTGCCAAACTTCTTCGGCGAATGAATCTTCAAAAACTGTTGGTTGTTCGGTTATCAGGACTTTCTTCAGGGCTTCGAGTTCATCAGAACTTACATGCTGAACAACAGGTTGCTCCTCAGCTGAGGCAACTTGCATCTTCTTCTCCTTGTTTTTCTTCTTTTTGTCGTAAGTGGTTCTATTTACCTACCACCTTACCAGAGTATACTTTTTAGTGTGAAATCATATTGTTCGATAGCATCAAATATTAGCAGGGAATTTTCAACTGTTGACTTTCCCTCGGAAATTCAATAATCTTTGCTATCAGGTGCAATCTTCACAGGAAGATTGTTTGATTAACTCTTTTCAAAGGTTTAAGAGTATGTCCGAAAAAGAGTCGCAGTCGAAAGAGAAAGACATTCGACAAATCGTGCATTATCTCACAACGACGTTTAACACCGCAACATCAAAAATGGAGCGACCATTCCGGGGCAAAACCGCCGGAGCAAACCAACTGTATGTATGGCAAACAGAATTTGCCTACCGTTTACACGAGGTTATGATGAGTCCGCGTGCCCTCGTGCAAAACAATATCGCGAAGTGCAATGAGTTCATCGACGAAGTGATTCAACAGTTAAAGGAAACAGATGCCAAAGCATAACACTCGTGGCTCAAACGGCCGGTTCGTAAAGACGCCCCCGAATAAAACAGCCCCGCGATGGCACATTGAGATCGAGCTCCCTCTCGTTGTTGCCGATCTCGTTGCCGCTGCCACCAAGAATCCAGAAATTCGTAAGGCATATGTCCCTGTCCCTAAACAGAATTCATTGAATGAGCGGCTCAAGAGGTCGCCTCTTTTCTGGACCGCGTATACCCTTGTATTTCTTGGAATCATTGGTTATACATATCTTCGCTTAACTAGCTAAAAAATCAGCATAAATATACCCAAAGGGGTATATTTCATGCTTATTGAAGACCTGCTTGGCAAAGCTTCGTCGTTAGGGACACGCGAAATACAAAAAATTCGGACGGAATGCTCACAATTTTTACAGCAGTCCGGCCAACTTCCCGTTTATAAACCCCTACCAACAACGTACAATGACTTCCACAAAGTCAAGGTCCGCTTTCACAAGAAACAAACGGCAGTTGTAGAAGCGTTTAATAAAGCGTTTACCGACTACTACAACATGAGGCAAAGAGCAATCTTTGCCTATGGACAGTGTCCTTCCCTTTCTGAAGGGACCGAGCCTTTCTACGTGTTCCCTATCAATGGGTTCAAGTTCCTCTACAGTAAAGAGGTGAAGAACTCAAGCGCAGATTATCAGCACGTAATTGATACGTTGTTTGAACAATTTGAGGATAATACTAGAGCGATTGAAATCGTCAGAGACCTTCTGAAGTACACATACCTACGCGAAAATCTGTACGAAGGCATCATGTCAGATAGCGAAATTATCTTTTATGGCGTGCCTTTCTATTATGCTGTGCGTGAGAGTGCCTTTCCGTACGGGAAACTTCTGGCGACCCCATAATGTAAATAGGAGAATAATATGCACGAAGAAGAAGTCATGATTTTCAAGTTAGTAAATGGCCAAGAATTGATTGCGAAGGTCGTCGAAGGCCATAGCGAGGGCTGGGTCGTAAGCCACAGTCGAGTGTTCATGCCAAAGCAGGATCCTCGCTCACCACAAGGATGGGTAATGACATTGGCACCATATATTGTTGCTCTAATGAATACTGAAAATGTTGCATATACGATTCTTCGTTCGGGAGTTGCTGCCTATACGGCTGACATTCCTGAGGACTTGCTCAAAGAATATAAACAAGCGGTCTCCGGACTCATCCTTGCAAAGGGACTTTAATGGCAAAGATCGGTCCAGTTGTCTATCAATGTGATACATGCACACGACGTGTTCGTCTTCCGACGAGTCTGTACAGCTTTGAAGTTGTACAACGTTGCATCATTACACTTAACTGTCCCGGAAAACTGTTCAAGATTACAAATCAAGAAGAGATCAATGCCACACCTGTCTTCCCGCCTGAAGTGGTTGGGTTAGATGATTGGTTTCCACGTAACATTCTTTTCAATCACACACAAGGCATTGCAGCTCCTTCGTGGACGATTCAACACAACCTTGGTGTAAACCCACTGGTTCAAGTTTTGGTTGATCGGGTTGACAGTGAGAATAATCTATACCAAATTGAACTCGCACCTAGTGAGTATACAGTCGTTGTTGTTGATCTGAATACGATCATTGTTTCTTTCTCTCGATTTGAAAGTGGCATTGCGCAGTGCATTGGAACGGCATCAACAAACCTTGTCAATCCTGAGGCAACAACCGCAGCCCCAATTCCAGACATGCTACTAACGAGTGGCGGCGAGCTAACAATTGCTACAACAAATTCGAATCCTCTGATTTCTGTCTCAATCGTCTATAAAGCAGCAACAGATACAACGATTTCGTATGTTGGTATTGATGATGTCCCATCGATCAATTCACCATGGGTTGGTGCAAACGTTGTTCACATTAATGGGAAGAATTACACCGTTCGAAGCTTCAATATCTTGACGACATCACCTGCTCCTGCATACTTTAGTGGTGGTTTGGTCCGCGACGGTTCACCGATTTTCTTCGACGGACTGGGCGTAAATGCAAATGAAGATTTTATCCTTCTGGGAAAGAGTCCGTTCGCTGCCGTCGATCGAATTACCGATCAGGTTATCGACATCGCTACAATTAGTTCTGTCAATCCTACAACATATTATAATAAGGGCGCGATGTACGCTTCCCCGAATGCACCTCGATCAATTTACCCGCCAGTCATTGTCGTTGTCTAAACGGCCTTTTGTTCCTATAATCGTGGACAATAAGGAGTTTACATGAGTAAACCAGCCGAAAAACAAAAACTCTTACTCGAATACCTCTTTTCCTCACCTGACACCTATGCTCTTTGCAAGTCAATTGTGAAGGCGGAATATTTTGATCCAGAGTTTCGAAAGACAGTCCGGTTTCTATCATCCTATTATGATTCTTATAATAGTCTTCCGTCTGTTGAACAAGTCCAAGTCGAAACTAATCTTGTCCTAACCCCACACCAAATCACTCGAGATCAGCTCAAGTACACAACTACCGAAGTTGAAAAATTCTGCAGACGACGCGCGCTCGAGCTAGCAGTCATAGTCGCCCCGGATTATATCAATAATGGCGACGAGGGACAAATTGAAAAACTGTTTCAGGATGCTCTATCGATCTCACTACAGCGAGATCTCGGTCTCGATTATTTCGAAGATCCAATGGCCCGTCTCGAGACGTTAGCTTCATCACCACTTCGTACACCAATGGGATTCAAACCACTCGATGATCTAATGGGTGGGGGACTAGCGAAGGGAGAGATCATACTATTCTGTGCAAATTCCGGTGGTGGTAAGTCGATTACGTTGGCAAATCTAGCTTTCAACTTTATTCATCAAGGTAAGAACGTTTTGTATCTCACACTTGAACTTTCACAAGACTTGGTTGCACAACGATTTGATATGATGTTCACCGGCATTCCAACATTCTTTGTTCATCGTGAATTCAAAACAATTGCATATAAACTGAATGAGGTCTCCAAAAATCTTGGACACCTAACGATCAAGTGGATGCATAGTGAAACAAACGCAAACACGATTCGTGGCTACTTGAAGGAATATGAGCTCCAACACAAGTTTGTTCCTGACTTGTTGATTGTCGATTACATCGACATTATGGGGTCAAACAAGTATGTTCCGCCCGGAGATAAGTGGGAAAAGGATAAACAAACATCTGAACAATTGAAAGACATTGGTGTTGATTATGGGTTATTCTTGGCGACAGCCTCCCAGCTAAATAGAGCAGCAATTGAAGCGGAAGAACTTCATCAAGGCCACACTGCTGGTGGTATTAGTAAGGTGAACACTGTCGATTGGCAGTGGGCGATCATACAAAATCCAGCGATGAAAGCTAAAGGCGAAATGATCTATCACTGTTTAAAATCACGTAGTAGTGATGCAGTTGGAAAACATGTGTACATGGTTTGGGACAATGCACACCTGCGTATCTTGAATCCAGCTACAGAAAACAGCGCTGGCGGAGATCTTCAGCAAGCAATTCAGGAAAAGAAAACGATTAAAGGACTGCCGGAACGTAGTAGGAAATCATTGATCGATATAATGGATATATCATAGGAGATACCATGCCACAAGTTAGAAAAACCGAAACACTCACAATTGACGAACAAGCGTTTGTTGTTGAAAAAATGAGTCAAAACATTCGTTCAATGGTTGGAATCATGGACGAATGGCGTCAAGAAGAAGCTGACGCCCAATCTCGACTGCTAATGGTTCAAGCCGCTCTTCGTGGTCTTCAGAACGACATTTACAATACCGTTGTTAATGAGCGCAAAGAAGCAATCCAGCGTATGGAAGCATTTGCCCCGGTACGCCCACCAGCACCTGCTCCTGTTGAAACCGTCATCGTTGAAGGTGGGGCAGCAAATGAGTAATCTGGAGGAAGGCGGGCGATATTTCGTTCGCTATATTAGTCTCGAAGGCGAAACGACTGAACGTACGATCTTGCCGGTGGAGATTCCAACAAAGAACGTCAAAGCAGTCGATATTAGCGACTTCCATGTTGAGGATCAAGGTGAGATCCAGAACTTGTATCGTCAGTATCAAGAATATCGCGAAACATTCACCAAACGCATGTTTAGCTTCCAAGACTGGGTTGAACATTCCACTGGCGTTGTCATGGACCTCAAATATCGTACATTCGTTCCGGAAAATCTCGAACTACTTGACGAATGACGCTTTTCCCTGCTTGTTCATAAATAATGGGAACGAAACCCCATAAGGACAATCACTATGGATTTGCTGAAAAAACTCGAGGAAGATGCGGCAGGGGGAGCTGTTGGCGGGGGCGCGATTGGCGGTTTTGCAATGCCTCTACTTTCTAGCCGCTCGAAGCAAAAAGTTAAGAAAAACAAGGTTAAAAAATTCCGCCTTGGTCTGCGTGAGGTGTTTACACGTATTACCGAAGATGCCGATACTGCTCATCCACATTTCGACCAAACAGAAGTCGTCAGTAAGCTAAAAGCTCTCGAGAAGAAAGACAAAATCGATCGCCAGAATGCAACAACGTTCGGTCTTGAAGACGAAGATGGAAAGCTCGTTCGCGTCACGGTTCAAGCCGATCAAGCTGATGAATTTGAGAACGCTCTTGCGGCCCACCTAGCAAAGGAAGAAGAAGAAGAAGGTCAAGCACCTGAAATTCCTGAGGTTCTCTTTCGTTTGCGTGATCGTTTCAACATTCTCGATGTTGCTTGGCCTGAAGTAGAAGAAGATCAGGAAGAAGGCCAAGCTATTGCAGGCCAACCTGGCGCCGAAGGCGCTCCACCCGAAGGTGGTGCTCCGGGGGCCGAAGGCGCTCCAGATATGGGTGCACCTGGTGGCGAGGGCGGTGAAGGCCAACTTGACCTTGGAGCTCCAGAAGGCGGCGCTCCTGATGAAGGCGGTGATGAAAAATCGCTCCTCATTCAGGTAATTGACATGATGAAAGCGGATGCTGATGCTCGTCGTGCTGAAGCAATGGCAAAGCAAAAAGAAGCTGAAGCTCGTCAGGAAGAGGCACGTCAACGTTCTTCTCGGGCGAAGGTGAAGCAGGAAGAAGAAATGCTCGATATGGAAGATCATTTCAAACGCAAGAATGAAATGAAAAAAGAAACAAAACAACTTGCAAAGCTTGCGCAGTGGAAACGGGAAACTGGAGATGAACAACCAGCTGCTGTTGAAGATAAAGAAATTGATTTTGGAATGAAAAAGACCGAGGAGGAGGAAGAGGTCGGTCGTAAGCTTCTCAAGATGAAAGGTCGAGTCCCACCATCACATCTTGCCGCGTTCCTGCTCAAGAGGGTCAAGTAAATGCGTCGTGGTCATGTCGTTCCGTCCGTTTCCCAACCAAAGTGGACGAAGAAACGTTCACGTGCCGCCCAAAGGGGGGCGAGTGCCGCACGGGCCTTTCGAACATTTCCACCAAAAGAAGAGCTTACTAAGCTAACGAAACGATTCAAAGAATTGCATTCTGGTTTCAATTTCAATGAGTTTCATGGTTGGATGTCTGGACAAGTGTCTCGAATGAAACATCCTCTAACAAGTAAACCATATTCGGCCTACAGTCAAGACGAATATAAAGAAATGTACCGTAATGTTGTTCGAGATACGCCGGGACATCCGGACGCATATAAACTTCGAAAGGTAAGTGAGGAAGCTATGTTATCATTCAAACAATTTCTAGCAGAAATGGATGCCGCAAGTGTACAAATGGCTGAACTTTCAGCCCGTGAAGCAGCCGTAAATGCACGAAAGTTGAATAAAAATCGTCCCGAAGATGCCGAACTAACAAACATTGGCCGGGCCAAAAAACAACTGTTGCCTAAACTCAAGGCAGAGGAGGATGCTAAGGCGAAAGAAGACGCCGCTAAGGGCAAAGCCTCTACAGTATCAACACCAGGTAGTTCCGGAGCGGCAACACCAGGGCAAGGTTAGTGTTCATCCATAATAATAAAATTATACCCGTTAATCTCGACGTTGAAACAACATCCAAGGGCCGTTTCTATACAACTCCTGCCGGAAATGTTTATCCGTCTGTGACGACTGTTTTAGATGCAAAAGAAAAGCCATGGCTTAACGATTGGCGACAGAGTCTAGGTGAATTCCGGGCAGATTTCGAGAAAAAACGAACAGCTGATCGTGGTGAAGCCGTTCACAAAATGATCGAGAAACATCTCGCCAACGACCCCAATCCAACGTTTGAACAATTTCCCGATCACGTCGGTGAGTTCAATTCTGTTCGCCTAAAACTAAAGAGCGTCAACAACATTTACGTACAAGAAGCTGCTCTGTACAGTGATTCCCTGAAGCTTGCTGGTCGAGTTGACTGTATTGCAGATTGGGAAGGGACGATTGCAGTTGTCGACTTCAAAACGTCAACAAACGACAAGTACAAGTCAATGATTGAGGACTATTACCTTCAAACTACCGCCTATGCACTGATGTTTCACGAGATGTACGACATCCAAATCGACAACATTGTTATCATCATGTCGGTCGAGAAGGGAATGGTTCCTCTTGTGTTCAAGGAGCGTGTAGAGAACTGGATTCAACCCCTAATCCTCCGCATAAATACCTACCACAACACCAAAAAATAGGAGTTTGTGATGGACAATCAGCGTACTCTTGGCGATACCGCCAAAATTAGGTTCACGTCGCTTGGCGATACAGAAGTTGACGCAAAAGTCGATAGTGGGGCAACAACATCTTCGCTTCATGCCGACCAAATTCAGGCCCATAATGGTCAGGTTTCGTTCCGTTCAAAGCCGCTTGGTGATAAGCAATTCACTATGGACCTTGTCGGCAACCAGGAAGTTCACTCCGCTGATGGTGGCGCACAGGATCGTCCGATGGTCAAGCTCGACCTTGAAATTGATGGTACACCACTTCAAGGCATCACATTCAATCTCAACGATCGGTCGAATATGGACACACCTGTTCTGCTTGGTCAGAACGTGCTTAAAGCCGGCAACTTCGTCGTTGATGTTAGTAAGGGCGGCTCACAAGAACAATCACAAGAACAATCGGCTCCCGAAAAACAAATGGTACCGAATCCAGAAATGCGTGAGGATGAAGTAATGAAGGCGATTGCAGTCCTTGCAGAAGCACAACTCACGCTGCAAGAATTTCTAGAGCTTTTCCGCACCGAGGTTGTTCGTAGGTTAAAATGATCATCAAATCGCCATTCTATGTTGTTCAAGAATTCCTCTCACCATATTTGTGTGAGGAAATTATTGATATGGCCGACTTCAATGTTCCTGATACCGATAAAGACGAAAATCCTGTAAAGACTACAAGGCGTTGTGAACGCGGACAAGCGATCATTTACGAACGATTTCTTCACACAATTCCAGAAATCCAAGCCCATTACCAAAACCTTTACAAAGGGACAGAAGCAATGGACTTTGAGTGGTTTCCAGAAACCGCAAAGGGTGAATTCCTGTGCGGAAATAGTAAGTTTTTGCGTAATAAATGGTTGCGTGTTGCACAACGAGATTTAACATGCGTGATTTTTTTGTGCGATTATCAAGATAAGGTTCCGTTCGAGAAAGATTATGAAGTGTATGGAGGCAAACTAGAATTTCCGCAACATAGGTTTGGCTTCAATCCCCAACGAGGAACATTAATCGTCTTCCCCGCTGCACCACACTTCATCAACATGACTACGGAAATTTTGGTCGGTGATCTTTTCCAAGTACGTTTTCACACGGCCACACAAATTCCGCTCCTTTACAATCCACAACAATTTCCAGGCGATTATACCACCTGGTTCAGGGATATCAAGTAGTAAAGGGTAATAAACAGTTGCTCTTTAGGGCGACTTTAGTGTAAGATTGCACTCAGTTGTAAAACTGTGAGGCAATTGTTTACTCTGAAAGGAGATGACGTATGAACACGTCCAACTACCTCACCGTGATGCTACTTGCCACCTTTGTTGTGCTGGCTAGTCCAACAGTTTCAGCACAAACTCTCGAAGATGGTTCGATTATTGTGTCAGTTCAGACAAAGAAGAAAACTACGGACTACACTTTTACCAGCGTTGCGGTCAGCAATCTGAAACTACTACGAGAAGTCGTTGTTGAGATGGGTGTTTCTCAACACCTACAAACACTCCAAGCGATTATGATGGTCGAAACCCGTGCGGGAACAGGCGGAAGTATTGGACTTCCAACTGCACATCCTTCACGCCGATCGTATGGTCTAATGCAGTTGACTGTACCAACTGCTCGTGTTCTGTTTCGCGACAATGATTCGCTTCGGCAACAATTCTTTGGTGATCGATCGCTTTCACAAATTCACGATAAAGAAATCATCAAACTTTTGCTGACGAATCCGAAGTTGAACATTCGGTTAGGGATCACGCTATTTGTTCAGTATCTTGACATGGTTCAAAGTGAATGGGCTCGAGCTGTTGCTGCCTATAATATGGGTATTGGAAATGCTTTGAAGCGTAAGGAAGCCCCACGCGCAAAATACGTTTCCGATGTGCGTCAGTGGACACCTGTCGTTGTTGCACTCAACGCAGAGCTTGACAAACCACAAAATGATATAGAAGATACAATCATTGCCCAGGAGGAAAATAATAATGGCAAAATTCAAGAAACAAGCGAAACCCTCGACGGAACAATCCGTCAACAAAGTGGTGAACAATCAGGACGAGCGGAAGAAATTCAAGACAGTTTTGGTTACGATTACAGAACATCTTCAGGAGATCGACCGGAAGAAAGAATTGATCAAGGAAGCGATTGGTGACGCGGCGACACAAACTGGTATTGAACGAAAAGTTATCAGTAAGCTCGCAAAAACGATGTACAAACACAATTACACATCGCTCCAAGAAGAAAACCGGCATTTCGAAACACTATACGAAACGCTGATTGAAGGGAAATTGCGCGATCCGCTCGATGCGGAGGGCGAGGACAAATAATGACAGAAAAACGCGAATCGTGGGACGAATTCTACCTTGGAATGGCGAAGTATATTGCTAGTCGTTCCAAGGATCCAAGCACAAAAACTGGTGCTGTAATCGTTCGTTCCGACCGTAGCGTTTGTTCCGTTGGTTTCAACGGGTTCCCCCAAAAAATGCCCGATTTACCTGAACTATATTCAAATCGAGACGAGAAATACAGCCGTATCATTCACTGCGAAGTGAATGCGGCTGACTTTGCAAGGGAAGCTCTACACGGTTATACGCTGTATACATGGCCGTTTATGTCGTGTGATCGCTGCTTTGTACAAATGGTACAGCGAGGTATTGTTCGTTTTGTAGCTCCACAAGCAACCCCTGAACAACTCACACGATGGGGCGATGCGTTTGTTCGTGTTAGGACCTATGCACAAGAAATGGGTGTGGAATTAGTGGAGCTCCCATACGAATGATTATCGACTTCCTTCACTTAGGTCAGCTTATGACCTATCGTCGATTTAACGTTTTGGGCGTTAGCGTACCGCGCGTTTCCATAGAAATGGTTGAGATTGAGCAATACAATGGTCGTATTACGCTTCCGGGACGACACACGTACGAGCCAGTTGAAATTACCTTTGGTCTGGTCCAAGACGACCCTTGCTCCATTGATGAACCAACATCAACGCTGTTTCGTCTATTGGAGGACCAGATGGAAGGCCAGCGTGAAGGACTTGCTCCAAAATTCATTTGCATAGTTCCTGATCTGTACTACACCATGCACAACTGTTATGTCCCGTCTCTTGAAGTTGATGGGCTCGATGCGACTGAGTATCGCATGGTCAAAGTCAAAGTGCTATACGACACGATCACCGTTCACGGATAATGCCAAATAAAAAGGCCGACTTTCGCCGGCCTCTTTCCCGTCCCGAACAGGAAATTACACAAGAGTTGCAGCCCTCCAAGCACCACTCATGTAGATCCACAGTGTGAATACACCACCATCGTCCTGAGCGATCATTGGTGCAAATCCAGCTACTGCTGTTGGTGTGCCTGATGGTGTACCAGCCGTTGTTGTGAACGGAATATATGGGAAACCATCAGTTGCTGCGATTGGATCTGTTGTCAAACCTAGGACAACGTTACCAACGCCCGTGACTTTCAACGACTGACCTGCAGGAGTACCGACTTCAAAGTAGCCAGGAGAACCAAGACCAGTTTTTGCACCCGTGAACACCAGCACACTACCACCATCCTGATCTACGCCAGCACCGTCGCGACCGAAGAGCAATACGCCACCACCCATGCCGTTTACAGCTGGGCCACCACGAACGAACACGTTGTTACCGCTCGTTGTGCCACCCCCGTTTGTTCCAGCAGTAATTGCCATAGTGCTATCGTTCTTGCCGTCTACAAAGACGACATTGTAAAAGCCGTTTCCATTCATATCGAACGGATCAACTGCTAGAACAGAGCCGTCCCTTAAGAATACGTCAACAGCTTCAATGCCGCTGTCAACTGGATTGTTAGAACCGTTCAACGATACAACGTTACCGCTCGTTCCAGCAATCGTGAGCTGTCCACCGAGGATCGCGATTGGTGTGGCACCAGCTGCTGTCAAACGACCCTTCGTATCAACCGTAAACGTACCAACTGCTGTGGCTGAGCCGAATGCACCTGGAATGACTGCTGTTGTTGCTAGCGATAATGTACGATCGGCTGAAAGATCACCACCACCTGTTAGATCACCGACAGTCGTATTAATAGCACGTGTTGTTGCTACGGGTGAACCACCACCTGGCAGTGTTACTGTGCCTGTGAACGCAACACCTACCGGGCTAACTGTAATTGAGTTTGCACCATTAGTCATTGCAACGTTGCCGGCAGCCAGCGTGACGCCGACTGCTGGAGTTGCTGTGTGCCACAGAGCCATGCCACCAACACCGCCTTGTGCGTAGCCGGAAAATGTCGTTACACCACCAGCGTCAAAACGAACTTTTTCGGCACCCGCAATTGCGATACTCACTCGACCGGCGCCACTGTCGTACGTACCTTTGGTTGCATCTGATGCAAACGTGTATGCAGGAAGTGCTGCTGTTCCAGCCGCCAGTGTTATCTTGGCTGTGTTGACCCAGTCTGTACCATTGTATTGTAGGACATTGTTTGTTGCTGGTGCAGTAAGAACTACGTCTGTTAGATCATCAAGTGCCAGGTTCTCGGCTGTAAGAATTGGGAATGCTGAGCCGTTGACGCCTGCAATCCACTGGTCCGTTGTTTCATCCCACTCGAGTAGTGCAAATGGGTCTACGCCACGATCGACGTGGATACCCGCATCGCTTGCTGCACCTTTTGTGAAGTTGATGAACGAATTACCTGCATTTGCAAATGTTGGTGCTGCTGAGAACGTTTTGGTGCCTGTGATTGTTTCTGTGCCAGCGAGGTGAACAACGAGGGCATCAAGAGCTGCAACTTCAGCATCTGTTGCAAGAGCTGAAAGTGCAATACCACCATCTGCTAGCGCTGTACCAAGACCCGCAACTACGACCACGTTGCCGTTTACACCTACGAAATCATCAAGTTTTGTTGCGATTTCTACATCAGTTGCTAGGGCTGTTAGAGCTGTACCACTGTCAATGATTTCACCAACACCGTTGAATGTGCCAACATTACCAGAAACAGCTGCACCTTGAATTGGCATGAATGAGCCAGAAACCGATGCCATATCAACGAACGTTGTGCCGTCGTTTGTAAACTGCCACTTGTCTGTTGCCTCATTCCAACGAATCGAAACATCGACTGAAGCGCCACGATCAATTGAGAACAGTGCGTTTGCAGGACCTGCTGCTCCCTTGTTCATGTAGAACTGTGAGTTTGGTGTACCGTCAACGTCTGCTTTCAACGCAAGAGCGTTGTTCATATCTGTAAACGTTGGGTAGTCAACAAGTGCTGCTGTTGGATCAGCAACAACGCGGTTCTGAGGACGTACATCCATGATTACCACAGAAGTAATTTGGGTAGTTGCTGAGGTCATATATACAGCCGCCAATGGCAAGTTGCCTGTTGGTGGAGCTGGGATGGCTGGTGCTGCTGATGATGTGCCGTGCGTTAGTACAACGGAACCAGCTGCGTTCAATGAGACCAATGTCCAACGATTTAGGGAACCTGGAGCTGCAATTGCCGGTGAATTACCACCTGGAAATTCCACAACTTCATTATCAGCATTCCAGAATGAACCTGCACGAATGCTTACCGTGAGATTTGGAATCAGCTGTGCGGAAACAGAAAGAGGCGCAAACTGAGCACCCAGTTCTTTGTCTGTTTCACCTTTGATAGGAACAGCGTTCGACATAATTTTTCTCCTTGAAAACCGCCGAGTAAAATGCGTAAGGGTATTTATTGAAGATGCTGGGTAAACGTTGTCGTTTCTGGTGGGCCGGCGTAAAATCTTGTATCTAGGAGAAGAATGAATGAGTTATATTTCTGCAATCACGAAAAACGAGGACGTCATCGTTTGGGAGCGAGACGAGAATGGCCGAACAGAAGTCGTTTACCCGGCACCGCACTATTTCTACATTGATAACGTCAATGGCAAGTATCGAACGATTTATGGAGATCGAGTTTCCAGAGTTGAATGCATTAGCAAAAGCGATTTTTACAACAAACGTCAAGAATACGAACGCAATGGACACACTTTGTACGAAAGTGACATCGCATCAGAACAACGCGTTCTTTCAATGGCATACTATGCCAAACCAGCACCAAAGCTTCATATCACGTTTCTAGACATTGAGGTTGATTATAACCCCGAACTGGGCTTCGCAGGCGTTCAAAATCCCTATGCTCCCATTAGTTCAATTGCTATGTTTCACGAATGGAGCAATGAATTGGTTGTCTACACCGTTCCACCAGAAGCAGGATGGACAACCGAACGACTACTTGAAGAAATCGGCAAGGACGTACCTATTCCAACAACATATAAACTTCGACTACACGTCTGTGAAAATGAACTCGAACTTCTCAACAAGATGATTGATGAGATTAGTGATGCTGACGTTCTTTCTGGTTGGTACAGTGATTTGTTCGATATGCCATACATCGCAAAGCGCATGGAGCGCTACAAGATTCCGCTTTCAAAACTCGATTTTCGGGGTTGCAAGCCAACCTGGCGCGAAGTGTTCTCCAAAGCTATTGTTGATGTGCAAACAGGAGAACGAAAGAAACTTGGTGATACGATCGATCTTGAAGGTCGAATCCGTGTTGACTATCAATTACTATACAAAAAATACGAAGTAGCTGATAAACCATCATACAAACTAGCATCAATCGAACAAGAGGTTGGTCTGGGACTTCCAAAGTTGGAATATCAAGGCTCATTACATGATTTGTATCGGAAGAACTACGGGTTCTTCACACGATACAACATTCGAGATGTTGAAATTCTGCACGGTTTCGAACAAAAGCTTGGCTACATCGAGCTTGCAAATCAAATGTATCACATTTCAACCGGATTATTCGAGCACGTCACGGGCACTTTGAAACTAGCAGAGTTTGCTATCATTAACTATTGTCATCACGTGTTGAAACGTGTTGTACAAAATGCAAAGCCACCAGCCGTTGATCAACAAATTGCAGGAGCGCTTGTACTATATCCACAAGTTGGACTGCATGAATTCATTGCTTCCATCGATATCAACTCTCTGTATCCAAGTGCTATTCGAGCTATCAATATCTCCCCGGAAACACTTCGTGGTCAGTTTCGTGAAGAGGAAAAAGCAACCGAAGCAATTGCCAAGGGGACTTTTGCTCAGCTTCATTTAACACTCGAAACGGGAGAGGTCGTAGTAATGTCCGGTGATGAATTTCGAGACTGGTTGAAGAAACGAAAGTGGGCCGTCAGTGGATTTGGTACGGTATTTGATCAAAACGAACAAGGAATCATTCCGACAATTCTTGCCGAATGGTATGCGATGCGACGGAAATATCAAGCGATGAAGAAGGAAGCTGAAGCTGCAGATGATCACGATAAGGCTGACTATTATGATCGTCTCCAGTATGTGTTCAAGATCAAATTGAACTCACTGTACGGGGCGCTCACCAATTTGTATTTCCGCTTCTACGATCTTCGGATGGGAGAGAGTACAACTGGGACTGGCCGCATGATTCTACGACACCAATGTCGAAAAGTTGCTGAAATTCTTGACGGCAATTATAATGTTGAGTTTCCTCAATATGATACACCGAAAAGTGCTAGTGAAGCTGGTGTCGCTGATGCGGCTGCATTAGGTGGACCAGTGTTCAACGGTCGCTTTATGGCAGAATCGGTTCTATATGGCGACAGTGTTGCTGGTGATACTTTGATAGAGACAGTTAAAGGTCCAAGAACGATTGAAAGTTTATTTACAGCAACCAATAAACAAATTGACAAGAAAGAATATTGTTTCTTACAAGACCAACAAGCGCTTACTTACGATAAAGAAACAAAACAAACGTGTTTTAGACCAATTAAATACGTGATGCGTCATAAAACAACCAAACAATTATATCGCGTGTGGATTACAAATCGTCAATATGTGGACTTGACTGAAGACCACTCTTTAATAACATACAAAAACACCCAACAGAGAAAAACGTCAGGAGATTTTTTGCAAGAAACAAAACCAACTAACATTTGTTCATCATTACTAACTCTTCCCTACATTCCCTTTAAAGGAACTTGTCAAACCGATTATTCAAAACATCTTTATACATTAATGGGCTATGTTATGGGCGATGGTTATGTAGATAAAACTAAAACGGGCGGAACATTACTTTCAGTTGGAAGACAGGATTTAAATGTCGTTTGTTCGAATCTTTTACAACCTCTAAAGGAAGATGGTTGGATTTCATCGTGGTATGTTAAGCCAAACGGTCACGATATTCAAATTTCTTCTGTAAAGCTTCGCAAAACGCTGCGAAAACATCTCTACGAAGAAAACCAAAAGATTATTCCACGTTGGTTATTTACTGACACCACTGAAAATATTTGTGCCTTTTTGCGTGGTTGGTTTTCTGCTGATGGTTGGTCAAATAATCAAAAGGTTGTTGGCCTTGCAAGTGTCAACGAGCAACACATTAAAGACATTCATAGATTATTGCTGTTGTGTGGGATATCATCAACGTGGTTTACAGAAAACACACCCAATTCCTATAACGGGCAACCAACGGGAACATTTTCAACAAGACTTACAATTAGAAATCAAAAAGACTTTTACTCTTTGGTAGGATTTATACAACCACGAAAAACAAAGAAGTGGAATGAGGGACGGAAAAAACAAGCAGAAACACGATACAATCTTTCATTTGCTAAATGTTTAAAAGTTCAAGCTCTGCCCCCAAGAGAACAATACGTCTATGATATTGAAGTTAATGATACTCATCTGTTTTATGCGAATGAAATACTTGTTCACAACACTGATAGCACATATTTCCGAACACATTGTACAAACGTCCAAGACGCTGTCAAAGTTGCAGATGCAGTTGCGAAAAAGGTCAACGAGTCATATAAAGCATTCTTACAACAGACTTTTTTGTGTAATGAAGGCTTCGATGAGGTGATTAAAGTCGGTAGAGAGATCATATCGGACCGTGGGATTTTAGTTGATAAGAAACGCTATGTATTGCATGTTGTTGACAAGGAGGGTAAACCGTCAGATAGTATGAAGGTCATGGGTCTTGACACAAAAAAGACCACATTGCCACGTCCTATCGCTGATCGACTTAATGCGTTTGTTGCGGGATATCTGAAGGGTAGCTCGTGGGAAACTGTGGCTAGAGAGGTTGTCAATTACAAAGATGAGCTGCGCGCTGTAAAGGATGTGATGCAAATTGGACTTCCCAAGGGAATTCATGGTATTGAAGATTATGAGAGGCAATATCGACAATTCGGTGAAGATACGCGTCTGCCCGGCCACGTGGCAGCAGCAATTCATTACAATCAATGTTTGAAGGAGTACGGAGATAAGATCAGTCCACCAATCACAAATGACATGAAAATCAAGGTCTTTTACCTCGATGCACTTCATCAACTCGGCGGTTCGAAATTCAAAAGTATTGCTCTTCCAACCGACATTGAAGTTGTGCCACCGTGGTTCCTAGAAAATTTTGACATTGACTACGATGCTCACATTGAACGATTAGTTGACAATCCACTCCAAAACATTTTGAAAGCAATAGGAAAGCGAACACCAACGAAACAAGATTTGTTGTTTGATGATCTTTTTGGCTAGGAGGAATGATGTATCCGCGAATTGTTTATTGCGCTTGGTCCATTGGCAAATTTGTTCTCTTGGCTGCGGCAATGGCAGGGCTTCTTTGGCTTGTTGCTGGTAAGGCAAAGGCCGACGAACAACCGCCGTTCCCTCTAAATGCTCAATCTGTACTTGTCATCGATGCTGAGACAGGTGAAAAAATCATCGAGAAAAACGCAGAAGACATCCGTTCGATCGCCTCGATTACAAAACTAATGACAGCTGTTGTTATTCTCGATGCTCGTCTTGATCTCGAGGAAGAAATCGTAATTACACAAGAGGATGTTGAGGCAACACGAGCGGATAGTGGAACGAGCCGTTCATTACCAGTTGGTGCAAAGCTCACTCGAGCGGAGCTACTCCATCTGGCGTTAATGAATTCCCAAAATCGCGCTGCCGCTGCTCTTGCACGCACTTATCCAGGTGGGGTTGATGTTTTTGTGGGTGCGATGAACCACAAAGCACAAATGATTGGAATGTACAGTACAAAGTACGTCGATTCGATTGGATTGCGTAATGACAACGTCTCAACCGCCACAGACCTTGCCATTCTCGTTCGACATTCAAGTGATTACGTTCTCGTTAAGGACTTCAGTACATCGACTCAATTTGAGATGACAACGTATAGTAAAAAGCGAGCCAAAAAGGTTGGCTTTGGTACCACGAACGGCCTTGTTCGAAAGCCTGATTGGACTATCGAAGTTCAGAAAACTGGCTACATCAAGGATGCCGGCCGTTGTGTTGTAATGATGACTTCAATGGGCGTGAAAAAGGTTATCGTCGTGTTGCTCAATGCCATTAGTAATGAAGCTCGGGCTGCTGATGCGTCAAACATCAAGCATTGGGTGGAGACGGGAGAAGCGCCAAAGAAACCGGCACCGCCGAAGAAACCGATCAAGAAACGCAAATGAAGCGCCTATACACGTCATACTATTCCCGTTCAGGGAAACGACCAGAAGCTGTATCAATTAGTGCAAAAGAACCGTTCTTCTATAAGGGAAAACGAATGCGTTCTTTGGCTCCGTCGTGGGAGTTACTTCGTGATATCAAAGGTGGCACAATCAATGCGCAGGAATACACTCGCCGTTACGGGAAAGAATTAAAACAACGTCATCTAACCCCGGGCGCTGTCGTTGATGCTCTTCCCGAGGGTTCGATCCTGCTATGTTATGAAGGTCCAGGAAAGTTTTGCCATCGACACATTGTTGCTGTATGGTTGAATCTTTCAGGCGAAGCAGAAGTCTTCGAGCTGGAGAAGGATGGCTCACCGCGCACTACACCAACGTCTGTTGACGATCTTGTTGCACTTCTTGACGCAGACAGCGAAAAGGAGGAAAATGGTGAGTAGAACAAGGATAACAAATGAAACTCGACCCATTTACCCTCGCATATATTCAAAACGTTGTTGAGACGGCCCTTCTCGTTCATATCGATAGCGTCATCATCGAACCGGACAAAATTCGAGCAGTTGACGATGATCGCCTCGTTGTAATCTTCCAAGACCACGACGTTCCAGTTCTTCCCTTTCGCTCGATTGGTCTCAATCGAATCGACATTTTCATGTCGCGCTACCAGATCGCAAAGAGTTGCGACAATGTTGAAATTGAAGCGACTCTGGACGACGCAAAAGAATTTGCACGAGCATTAACGATGAAAGGTAAGGGTGTAAAGATTGATTATCGTTGTGCAAATCCTGCTACGATTGCAGCTCCTAAAACACTGAATGACACTGTGAAATATCGTATCACACTGACACCCGAAGCTGTTCTCCTAATGTCCAAGGGTGCTTCCGCAATGAAAGCGGATGAGATCGAGTTTGTGGGTGACCCAGTTGATGGGGTGTCGTTTAAAATGGAAGACATTAACAAAGATACATTCGTCCACACATTCGCCAGTTCCTACACACTCGAGGGTGCGACTGGAATGCCGTCGAAGTTTGCCCATAGATATCCTGTCAAACACCTGTTGACACTATTCAAACAGTGCCCTGACGGCGACTTCTTCTTAACATCAAAAGGCATGATTAAAGTCGTTGTAAACAAGCTGGATTTGTACATACCACCGAGGACATAACAATGGGAATGTTTAGTTTTTTACAAGCAACACAACGACCACCGGAAGGACCTACTCTTGAAGAGCGTCTCAATACTCGTTTTGATGAGCTTGCCAATCGTCTAATTAGAATGGAAGAGGCAAATGCAATCCTTCGACACGACAACGCACAACTCCGTACAAAGGTTGAAGGATTTGAAAAGAAAGAAATCGAAGAACAAGCCAAGTACGATGCAACCGATCCCTGGATTAAGATTACGAGCGAAGGATTTGATGAAGTCAAAGGAATCGCAATCGGCCTAGACTGGAATGAGGCCTTCATCCAATACTTGAAGGACAATGGACTGAAAGGTGCCAACGACGAAGACATCGTTCGGAAGTATGTCGCATTTCTATACGAAGACCTTCTGGAAAAACTCGAGGAGAATGTCGTTGAACACGCATCTCAAAAGGGCAAGATTGCGGATTTCGAATGAAATATCTAGTTTTTGATATCTCCAATATGCTGTACCGCACGTTCTTTGCTCACAAGGACGAGAGTGATGATACGATCGCAGGCCTCGCAATGCACTCTGCACTGATGACGCTGAACAAATACTTTCGACAGCATAAGCCTGATCGAGTCGTTATGGCGTTTGATCGGTCAAGCTGGCGTAAGAGTTATACAGCTAGCGATCTCTGCATCTCAAAGCGACCATACAAAGGCAATCGCCGCAAAGATATGTCGCCGGGTCAACAAGCAAAGTACGAACGCTTCTGTGGACATCTTAAAGACTTTGAGACATTGATTACAAACTACTCAACAATCATTACGCTTGCAGCAGATTTACTCGAAGCAGACGACGTGATCGCTGGTTTTGTACAACTGCATCCACAAGATCAAATCGTACTGATCAGTAGCGACCAGGATTTCTTGCAGCTTTTGCGCCACCCACAGCTAACAATCATTTCCCCCGCAACAGACAAGCCGCTTACGTTGGCAGAATACAACAACGATGCTGATTACTTCGTATTCTTTAATTGTGTTCGTGGCGATCATCAGACTGACAACATTCAATCTGCACTTCCACGTGTTGGTGCAAAACGAATCGAGAAAGCCTACACAGATCCATTTGAACGGGTTCAAATGATGAAGGAATTGTGGACTGACCCCAAAACCAAGACTGAATTCATGGTTGAAGATCTGTACGAAGAGAACATTCTCCTTATGGACTTGGCCCAGCAACCCGACCCAATTCGCGTCAAAATCGAAAAGACTGTTGTGGAAGCAGAGGCATTGGAGCGAAAGTATTCACATTTCCATCTGTTGAAGTTCTTGGGTAAATACAAGTTGGACAATATTGCAAAGCAAATTGATCAATTTGTTCCCCTACTAAGCAAATGACAACAAACAAAGAAGAGAATATTCTCGTTGGCTACAAAGGCACCGGAGACTTTGTGTGGTTGGAAAACGGTGTTCTTGTCTTCATGCTTGGCGGAGCCCACGACACTGGCTATTTCTATTGTCCGTACATTCCCAATGTTCAACTTTAGTGCACATCACATTACGGGTGAAGAAGTCCCAAAACAATTTCGCGACCTATCGAATGGTGTTCGTGTGTGGCTAGACATACCAATTGGCTCAACGTTCTTCCACACCGGCCTCGGACAGATGTTCATGTATACTGGCCGTGGATGGGTCGATGCTGTTCACGAGCCCAATCAATGAGACCGTTTATCTACCGTAATCTTAACCGAAAAGGCTGGACGTATTCGCTCCGGAACAAAGGATTGGTTGTTGGCTACGCCACATCCATACTCATCGCCGCTCCTGACTTTCGCGTCAGTGAAGCTGGTCGCCAACGTATTCTAGCCCACAAACGAAAAAACGTTCATGCCGGAATCGTTGGTGAGGTTCTCGACGTTCGAGGATACGTGACGCGCCTCGTCGACGAAAAAACTTTGTTAGCGGGATATACTGCCAGTAATATTGCAAAGTCATGGGACGCGGTTCACGACTTTGGAATTCCGATCAGTTATAATCCGTACAGAGCGGGGCATTTTATCGAAAAGAGCACAGGTAATCCCGTACATTATGCTACATTCGTCAGCATCCGCGATCGAGACGTGCGTGCTTTACTCCCTAACGTTTTCGTTTCAGAAGAGTTCCGCGCCGCGACAAACGATTACCAATGGGCGTAGAGGCTCGTCTCATTGGTAATGATCGACGTTGAGTTGCTTTGGACCGACGCCCGCAAGTAAGACACCCCGCCATTATTTTTTCTCGTGTGGCGGCAATGCGTCATCTAATTCTTCGTCATCATCGTCTAGTTTTGGTGGTGGTCGTCGATAACCGCCGCCGTAACCACCAGGACGATAACCACCTCCATTACCGTTGTTGCCGTTGGCTGCTTTCATTTTCATAAAGGCAGTCCAGCCAGCACCACCAAGCAGGTACGAAAGGTACACACCAAAAATATCAAAGTCCAGCTTGCCACTGTCAGCGTAAGTGATTACTACCCAGGTGCCGACGATCAGTCCTAAAAGATAGCCGACTTTGTAGGGAGATGTCTTCCCTGTTATGTCGTCGACAATCAGATCTTCCCAATCGATTGGGCTTGCGGGGTCTCTTTGAGCCTTGCGAAATAGCCACACAAAGAAGCCAAGAATACCAAGTACGAGCCAGGTCGCTTTGGAAAATGGGATGGCAGCGAAAAACGCTATAATACCGTGTAAAATGCTCTCGAACATATCGAACGCTCCTGTAAATACTTATTCAAAACAGGAGATTTATCGTGCCAGCAGCAACCCGAATTGGCGACCCTTATAGCGACGGCGATACACAAGCCACGGGAAGCCCAAACGTTTTTGCAAATAGTATTCCACACGCTCGTCTTACCGACTTAACAACCGGGCATGGGTGCTTTCCGCCCGCCGTTGTTGTCACGGCTTCCCCGAATGTCTTTGCCAATAATCTCCCTCTTGCACGCGTAGGCGACCTTCACAGCGTTCACTGTTGTCCTCCTAGCTGTCATGATGGTGCTTTCACGGCCGGTTCCCCCGACGTCTTTATAAACTAACCCTGTTTTCGATTGGGATGACCTGTAATTTCTGCTGTAAATATCCGTAAGGGTAAACTAACAAAGGAGATTACCATGAAAGTAGTTAAATCACCGACACATCCACACATGGAGTGGATTGAGCTAAACTCTGATGGCGTTCTCCATGAGTGTGCCGTTCTTCGAACCGACGCTCAGGGCAACAAACTGATGTTTCCAACAAACCACCTTGACGCAATCGATCGTACACGTCTTGGACAGCTGCTACGGGATCGCAACGCTCGCAACTTTGAGCTTTGGGATCTGATGGCTCAGAAAACACTCGGCAATGGTATGAACGCTCTTGCGTATTTTCACCAGTATGTTAAAGTGCTAACACCAAGCGGCAAGCTGCTCGATCCTAAGTCAGGTCAGGTTGGTATGCCAGCAACAGGTACTATCACATTTGACGAAGGCAAAAAAGCTGCAGCGGATGCTGAAACGCAACAAGCACAACAAGCCGCACTAGCTGCTCTAACACCTAAGAAGTAATGTGTACAGTAAGTGTTGTCTATGACTTCGGGCGAAGTCTACCGCTAGACGTTTGGACACCACAGCGCTGGGTTGACTTCCAACACCTCCTCAAAGTCGCATATCAGGCTGATATCGAAATGAATCAGCCTGATTGCCACGACCCAGAAAAGGCCAAGTGGGTTTCTGCTGTTGAGACCAAACTCAATGAAACTGAATGAACTCGCTTGGTGGTCGATAGATCGACTAATAGCCACTGGTAATGTCTATTTTCTGACATACAACACACACTTCCCGAACGGAATCCGTCGATATATTCCGTCGACCGAATGTGCAATTTTTCTTGACGAAGTCTTTCTTACAGCTGAAGAAACGCAACAGTGTCTCGAAGACTGGAAGGAAAGATGCTTTCGATTTCATGTTGAATCTGGACTTTCCTACGACTTTGCTCATCAACACATTGCAGAAGAAACCGATAATCTTATCCTAAGAACACATCCTCTAAAGGAGCTCGTCGATGCGCATACGGTTGGTAAAGTTGATTATACTTACCCCCGGCTAGTTGCTTAGCAACTGCAATCTCAGAGATCCGGCAGCGGCCCAGGTCCCATCGCTGACTTGGTCATGGCTTAATTTCCTTAGTTAAGATGTAATCGGTGGTGTACGTGCGACAGAGATGGTCAGCGTATACGTAATCGTAATAACTCGATTTGCTGCCTTCAAGACAGGTGAGAAGATCAAGTGAGCCAACAAACGTTCACGCTCCAATGTTGGTGCAATTGGATTGTTCTGAACACCTGCTGCTGAACCAGAAACAGCTGTTTCCAACGTACCGCCAATCGGTGGATTTAGCGATGGAAGGAATGCTGTTGTGTTTGCACCGGCCAAGTTGATCGATGACGTTGTGCCTGTTGTTGCACTTTCAAATCGAATGAAACCAAACGTCTGCACACCTGCAATCGATGGAAACGTGCCACCCGTGTAGTCGGTAATTGTCATTACAGCTCCACCTGGTAGTGGGGAAACTCCCGTCATGAGCCACAAAACATCACCCGTGTTAATAGCCTCACACAAATCCCCATACAGAATCTCGCCGCCGGTGCCAGATCCACCCGAGGCTGGTGTCGTAAAACTAATTACGACCGGCAAGCCGCCATCCACAGCAATATTGAAGCTGTATGCTGTACCAGGTACCAGGCCGCTATCGTCCGTCGATACACGATTGCCAACATTGATGTATTGATAACCACTTGTTGCAATGGCGGCGCCACCCGAAGTGTAAAGACCAATTTCATCAAAAACAAATTCTTCTTCGGTGTTCTCCGTTGGTGGATTTGAGTCTGAACTGAATTGAGCTAGTGGTTCGTCTTCGTTCAGAACGCACGTAATAATGACTTCAGATGTAAGGCCCAGTTCGTTACTTCGAACGCCGGGTCCAGAAACGTGTGGTATCGACGGTGGATCGCTTGACGGAACTGCACCGCCACCCGGACGTGTTCCTGTATTTAAATCCGCTGATCCCGGATCAGTTCCGAGATCTGGGTTTAGAATAACTTGACCTTCGTCAACAATTTCACTATACGTTTCGTTGTAGATTCGACTATCCCACGTTGAAATATCCGGTGGTTGTCCATCATTAGGTGTTTTATACGTGACGGTAAACGCTGCATCAACGATCGTACCACCATTACCAAACGCCACTCGATTGATAAAATAGTTGTGCTCGTTTGCAAGCGAACGAGCAAAGACACGAGCAAGGTTTTGTGGATGAACAGCATTGTGCTTGTCGACAAGAACATTGCCGAGATCATCTACGGCTTTCAAATGACCATCGACTTCAATTGGTAGGAACACGCGCATCAAATTCTCCTGTTGGCTTGCATATTTATCGGTTAGTCCATCCTCTTGACGCTCGTTGTAAGCTGTTTGATCGCATTGTTGAGCGCGACAGGTTCTACCCTAGCTTTACCAAGGTCATATTCATGAACTAACTCGGGGTCAACATTAGCAAAAACGAATGTACCCTTTTGCCCCTGTTTTTCAATCCCCGTCATCTCACAGCCACGGATCTTCAAAAAGGCGGCGAGCACGATATCTGTTGTTTTGTATAGGTCCATATTTGGTTCTCCCAGTGTATTTATCACACCGTAAGGCCGTAGAAGTGGCGGACAGTTTGAACAGTTTCGTCAAAACCTCCCATATTAAAAGCCTGACCATCAAAGCCTGTTGGAAGTAGTGTGATGCCTGTTGTTGGTGCTGTGTATGGATGACCATTTTGGCCCGTTCCATAACTGTCTCCATACGGTGAAACACCATATCCTCGAGGTTCGTTTTCAAGAACCTGCATCCCAGTAATTTCATCTCGGGGCGAAGTAACAATCTCAAAACGAATGTGTTCGTGAATAAATGTATCTGCATGCAAATCTGGAGCTTGCAATAAGCGGCAGTAAGCTGGTTCGTCATAACCTTCAATATGCAGATACATACGACCATCAAATGGATTTGCGAGCGGCTTTGACGCTGGTACCATTTGCTTGACGTATACTCGTGTGTTTAGTCCCTCTGCAAACGACGCATGAACGATGTAGGAACCATTATTCTTACTAAGATACGAGTTATCAACTTTGATAAAGACGCCCTCAAAGAATTTTTCAAGCTGATTTCCTTGAACAAGAAATGAATTATTGACTGAATTACTATCGAGAATCAATTCCTTGTCTGTATCGAATACGTATGCAATACCATGTGGTGTTGCCGTTGCAATAATTGATGTCAACCAGAAATTCGGTGGAACAGGAACGGTTGTATCAATCGGAATTGTTGTTGTGTTTGGGCCAGCATTATATGTCGACCCCAGGCCACTCACACGATACCAACCACTACCCCCTCCAACGTTTCGTCCAACAACAAACAATGTATTCGGCTGAAACGCAGCTGTTCGATCACCGTCAACTGTCCACGATCCTGCGCCTGTAATGACTCCCTTAATGGTAAAGGCAGTATGCGCAAATCCCGTTGGAGCATCCCAAATGATGCCATAGCCGCAGTCATAAACAACTTCCGGCATTGGGCGGGAGAAGACCATATCCCACCTCCACGCCTCACAAACGGAAACGTTGACGGCCTCTGTCCACACAAACTCAACCAGCGCTTCAAGAATCTTTGTGTGGTACGGCTTAATCGTTTGCACGTACTGAACGAAGCCTTCGGTCGGGTCGACGCGGAATAGAGCTTGTGTTAAACGAGTTGCCATATCAGTTGGCCTTTTCAATTTCTGTTTTCAGTGTAGAAAGGAGCGACAATGGAAAGCACTCTGTCCAACCAGTATATCCTATTTCGGTCAAAGTTTTTGTCTTGTAACGCTGCTTCTTATACTTTTGAAGCAACGTTTGTTCATGTTGATAGGCTTCATACAACGTCATTTGTGTAGAAGTAACAACTTGAAAATTCAAACCCGGAAACCGTTGTTTGACATATTTTTTCTTTGTAATTCCCAGTTTACAAAATTGATCTTTTACCTGAATAAGGTATAATTGTGCTGATAATTCACATTCTTGGGGATGATTTCGAAAATACTCCTCCGTATAACCACCTTGTTTACGAATTCCACACACCGAACAGCCAACACCGTTGATATGGTCAGCCGCTCGCTGAAAAAAGTCTCCGTGCTCTTTACAAATAATCCTAACTTTACTGTTCATACCACAAAGAGCTGTGCATGAATAATCATAATAAGTGCCATGAACTTGCTTGGCCTGTTTGATAAACTCTTTTGTCGTTCGTTTCCTGGTTCCGCCGCAGACAGGACAACCATACCCACCATGTAGGTGATCGGTTGGTGTTTGTTTGAAAACACCATGCTCTGGACAAATAATCCTAACCTTTGTTGTTACATTTTTATAAACAACCCGATCATACAAATACTTATTATTGTGCCTCTCATTCGCACGGTGAGCAAACAGCTCCTTTGTCAAGGGTTGCCTTTCATTACATAAGGCACACCCACGACCGCTTGTGTGATCTATTGCTCTTTGAAAAAATTTACCGTGAGTAGGACATTCAATAGTTACCTTGTCATCAGCTCCTGTATACACCGTTGAAGAATAGTTATAGCGGTTGCCGTGCTTTTGTTTAACTCGAGCGATAAATTGCTCTGTTGTTAATTTTTTACCCATAGGTTCCCCTGTTTGTGTATTTATATTGCGTGTGTATTTATGGCTCTAGTCATCAAAAATACCTGCAATTTCAAGCACACGAATACCATGCAGTGCTACCCATGACGTCTTGAAGAACTCTTTATATTTAGATTTCACCGAGAAGCCATCTTCTAGGCAGTTAAACCAGATATTGTTGACGTGCAATGAGTTAAATGTGTTATATATCGCATCCATTGCCGTCGCAATATTTGCCGGTGTATCAAAGGAATACGTTGCAAAGAATGAATTGATGTCAATTGGATAGAAATCGTTATTCGGGTCTTCCAAATAGGTGAGAACCGTGTCGAGTGACAGTGTTCCTGACGTCATTGCTTGCTTCTCATCCAAGCCGTATTGTGTGTCCGTTCCCGCGACTTCGTCGTACAAAGTACGCTCGAGTGATGGGACGAGGATGCTTGGATCAGTTAGTTTGTATCCAATCAGGGCCTCTGTCAAACGATCCCACAGCGTTCGGTCAATATTCGATCCCTGTGACCGACGAATCAATAACCATTCCTGGTGTGTATCTTTCAGATTGACGCGGTCCTCCAATGTGTCTCGAAGCGTAAAATCACGTGTAAATCGAACTTCATAACGATCATCGGTTGTGATATAGTCAGCAGCTCGACGCAAAATAGCCTGACGATAAAAGACGGGAACGGCCGGAAACTGATCATAGATCCACGGCACGCTGTAAGAGCTATCGTAGATAATACCATAACCAAAGCGCTCTGCAAGGTACGGATCGTCTTGTGGGCGCTGAACTACCAAGTAAGGCGTTGGAATGCTTGTCAGTTGTTGGCCAACAAGGATTGGTGCCAAGTTGTTCTGCACACCGATTTCACGATTCAATCGATTCTCAACCCAAAAATAGTACAATGTTCGATCTGTGCCATCAATTGTGATAGCACGTACTGTAAACTCGGTCGATTCCTTATATTGGACGTTAATTGTTCCATCGTCTTCGGTGTCTGGGTCGAAGGCGAGTTGCTCTGGTGTTAATACTGGAACTGGACGAGCGACGACAACGATATCAGCGACCGTTAAACCAAGTTCTGTTACGATCTGCAACGAACTATCAATAATTAGGCCTTCGTCTGCCAATGTACCATTAACATATACATTCACAACATCATTCTCCGCAAACAGTGCCCCATCAAGCGTAAAGGTTGGGTTTGATAGGGGATAGCCCTCAATGGTTGGAAGGATTTTCTGTGATACAACCGGCTTCCGTACCCAGTCTTCAGCAACAAATACTGGCACGACTTGTAGATTACCAATACCTGCCGTTGTGTATGTGAACGATGTTCCAGTTGCGGTATCACTCAAGCGAAGAGCGCTAGTTGTTGTGCCAAACACGACGAAATATTTTGTTCCCGTTGCCAAAACTGTTGTTAGTGTTGTTGGCAATTCAAGTGGCAAAGATGTAATGATGATGGCATTGTTCTGTGCTTCGACTGTACCCACACCCAGCAAAGCTGTATTCATCAGGGTTGCCAACTCTTCAATAGTCGTTGTTGGACCTGGGATGATGACGGCGTATTCAATTGCACCTGCGCCGTTTAAGTTCACCTTGAAACCATACGTGCCGGCAACCAAGCCCGTCGCTGTATTTGGCTGAACAGTCGGTGTGTCATAAATTGTCGCAGTTGCTGTACTTGGCTCATCAAGCGTCCCAGCAACGTTAGTCAAAGAAATAATTGCCGTCATCGATGATTGAAGTGCACCAAACAATTCTGTATTTACAAAAACACCTGCTTGAGAAATGACAAGTGAACCACTGGTCGTCAACAAAACCTGATTACCAACATCAAATGTATTTGCAACAACAAGATCCTGTGTACCAACCGTCGGTGTGGCACTCAGCGGCGTACGCTCACGACGGAAAGACATTAGTTTCGGAGTGCCCGTTGTCTTGGTATTGGATGCAATTGTGTCATCACCAACCTGATCGGCGGCCGCTACTGTATATTCTTCAGGGGTCAAATCGGTCTCAACCCATTGGTAGACGCGTACCTCACTCCAGTCTGCCAAACGGCCCCAAGAAACAAGCCTGTCATTGATGTTTGGGAACAGAATATCGTCGTAATACGGCACATAACCAAGTGAATTTGTCTCAAGCCATACTGTATTTTGTTCTGCCTGATTCCAAGGCTGTTCGGATAGATCATTAGGGTTTAACGTATTTGTGTACAGGGCCGGATCGGTTGCGTGTTGCAAATCAACGTTATGAATTGCAATTGGTGAATGATGACCTCGAGCCGGATGCCAGAACGGAACATCTGACAAGACTACTTCCGATTGGTAGTCGATAATCTTTGCTGGACTGTTCTTCGACTTTGCCGGATTGATTGTAAAGATGTACAAGATACCTTCAAGACCGGTGCCGCTCATACGAATGATTTCGGAGTTTGTACGCTCAACCTCATCATTACCAAGTGGCTCGGTCAGCAGCGATGGCTGCATCAACAAATCATCATCAGGATTGATTGGTGATCGAGGAATGTTTTCAACCGTCAAGAATTCCGGTGTATAATACCGCAGATCACCAGAAGACGTTAGCACACGTCGTGTCACACGAACTGTATCACAGAACGTTGGGACTTTGATATAAAAGTCACCAGACACCTCGGTAATAGTGATTGACGGATTTACGGCTATCGCCCACGATGTTCCATTCCACACAAGAAGCTGTTCCGTTGTTTTATTGTACCAATAGTCAACCGTTGTTTGCGCTGTCAGTGGCATCACAGATGATGCATAAACTTTTGTCAGTGTTGATACTTCGCTATCCAAGAACAAGATTGAATTTTCAAGCAAGTCACGCTGTTCAGGAGCATCGACCCATCGATCTTCGTCGCTGAAAGTAACAACTTGAAAGCCATTTGCTTCGTCCGCCTCAACAGCCTCGGTATCAGTTGCTTCACTATCGGTCAAGAATTCTAGCCGGACATCATCTAGCAAACCATCTGTTGCCAGGAGCTTAATCTCTGGATAAATTTTTGGTCGCGAGTCACCAAAATCCGCCAGTTTCCACGCCCAAAACTCATCAATCTTTGCGTCCACGAAGCGTCGTGAATTAACATAGGCCTTGACAGAATTAATCGAACCTTTGGCTTGAATCATTCCACGATAAAAGACAAATTGTGTCTTCGAGTTCGTATTCAACAGATCCAAGAATGAACTTTGTCCAGCGCGGTAGCCAAGTAGACTACGTGAACGGCGCGCAACTTCTGTATTTTCATTTAGGTCATACGTATCGTAATACTTCCGCATGTCTGTGGTCTGACCTTCAATGTTGCGGTAGAACTTATTGCTCAGCAAGTAGTAGCCGCCCAAGGTCGGACGCAACGTATAGTCATTCTTTTCGTAATAATCCACCCCAAATCGCTGTGTTTGCAGACCAAAGAATTGGTCGTAGATAATCTGATTACCGACCGTGTAGTCGTTAAACAGGACAATATGTTCATATCCCTCAAGGAAGAAGTGTGCTCCACCCATGTGGATATAATTGTATGGGTCCGCCAAGGAAATTGCAGGTGGAACGACATCGTTTGGAATCGCAGCACGAATCGAAACACGATTCTGTTTGTCTTGACGATAGACAAGTAGTTTGTCTGGCGTTAGTGGACGGCTATACTGGTCAAAAATCGTCTGCTGTACGCGAATATCAGCATATGGACCTTGAATGACGTTTGCTAGAACACCTTGTGGTGTATCAATCCAAATATTATTGCGTGCTGGATTCAATTCCATGGACGGGAAACTCGTTGCACGTTTGTATGGTGCAATGAGCAACGTTCCACTACCATTACCTACAAGATCAACAATCGTTGTCGGGGAGATCAGACGCGAGGTTGAAAGCTGAAAGATTCCTGGTGTTGCTGTTGGAACGTAAAAGTAAGGCACATTTGCCTGCAAGGGATCAGGAAGCGTTCCTGTCGTTGAAACAAGTAGTTGTGTTCCCAATGTCCACTGTGGAATTTGCCCTGTAAAGATCAGTTCATCGTTTGGAAGACTGTTGACAACAAAGCCAAACCGATCACTCAACGACAATCGTGAACGACGCAACCGGAATGCCCAATCAATGAAGCGCTCTATCTCTAGTTGCCAACTTACTGCTCGACCTGTTTCAGGATCGACTTCTCCTGCCAGGCCAAGATTATACAAGACTCCCAAGTCTTTTTCATAAGCTTGATAGCCGTCGATAATATCAATCATTCGCTGAATACCAGCGATTGTATAAGGTGGTGTAAAGGTTCGTACTTTCGTGTTGTCGAGGGCAAAATGATACCACAACTCATTCGAAAGCGACGCTGATCCAAACACCGTGAATGACGAATCAACTTCACCTACATTCAAATCACCACTACCAGTGGTTGTCCACTTGAAAGAAGCATTCTGAATAGAACCATCAACAGTTGCGTTTGGCACTGATTGTGCCACCATTATTACAGTATTGGTTCCATCGAATAAAGTCGTTGAAACGGTGTAGTTTCCATCATTTCCAGTCGAGCCAACAACACCAAACGCGGTGCTGCTCGGGAAATAAGCTGTTTGGTTCCCTGCGATCGAGAATGCTCCCATCGGCCCTGTTGCTACAGCAAGAATGGGCGATAATATTGATGCACCTACTGGTGTGTCTGAAACTCGAAACTGGCGACCGTTCACAACAACTAGATACACAGGTTGATTTTGTACCAGTGGGGCGGGTAGAATCCGTGAAGAGGTAACGAAAACTAGCTGGCCCGTAGCCCACGGTAGAATAGAATTTGGAAAATCGATAATTCCGTCTGTGTTTGTTGAAGGGATCGTCTCTTCGACAGTAATACGAGTCCTGTTGGTCGATGGATCGTAAACGGCCGAGCCACTTACCGTATAGGTACCATCATTGCTTGATGAGTTGATGATATCAAACTGGGTCCCGTCCGTAAATTGTGTTACATGATCACCCTCAACTTCAAACAGTTTTGCAATTGGCAGAGCTGTTAGAATGTTGTATTGGAAAATCGTTGCTGTATTTGTTTGGACATCCACAACAAACGGATAACGCTTGACGTCATAATATGAGATTGTTCGCGGAATGCTTGCCAAATTATCTAGTTCCAACCGCCACGACGATTCATTGTTGTACTGTACGATTGCTGGAGGAATGTTCAACACCGTGACTTCAAACGCATCCATCCACATATCTTTGATGACGCCAATGTTTGCCAGAACGATGTTGTAATCTTGCGCAACAACATCGTAATACTTGTTAGTAATTTCAAACGTACTCGTGTCAATAATGCCCGAAAACTGGTAGGCGAGCAATGGATCCCACTGAGCCCACAGTACACGGAATTCTTTGTTTGTATCATAGCCAACGTAGCGATTGTAGTTGACATACCACTGATTCAGCCCTCGTACCAAATACGACTGATCACCAGTGTAGAGGTCGCCGTGGAATAACACGTCTTCGTGGCTGTAGATCTGACACAGAGCCGTTTCAACCTGAAGATTATTCACGCGAGTAAATTGTGGACCGAACGTATAGTGCAAGAATCGAACCGGCTGCATACGGAAGGCAATTACCAATGGGTCGTAAACATGCTCTCCAGAAACAGTCCACAGCCATTCAACTGGACCACCGTCGCCGTAAACATAATTTGCACCAGGTGCAACAATCTCCGCCGCCAGGCTTGTAAACAACGAACGAACAACAATTGATACCGTACTGTAATATGGAGGTAGCAAATCATCAGGATTGAAATTGCCCGCAATAGTTGTGTCAGCAATGTTGACCGAGAAGTAATTGTACGTACGCACTTCACCTGGCACTGCTGTGCTTGGCGTACCATCAGGTAGGTCGTATGGTAGTGGGACCAGACCAACACGAATGTTCTCCCACATACCGGTTGTGGTGCTATGGTTGTAAATCCAACGACGTGTGCCTGATAGGTCTAGGTATTCAGCATCCCACCACGATGGCTTATCTGTATAGCCTTGAAGTTTCCATGGCTCAAGATGTGGATATGGCGTTCCATACCACCGAGTATACAATTCCTGCCATGAGGCAGCACGGTCGGGCGAAATCGCGCCGGTTGGTGGCGTTGTGATTGTGCTATTAATATAGTTCCACGTGAAGGCGTTCGTTGGTGTATATCCAACATTTTCGAACGGTGCTCGAATGTGGCGCTCATTAACAAAAGCCATAAACTGTTCTTCAGTATACTCATCAAAGTATGCTTGTTCACTGACAGTTGGCGTCAACGAATCAAAGTCAAACACAAGTTCGTCGTAAACAGGTGTTACGGCATACAATCTATTCTCAACCTCCAACAGAACGTCTGTCAACAATTCACGCATATCCACCTGTTGCCAAGCGGGTGAAATCACTCCCGGTAGACCAACAGCTACCCACAGACCTCCACTTGTGATAAACAATTGCGTAAGGGCTGTATCCCAATAGTAGACTCCGTCGGGAAGACCGATAAGCGAAGGAGCGGTAGGAGTCGCCCCAATAATATTGAAGCGATACAATGCGCGGGGGCCGGATGTGCGGTACCAATAAACACCACCTCGTTCTACTCCAAATGCCGTTAGGAATGCTGTCATGGTTGCTGGAGGTGCAGATGAAGAGAGCTTACCAAGAGTGTCATTGAACACACGTGGGTCGGGAAGATTCACAAGCAGTCGTGCGTAGCTATCTTCTTCACCCACGGTAAACTCAATGTGCGATCGGTGTCCATCATGATGAACCAACTCATAGATTCCAAGATCAGCATCAATGTTTACGTATGGAATTGTTTTGAACCCAAATCCAAACATTGGTATGGTTGAGATCCAATGTCGAATACCGTTGACCCCGTCAAACGCACTGGTATCAACATAAACCTGACCATAAAAGTCATTTCCTTCATAAACGCCAATAACCGATGTTGTGATAAAGCTGGCCTGATCAATGATCGATGCTGTTGATGTGATAGCAAGGTATGACAACAGATTCTTTTGATACAATTCCTTGATTGTGAGCAACAGATTTGCATATTGGTCTTCAGCAAATTCGATTACAGTAAGTGGCGTGAGAGCAATCTCATTTACCGCCGACAGCAATGTATCATAACTGTCATTGTGTTCTTTCATTATTCCGCCAAGCGAATAATCGTATTCGGCCTGTGTTCGAACATTCGCCCCACCTCCAAGAAAACCAAAGACATTTGGCTGTGCTGCAAGAACAGATCGAAAATGTGTAACAATTTCACTATATTTCACCACAGCTTTGTTGTGGTGTTCTGCGTTAAGGCGCCACTGATCGGGAATTTCCCAGTCTCCATTTGGGTCGCCCACCGGCAACACGTTTCGGTCACCATCAACCCACTCAGGAATGTAAACTCCACCCGTCCATGTCGAAGGTGGACCGGATGTATTGTGTGTATACTGTGGCACACTTCGCCAAATTGTGGTCAGTGTTGGATCCGTCCCTTCAATAAACAGACCAACGGGTGTGGTGCTGCTGAATGGATTGTCGTATTCCGGCCACGCTACATCTGCCCACGCTACACCATTCGACTCACGAACAACTTTAGCGCTCGTGTCATACCATACACTACCGACAACTGATACCAAATATGTTGGTGGTGTTGTTCCAACAAATGGGCGATGTACTGTTAGTCGGTCATTCGTATCTTGGAGAACGACTACTTCTTGCCAGGTCCGACCATTCCATTTCTTCAGTGTGTTATTAGCGGTGTTGAACCAATAGTCATTCAGTTGGACTCGACCATCAAACAGTCGGTAGCTGTAAATTACTCCATCATCCTGTTCTAAGAGAAATTGTTCAAATGTATATTCACGTCCACCATCTTCTACAATGATGCGACGCTGAACCGCCCCATTAATTGGTTGGGTAGGATCTTCTTTGAAGGCAAATAGAGGTGAAGCCTTAATGACCTCGCTTGTACACGTGTCATAAACGTTGAACAACGGATATTGATTGAGCACTCGTTTCGTTTGGTTCGTTTCACCGTAAACATTCATGCCAAGATATACTGGCTGTGTACCTGCGAGGGCAGCAACAAGGAATGTTGCTTCGTTTTCAATTGTACGAACAGGAACATATTGCAAGCCCATATCCCGCAAGGATGCTGAGCCAACCTCAATCCGCACAACAGCGTACTGAGCTAGCGGTGCGTCGAACACTATACCTGTGACGTATGTAAAGCTCGCAAGCGTTGTCGTTGTTGTGCCTATTGCTGTGTAATCAGGTGATCCTGTAGCCGTTTGTTCTGTATAGGTACCGTACTGCTGGATATTGTCAACAAACACTCGCAGTTGATCCTGTCCAGCCAATGCAAATAGCAATCGCCCTGTTTCAATTGTGCCGCTTGCGTCAGCTAGCGGAGGAATAGTTTCATTCACCGTGATTGCAGTATTTGGACCAGCATTTGCAACCGACGCTACGGTATAAATGCCATCTCCACCGCCTGTGTTGTTTGGAATGACGAATGATTGATTAATCGAAAACAGCGAGGCATAGTTGCCAGAGATAGTCCAAATACCGCCCGGTCCCGGGATAACTCCAACAACAACAAACTCAGTAATCGGTGCAAAGCGGAACGAAGCATCCAATTGAATTGTTGATACTGCTGTGGTGGGTGTGATTTCCTGAAAATAATCGCCAACAATCGTTGGTCCTACTGATGTTTGTGTGGCGAACGCCCAAGGATCGCCCTCATTGACAGCTCGTGCTAAGACTGGATTCTCTGTTTGTGAGGCCGCCGCTTGTGTCGTCTCATCAGCCTGACTCAACACCCAATGAACGTGATATCCACGCCAGGTATCCCCCCGACTTGTTGCTTGGGGCTCGAGACGTTTATTTGTCGCTGTGCCGCCACTCGGATTCAGTGCAAAGAATGCATCAATTGCGGGTCCTGTGTCTTGAAGCTTGACAACTGTGATCATGTAACCCTGTACAGCACTCGGATCAGTCGGTAATGCTTCTCGATGGACCGAATAATCGACTGTCAATAGCTGGTTAAGGAATGCATTATCGCGAACAAGGAAACGAAAGTCGGGAACAAATTCTTGTGTGTAGTCATAATCCCGAGCTTGCGTCATGTTTTCATCAAACAAATACAGATACCACGTACTACTTGCCGGTGGATCTTCAACTGCCAACCAACCCCTGATTGGTTCCAATTCAAATCGCTGTGGAGGAGCTGAAACTGTTTCAAATGAACCAGAACTTACTGGTCGATATTTCCACACGTGATTGATTTTTGTCCAACTGTTCAATTCTGCACGACTATCATATTCAATAATTGGAATTTGTGCACGACGGACACCGGCAAATGAAGTCAGGTGGGATTTGTGAACCCACTTATTCTGCTGTGTCCATTGATTTGGTTCTTGAAGAGCGTTGAAACAGCTTGTTGCAAGATCCCACAACACATCACCAACCAACATATCACCAACAAAAACCGTCCAATCAATAATAATTGGAATCCAAACATACGCACTGCCATCGTTTGTGGCCGTGCCAGGAATTACTTCGCTAACAGTGATCTGTGTTTCGAGGTCAACGGGAACATACACAGACGAAACAACGGTGAATCCTGCCGTTCCAATACCTGTGTTGCCAACAACTGCAAAATTTGTGCCAGCTGTGAAAGCAGCCGTTTGATCTCCACCGACTACCCACAAACTAGATCCTGGAACAACATCAGTAATCGTGTAGACTGCTGGTGCCAACTGAAACAAAATATCATTGGTTGTATCGAGCCACAAGTCCAATGGAACTGGTGTACCGTTCATCGTAATCCAAGCTGCCTGTGTTGGTTGTGAAAGTGGCGTTAGGAACGCTTCCCAACCCGGTGGACTGTCGTCCCACAAAGCCAAATCCCAACCGTAATCACCATAGCAAACACAGTTTGTGTCTCGACGAAGAATGCTATGAAGCTCTTGAAGCGAAAGAGTACCACTTGCAATTGGCGAACATGGTATCCAAGCAAGTCCACTCCAACAATACACACTATTGTCGTCGGTATCGACCCAATAGCGACCCACCACCGACGCTGGTGGTGCGGTAGGACTACGGATGGCGATTGGTGATACGTCTGGATCAAAGAAAATCGTTGTCTGTGGTGGAAGTGTCTCACCCGCACACACATTCAAAGGAATTGTACACGTGCCAGTAGGTGTTGCTGATAGAGGAATCGTTTCATTCACCATAATAATGGTGTTCATTCCATCAAAGGTTGCTGCCGCCACCGTGTATGTGCCGTCGGCTCCGCCTGTATTACCTGTAATATTGAACACCGCTCCGGGCGTCAAAACCGACAAGAAGTTGCCTGTAATAGTCCATTCCTGTGCTGGTGCATTCACGCCCACCACTAATGTTGTTTGTGTGGAGAGGTTATATGTCGATGTGAGAACTGTGAAGAACTGGTTACGAATGTTAATATCACTCGTACCCTTGATCCATACTCGGAAGCCCTCAATAAACAACGTTGTGTATTGACCAGAAATCGTTACGCTATTCTCTGCTACATTGATCTCAATAATCGGAAACAAATCACCAAACGCTGCCACCAGTTTGTTATAGGCAGCCAAAATGCCCTGTTGCTTATTACAACGGCTCTCAATCGTTAGATATTGAGGGCGATCGAGTAAGTCACCCGAAAACCAAAAGTAGTCCGCATAATTGACCAGCATGTCAAAGTTAACAGGCGGCACCCAGTTGAACTGCAAAGCATTGCCCCATTCTTGCATGCGAGTGAAGTCGATGCCCATCAGTTCCGATTGTTTTTGAAATGACTTAAAAGGAAGCACATATTCACTGCTTCCGACCTTTGTGTATAGTGTTGGTTGAAGTTGGAACGCTTGGAGCTGTGGTGTTGGCTCAGGAAGCTGACGTTTCGTTAGTGAAGTTGGATTGCTTTGACCAATATAGCCAGCAATATGGCTGGTATCGTCTTTTGTCAAGAACTTGTTGAAGACGTTCTCAAAGACAGCTTCGTTTGTGTCCGAACGGAGAACGTTCGGCAACATTTCGAATATGTTTGTACGTGGTTTGTCGTCTGCGTCGCTGTTGCTCACAGTAAATCCTCTGTTTCTAGATATTTAGTTTTGGGGTACGACTGAAATAAACCGCGATTTTAGCCGTTCAATCGCAGATTTACCGCATTATATGCAGGAACAATCTCGACGTTGTTTACACTAATGTCAGCGTAGAAAATCTCGTCCTCACGACACAACACCTCAAACATATCGCCGAATTGGTTGGTTGTAAATGTTGGAACAAGAACAACAGATCGAATCTCTGTTGGAAGAGCGGCATGAATTGCTGCTGCCATTTCCGTGAAGAAGAACGTTTCACCAAACTCCCACGTCGTAATATCAAAGAAGTTTCGAATGGTTGTGACAATTGTCGTCTTGACTTGATTATCAGTCAGCACCCCATTTTCCGCCCGAATGACCTTTAGTGTAGCTTGCAATTCTGGTGCCGCATTAGGCCCGAAAAGCAGACGAATAAGACCACCGTGGAGGATTACGGTATCGCTGATCATCTTATTATCAAGCAAATAATTGTAAGACGTGCGCAAGTCTTGTGGTGTTGGTACAGATGGAAGAGTTTCATTGTTCTCAAGAGCGCGCTTTAGAGATGTGTAATAGCCTTTCGTGATCACATACGTATCGATAATATTGCTTGCTGCTGGATCGACTAAATGGTACCGAGTTGAACGATGGAACCATGCAAAGTTGAAATTGTTTCGTCCATTATTTCGGCGCCACAGGTCTGAACCCGCCAACATATCTTCAATGAATAGAGACATTGACTGAGGAGTTGTCTCTGTCGGCACCCACGGCTCTGTTATCGTTAGACGAGAGAAATACACGTAATCTTTCACAGAAACGGACACCTCAATATTGCCGTTCATGTCAAACACATCAACAGTGTTGACAATCTCATTCGCTATTAGCGATCCTTCATTCCAATCGGATGTATTGACCATGCCCGTTAGATCGCCAGACACAGACACATCTCCCTGTCCGGTAATGTAGTCACTCGGAACTGTCAGAACTGTTCCAGTATGTGGAGCTGTCGAAGAGCCAACGACTGCTGTGCCAATTGTGCCAGGTCCAGGATTAACAATGCTTCCGAAGATAAATGGACCACCGCCCGGCTGTGTTATTGCAACCGTAGAGGTCGTGTCGTAAGTTGCACTCGTGACGAGCAAACCTCCCTGGAAGAGCTGAATATGTCCTGCGCCTGGTGCAGGCGCAACGGGCAATGCAGCATTAACAGCGGCGACTAAACTACTAAAAGTAAATGTCAGTGGTGTAACGACCGGCATCGAAACAGGAGTTGCGACACCATCAATCGTAAGGGTTGCCGTGTATGTTGTTGCAACCGTATACGGAAGATCCGCACCGCTAATTGGTGTCGTAAACGTTATTTCTTGGTAGCCCGCCGTCAATGTAAAAACTGGATTGATTAGTTCCAAAAGATTTGGGTTGTCAGGAACATGATCTCCGTTTTGATCTGCTGAAATTACACTCAACCGATGAATGTCTGTCAAGCCGAGATCAGGTCCACTTTCAATCGTCTCTTGCCCAAGAACATCAAACTCCCAATTCTGTGTTAGAACACCGTTTCGGTTGTTGTTCAAGTTAGCCTTAAGGATGATTACGTCATCATTCACAGAGTTCAATGTGTCATAGTCAACGACTGTGTTGGCATTATTTGTGTTCCAGAAACGTGTTGTCACGCTTTCTACAATTGTTCGACGTCCGAGACGTGAAACTCGGTAGATGTTGTCAACAATATTGATTTGTTCAGCAAAAATAAGAGCATACGGAATGAAGTCATTTAGAGCGGGACTTGCATTCCAACCTGCACCACCCAACCCATCCACGTACAATGGTGGGGTACCAGCGTTTGCCGGATCCGCGCTTTCCTTTACAGCAAACCATTCATTCAGGACTTTGTTATAATACAATTCGGCTGAAACAGGACTTGGTGGAGCAGTTAATGCCGCTGCAATACGGTCGAGTTCATCTTGATTGAAAATACGACGAATGTCGGCAACATCAACTCCGTTTGACACGAGCTGCATAAAGATGTCGGTTGACGACAACAACGGCTGAATGTACGTTTCAATCAACGTATTGATGTTGACTGATGGCGTAAGTGTTCCCGTTAGGTTATCATCAAAGTATAGGTAGCCATCATCACTAAAGATTTTGACATTTTCGTAATTTTCTCGTGGGTCGTGCCATGCTATGTACTTGCTATCACCCGCAAAGGTTCTATTGATCGACCGGAGTTTTAGAATTGTGCTGTCTTGGAGCGGGAAGATATTGTAGTCTTCTGCATTTACCATACGATCTTGCGTAAAGTAAACTGCTGGTGCTGTGACGCGAATGTGTTCGATTGTTTCGCGCGCGGAAGCATTCTGCAAACTATTAATTAATGATACAGTAAACGTGAATGTTTGAACACGACCAAAAGCATCTGTGTATGTAAACGTTGCTGGAATATTAGCGACGGCAGACCGCGGAATACTAAGATCCTGATCGAGACTTGCGCGAGTCCAAATATCAAAGGTACCAGATGGAATGTCTGCAAATTCCCCATCACCAAAGATCAAACGAATTCGGTCATCTGTTAACGTTTCGATTTCATATTTGTTGCGAGCAGGATTTGTGTTAAAGATGACGTTTTGCGCATGAGCTAAGTCAACCTGCTGCCATTCACCCGACGGAATATCACTTGCACGTTTATACGGTAGTAGAGCCGGTTCATCCAAGGTGACCCCCGTATCGGGGTTAACATTGTTCAGCCAAACATCAATCTCGTTGACATTTGTTGCATTGACATCATACGTTTGGTTTGGCGTAATACCATCAAATGTTGTGCGGAAACGTTGCAGAGTTCCCTGTTTGGTAAAACAGAAGAATCCCGTCGTATCAGAAGAATCGCCTAGTCCATCCGTTCCGTAGAGGAACGAGAAGTCAGAATTATTTTGTGGGCGACGTTCAATAATACCCAACGAATCGTCGTGCTCAACCGGAACCAATTCCATACTCACGGATGTTCCACCTACCGAGGTGCCGTATGAAAACACACCTTGTGGCACTGGAATCAAATTCCACCGATATAGTTCAAATACAACGTCTTGAATTTGAAATCGGTCGGTTGGTCGAACCGTACCAAACGGTTGTGCAAGCACTCTATTCATAATCAAAACGAATTGTTGCTTCCACTCCGTATTGTTTGTATCATTCCAACGAACAGCCGTATTAGCAAGATTGACACCATTAGCATCAATCACAGTTTCCGTGGTCATTGCTGATGTAATTTTGACCAAGCCTCGTGCAGGGAGCGCTCTGTCCGCTTTATACGAAATCAGCTTTGCTAAACGCAGAATACTTTCACGGCGCTGTGCCGTAGAGATGAAAACCTCTTGTGCATTTGTATCAAGACGATATGCGATCAGTTCAGAAATATACGCAAATGTTTCAATAATTGCAATGAATTCACTACTTTCAATATAATCGTTGAAGGTTTCAGGAAAATATAGCTTGATGTAATGAATCAAGCTCTGTTTGACTGTGTTATAATCAAAGGCAGCAAAGTTAACGTTTTGGAACGCTGTATAGACACGATCCCAACTTTCAGCACGTGAAACAAGACGACTCATTGCGTTACGCCTTCAAAAGTAATGTTCAAATTCAACGTATCAATAAACTCCAACTCAACATAGAGCAAACGAGCTGTAGCAACTACGTAGTTCTGATCTGGAACTGGGACTACTTGAAGCGAGAGCATCTTCACGCGTGGATCGAATCGGAAAACCGTCTCGAGATCTTCTCGAATAATGCCAAGCGTAATGTCGTCCATTGGTTCGAAGGCCATATCGGGAATTCGCGTTCCAAATGTTGGCATCATAACGCGCTCACCACGTCGCGTAAAGATGTGTTGTAGCAAGTCCACCTTCACTAGCTCGACATCGACCAATGAAAAACTCTTGTTTTTCTGGTATTCGAACGACGAGTAGCCTTTGTAAAGTCCCTTGATCATCAAACCGTTCCTTGTTTAGGCATATTTATCGAAAGGTTAACGTCGCCAGAATGTGCCTCGTGGAATGGTTTCCCCACGCTCAACTCTACCAACTTGCTTGCTATCGTAAGGGAATTCTGGCGCATGTGTAAAGTCGTTTTGCGTCATAACACGAGCCCACGGTTCATGGTCAGGAACCCTATTAGTCCAGAATGCGGGCTGCTCACTCGGATCATTTGCTGGATCGGCCGTCGCTGCTGTTGGACCATTATGGTGAATTGCTGGTGCTGTTTCGATGATGTTGCCGCCAGCATTGTGATTTGTCACTCCACCAGACGTCAGATTTAATGTACTGCCAGCTTTTTCTTGAATGTTGGCAACCGCTTCAAGAAACATACTGCCTTTTGTTTTGATGTGGGTGTCGGAATCCGTCAAAATAAATGTGCTTTGATTGATATGAGCGCGCCAATTCATGTGAAATTTGAAGTGAACGTCTTTCAGCGCCTCGACACGAATTTCATCTTCACTGTACATATGAATGCCTTTTTTGGCATACATACGAATCGTTTCATCGCTTGTGAAATTGATGTCTTTCTTAGCGTGGAACGTGATTCGACGATCGCAATAGATATCAAGGTTGCCACTTTCATCGAATTCCATCCACATTTTTCCTTTTGCGGTGGTAAAATATAGACGTTCATTCGTGTCATCCATCAAAATCTGAGCGCCGCTTGTCGTTCGTGTACGAACACGACAATTTCGTTGTCGATCATCCATCGAAAATGCATGGAAACCGGGTGATGTTAATGAAAACGCCTGACTATCAAGATTGCCTTCACCAAACAATCCGGTTGCATCTGGATCGATCCGGCTCTTATTATAGCCCTGACGACTTTCCCAACCATCCCACGTAAAATCCTTATCGTCTTGAACGAGGCTAGTCGCAAAGGGGAGTTGTTCGATGTCAACTGCACTTGCTGTATAGTCCGCAGCTCGAGTTCGCCATTCAAAGTTTGGTTCTCCCTTTGGAAATGCCTCTCGAAGATTTTTGTTAAGTGGTTCAATGAAGTTTTCGTCAGAGGTATATGGACCAAAAGGACGCTGATCTGTACTACCTTTCTCTAACTCTGGGTGCTCGTCGTACATAAAACGACCATGTGGCATTGTGTGTGGACGAAATTGATCCCAAATACCGCCAAGGAATACACGGAGACGAGGATCTCCGTCAATAAACATAACCAAAACCTGTGTTCCGACTTTTGGAACACACCACAATCCATATCCAATTGCTCCCCGAGACTCACTTTCTTCCGGACCGCGAGTTCCAACTTCGGTCTGTCCTGCAAAGGGGGAAACGTAAATTGCCCACGGCAAGTCATTGATTGATGTACCAATTGTCTCTCCAAGTGTGGGACAGACCACACGTATACGGCCCATTTGCTGCGGATCGTTAGTATCAACGACCAATCCCATCGTGACAATCCCCTCAAAAGTTGAGCGAGGGTTTGCGTCTGCTAAAAATGTTTCTAGTTGTCTGGTTCTCATATTTGGTGAAGTCCTACAAGGAAGGCGCCCTTATTTGATACATTAATTGTTCCAACTTTATTGATCTGCTTTATGCGACTCTGACCACGCGTAAAAGAAATGTGGAGCCAAAACGTTCGGTCCTTTTCTAAGAGGAATTGATCGTATGGTACTTCTCCAACAACCTTTTTCGCGCGTTCGAACATTGCACTTGAATTGGATTCTATGTTAGTAAATGCGACATCAACTGCTTCCCCAAGACCGTGTTGTGAATTGCTATTACTCCTGAAGGCAGAATTAATCACCAACGAGGCCCCGTAAGTGTTGCGCAGCGGCTCGACAATGTTAACACACAGTGCCCGCAAGTTGCACACGATTTCCTTTTCCGAAAGGCCATTTACTGCCCTCAGAGCATAATTCGGAGCAGAAATACGCGTATTCGTTGTCAAGTCCTTCAGTTGATAATTTGGCGACAATTGGAACGTTGGTGGGAATGGTCCCTCGTGTGCAAAAATATCTTGACAGTCCGAAGGCACATTCGTCGCCGGTTGTTTTTGAGGAGGAGGCGGCGGTGGTGTTGGTTGCGGTTGGGGCGTTTGCACCGCTGGTGGTGGATCAACCTTTGGTTTATCCTGACAGTCCTTATTATTCGCTTGTTTCTTTTTCTCTTCTGGGGTCGGACATGGTTTCGCACCCGCAGCGTTGCTTTTAGCGGTTGGCTCTTGGCCCTTTGCAGGTTCCGTGCACGGTTCAACAAAATCGTAACACTTGCTCACCATTGCTGTAAAAGCAACTGCTTTCTCTTTGTTCTTTTTCAAAAAGTCATACGTATTGGCCTCAGGTAGCGCGATCATTTGAAGAGTCTGCGTAAATTCCCCAGCAGTGAAGTTATGCTCAATTCCATAGATGTAGTAATGCCCTTCAAACCAAAAGTTCGCCGCATAGCTTGTTCGATCACGAAATGCCTGCAAGTCGTCGTTTTTCTGAGGCATCTTAATGTTTATCTTTGCCAGGAGCGGAAAGTCGCCCATCAACATTGGTCCAATGGTTGATTGCGTTTCTGTTGTCGAATTGGTTGCACCACAAACGTTTGAACCGTCCGGCTTTAAAACTACTGCGTCTACAAATCGTAGCGAAACAGCAGGATTTGAAAGATTGCTAGCTGTTTCGAGGAATGCTGTATTCCCACGAATTTTTACAGTCGCCTCAGCAACCTCCAAACTGGCATGCTTTGCCATTGTAAAACTTGCACCAATATTTGTTCCCGGGTGATCAGTATTATTTCCGCGCCCCTGTGCTTGTGATCCAAAGTAGACTGGAAACTTAACGGGATTAGTGGGAGTTTGTGGATTCGTCCACCCATTCGGATCAATGTGAGTTGAACGAGCACCAATATTTTGCAGTTGTTCTTTAAATGAATTAGCGCTTGTTGCCGTTTGCAAATATGCTAGGCCTAAATTCATCTTTAAATCAAATTCAAGAATGTCCGTGTTCAACCCCGTGTAGATATAATCAAAAATCACCAAATGCCTGCTAATGATTTCATCACTGAGTCCACCCCTCGATGCTCCCCCCACCAAAGATTCGATCAATCCCCCCTTTGGGGAGGCAAAACGTTTTACGGAATAGATCACTTGATTTTTGTCCGGCATAGAGCGAAGCGATGTATGAATCTTATACTCCCACTTAACTTTGTCGGGTCCAGCACCCGTCATATCAAGCTTAACTTGAGGCGACATTTGCATAACAGAGCGAATAGCGCTTTCAAGACTACCACCAATTGTCTGCTTGAGTGTTGCTGCTTCTTCGCATTCGCCTTTATCTTTGACCTGCTGGGGTGTATCGTTGACTCGGTACAAATCGCTACAGTAAACAGGATCAAGCAGGATAATGTACTCAACCCTCTTATATTGGTTTTGGTCGGTAAAAAAACGGCTTTGATCCAGACCCGCGTCTTTCAATCTTCCAATAAAGCACTGGTAATACTCCTCATACCGCTTCGTAATCTGTGTTTGTATGTTGGCCATCGCGGCCTTCAGGGTTGGGCCCACCTTTGCTGTAAAACCATCAGCCGCACGAGAATATTGTGGCATACGTGTGGCACCGTTCGCCATGCCAACCCACTGCATGTCATACACGCCTCCTGTTTCCGCAAACACACCTGCGATGTCGTATGGGATAAACATGACAGGCTTAATGTCGTTGATGAACAGGGCACTGTCTTGATTGTTTCGACCCAAGCCTTTATTGTCATATCCAACAAAGAACGGCTTTAACAACCAAACGACACTTGACGCGTCAACGTTAAGAGCCTGTGTGCACGTGACAATCTGGTCAACAAAAATTACACCACGTGGCTCAGAAACTTTCACGGAACCTTCCACAGCAACAGATGTTCCTGCATCACCCGGAACCGCTTCCGCTGCCGTCGCAGATAGCCACCTTACATCGGTAATGGCAAAATCTGCATCAGACGAGCCATCAATCAATACACAAAACTCACACGGAACACCCTCTAGTGTAAGTTTTCGGGGTGAATACTTTCCCATCGCTCCCCACTTTTCGGCTTCGTCCGGACCAAGAGGATGGCGCCAAATACTACCAGTATTATCTTTCGCTAGGGCCTCGGCCGTGTCGCTATCTTTACACATCACTAGCACAAAATAATAGCTATACGAGCGAGCATCAGACAATCGATTGATGTCAACAGATCGTCGACCCGTTAATTGACGAGGCTGGTCCGTTTTTGACGGTGGTGGCGTCTCTGCTTCGCTCTTTTGTTTTGGATCATGTATCGGCTGAGATGTTTCTTTTCTTGGTTCTGCTGCCATTTATCTCTCCATCATACAACCAACGGACGTGTCAAGAATTCGGTCAAGACACGCTCTCTGGTGGGCAGAATAATCGAAACTCCTTCAATAAACTCCTCATTAATGTCAACAATGTAGTTATATTGGAGGATTAACCATCCCAAACTCACCTGCCCATACATATCATACGCAAGTAAGTCAGGCCGTTTACCATATCGGGGAGTAATCTTAAACGGAACATCGGTGGCTGATCGCGAGAATAATCGACGATCCCACCAACCCAATCGCTCACGAAATTGTTCTGTCGTCCCACCCTGAATATACCGTCCGTTTCGAATCTCATCACTTCTTGCTTTGGTTGCCATATTCAATCCTTAGAAAAAGTCAAGCTGGCCAGTCTTGAATTTGATCAATGAGAATTGTTCAAATTCCCGTGGTGAGTGTGTTTCCGCGAGTGCAATATTCACATCAATCCGCACAGGCCACGGTTGTCCAAATGCGTTCGGAAGATAATCGACGTCTTCAGGAAAGGTAATATCTAGATTTGTCAAAACAACCGGAATGCGATTGATGTTTACCCAACCCACTTGTGCCCGATCGGTGTCGGGGCTCGAATAAGCATACAAATACAATACTTCTGGCGGTGCACCAAGCAATTCAAATCCACCTGATTCGCTTTTGATACGCAGGGTATTGACTTCTGCGAGTTGGACGTCTGTAATCTCCGTCCCCTCTAATTGAGCAGCATTGATTTTGTCTTCGGCCGTCAGAAGTTGGCCATCTACAGCTTTCTTTTGGTTTTGCGTAATCTGTCCTTCCTGAAAGGTACGACTTTGCTGACCAAAGAACGGATATCGCCATGATCGCAACAGTTGAACATTGACCATGTTTGTCATTGCTTCGGAACGAGTGCGCGAAATCAACTTCGAGTTAATCGAGAACGTTCGAGGAGCTGTATTCTTATAGATTTGGACTGCTCCGGGCATATGAACAGGCTGTACAGCTGTGTACTCAACCGAACCGTTTTCAGAGAAAGCGGGCGTGTTTTCAAACACGACTTCCTGCCGCGTAAAGCGTCCGTCGCTCGAAGCGATGTTGTTGAGTACTGAGATTAATCGAACCTTGAAGTTGCTTGCCATTCTTATTTTCCCTAAATAGCGTTCCTTGAATATTTATTCAGCGTTGACTGGTGGAAAAAACCTGCTATAATAAAAGGAACCCCACCAAAAACAACAATAAAAGGGCGCTCTCGATGAAAAAAACGAAGAATAAGGTCCGTTCCAAGAAAGTCAAAGCCGCAAAGAGTAAGAAAACTATCGTTAAGCGTGTCGTAAAATCAGCTACTCCACGTAAACCCAAACTCACCAAAAAACAAAAACTAAAACAAGAGGGTCTCTCGTACTACCATCGTAAAAAGCAAGAGCAAAAACGAGCTGTACGTAAAGCGCGACGCGAAGAACGGAAAAAACTGACAGCAGTTTTGAATCGACACACTCCTGCGGAGCCTGAAAAAGTCAAAGAAATCATTTACAAGGTTCCTGGTCCGGTTCGACCAAAGGTCAAAGCACTTCCACCACCGCCTGAACTTGTTCTTGAACGACCACCGCAAGTAGTTCCAAAAAACATCTACTTGAACAATAGAGACCTTCTTGCTGAAGTCAAACATAGCAAGAAAGATAAACAGATGACAAACAAACTAGCGCAAATGCTTCAGTTGCTATGTGCCAAGTATGCAAAGAAGGGCAATTTCGTTAATTACTGTGTTGATGGTGCCACACTAGCATTAACAAAAAGTGGTTGGAAAACACATCAACAAATGACAACAGACGATGAGATTCTTTCGTATAGTCTGGAAACACAACAGCTCGTATGGTCAAAAGTTCTTGAAGTCTTTCGAAGCGACTATTCAAACACAATGCACAAACTCTCAACACAAGGACTTGACGCTCTCGTAACACCAAATCATAAGTTTGTTTCTATGGAACGTGGTTTGATTCCCGTTGAGGATATCATCTGCAATGAACACATCGTTTTAATGGGACAACCGGTGGCAGATGGTAGGATTATCTATTCCGACAATGTTGTGGAGCTTGTAGGGTGGTGCATTACTGAAGGATACTACAGCACTAACTCTAAAAAGCGACACTCGATACAAATTTCCCAAAAACAGGGAGCCAAAGCTAACCAAATCCGCCAACTATTACAATCACTCGCTATTCCCCATAAGGAATATCTGAACAATCAGGGGATTGTTCTCTTTAACTGTACAGGCACCTGGATATCAAAAATACATCAAACAATTGCTCCGTCCCGTGTACCTGCATGTGAATTTCTTTTAGACCTTATTCAAACACAACGACTATTACTTATCAAAACTATGGTGGCTGGTGATGGGTGGATACGACCATCAGGAGGGATGTCATACGTCCAAAAGTCCCCCGAACATATTGACGCATTCCTAATGCTCTGTACGTTAGCGGGGCAGACCGTTTCTGTTACACCAATGACGTACAAAACACCCATTAGCAGAAAAAATCCCTGTGGTGGTGTTAGTGATGTACTCAGCGTGAACATTTATAGTGAACCAAAAACTACATGTCGTGCGGAGTGGATTGACTTTCACGGTGGAAAGCAAGCAGCCGGCGGTCGTAGGAACAACAAACCGAACCTCCCCACCGAGCAATACACCGGACAGATATGGTGCCCACGGACTGAGTATGGTACTTTTGTCGCTCGGCGTGGCAAGTATATCTACGTCACAGGGAATACATACAACGAGGATATGCAGGGATATGCAATGATGATGCTTGTTCGAACATGGAACAGTTTCGATCCTGCAAAAAGTAGCAATGCTTTCGCTTTCTTTACACAGTGCATCAAACACTCTTTCATTCAGTATCTAAACCAAGAGAAACGACAACGTGTTATTCGAGATCTGCTCATCATTGATCAAGGTCTCAATCCTTCTCATGGTTATGGTGAAGGTGAAGGCCGCGACGGAGATGATGATTTCCACCTCAATAAACAGATTGCAGATGCCCTCGAGCGATTACCAAAGGCCCCTGCGTCTGCGACAACCGTTGACAACCCTCCTGCGGAAGATGATAATCAACCACTGCAGTACTAAGAAAAAGAAGATCAAGAAGAATGACAAAAAAGCTGCGTAAGGGCAGCTTCGCAACCGACATTCACTTCGGGAAAAAAGCGAACTCACAACTGCACAATGAAGACTGTTTAAAGTTCATTGATTGGTTTTGTGAACAAGTCAAGGCCGATACAACAATTGACTACGTTGCTTTCCTGGGCGACTGGAATGAAAATCGAAGTGCCCTTAATATTGCAACACTAAACTACTCATATCAGGGAGCCAAGAAACTTAACAATCTTGGTCTCCCGGTTTTCTTTTGTGTTGGCAATCACGACCTATATCATCGCCACACTCGAGAGGTTCACTCGGTCATTCCTTTTCAAGAATTCAACAATTTCAAAATCATCGATCAGCCTCTTATCGTGCCGGAGATTGGCGATGGTGCTCTTTTCAGCCCGTATATGTTCCATGATGAATACCCGTCCCTTACCGAGTATTTGAAGGTCCCATTCTGGGCTGGCCATTTTGAATTCCAGGGATTTGTCGTCACGGGGTACAATGTCAAAATGAATACCGGCCCAAATCCTCTGGACTTCAAAGGGCCAAAACATATCATTTCTGGACACTTCCATAAACGCCAAACGCAAGACAATATTGTCTACATGGGCAATTGCTTCCCAATGGACTTCGGCGATGCTGGCGATTTGGAACGCGGTATGATGATCTACGACCACGAGACAGCAAAAATTACGTATAAGAACTGGAAAGAATGCCCCCGATATATCAAGACACGGCTTACAGACGTCCTTGACAAGACAGTTGTAATCACACCCGAAGCTAGGGTACGATGCGTGATGGACGTACCCATCTCATTCGAGGAAAGCACTTACCTTCGAGCCAAATTCATCGAGGATTATCACCTGCGTGAATTCATTACAGAGGAATCCGCGGACATTGCCGAGGCGGTTGTTAATACAGAAACGTCAGTTGTTGTAAATGAAAACACCGAACTTGATACAGTTGATGAACTGGTCGTCGCAATGTTAAAAGAGATCAAAAGCGAACACATTGAGAATGATATGCTTGTGGAACAATATAGGAAACTACAATCATGAAACTCGACACAGATACCCACGTTTTCTTTTATGAACAAGAGTTTTATGTTCTATCAAACTTTTCTGCCTTTACACTTCAGTGGAAGGGCCACAGATTTGATACAAGCGAAGCTGCATATCATTGGGAGAAATTTCCAAACTATCCACACATCCAAGAGTTAATTTTGAAAGCTATTTCTGCACATGAAGCTTTCAAGATTGCCGAAAAACACAAAACATACTATCGACACGATTGGAATGTTGTGAAAATTGACATCATGCGTGAGATCCTCCTTGCAAAAGCCCACCAACACGAATATGTTCGTCGAAAATTACTCGAAACGGGCGATCGTATTCTTGTTGAGGATAGCTGGCGAGATGATTTTTGGGGGTGGGGCAAGGACCAAAAAGGACAAAACAGGCTCGGCACGCTCTGGATGGAAGTGCGAGCCGAGATTCGAGCTGAGCATGATTGAGTTCAAGACACTAACATTTCGAAACTTCCTGTCGTACGGCAACAATACAACGCTCTTTCAGTTGCAACGACCTGGAACGTCGCTCATTGTTGGAGAAAATCTAGACAACACAGCCGAAGGCAAAGGCTCAAATGGTGTCGGCAAGAGTGCAATCATCAACGCACTAACGTATGCTGTGTATGACTTGCCTGTGTCCGACCTTGCCAAAGACGATCTAGTCAACAACATCAATAAAAAGAATATGGAAGTTGTTGTTGAATTTGTGATTCGAAAGAAGACGTACAGGATACAACGCACAAGAAAAGCAAAAGCTGGTGCGGCTGGTAATACGGTCTACGTTTTTGAAGATGGAAAAGACATCACACCAGATAGTGCCAATGCTGCAAATGCATTGATTGCCAAGATTATTGGAATGCCTTACGAGCTATTCGTTCGTATTGTTGTGTTCTCCGCGTCTCACTTACCGTTTTTGAACTTGAAAACAACCGAACAGACAGCAATCATCGAAGAATTGTTTGGGCTCACAGCTCTTTCACAGAAGGCCCTCACTTTAAAAGAGCTGATCAAAGATACCGAGAAGCGAATCGACGTTCAGCGAGCAAAGATTTCTGCTCAAGAACAGGAACAAACGCGACATGCTCAGCAAGTTGCTGGCTTACACCGCCACCTACTCACATGGGCTACACAAAATAAAGACACAATTAAGGGATTGAAAGCAAAGCTAAAGCGTGTTGAGTCAGTAAACTTTGATGAGCAACGTGCTTTACAACAGAACCTAAAGGACGTGAACGATCAATTAAATGCTACGTTGAATACTCAACGGGAATTGACAGCACATATTCGGACAATAACAACCAACCTCAAAGACACACAGCATGAAATCATCCACCTGCGGGGTGAAACTTGCCCCCGATGTAAGCAACATTTTGCTGCTGGTCTCGATCAAGTTGATACCTATGAGAAGAAAGCCACGGGACTTGAGGATCAAATGCTAGCATTTGCTGATCAAAAGAAGCTAGTTGATGAGCAAGTAGTGAATTTTACACATGCTATAAAGGATGTAAAGAAGCAAATCACTGTTGATAATCTCGATGAATTGCTTCTAATACGCCAAGAGAGCGCCAATATTCGTACCAAAATCGAACAACTAGAGCAGACACCGAATCCTCATCACAAGCCTTTGGAAGAACTACAGGCTGTTGTATTCGAAAGGATCGACTATGCAGATGTAAATGAGGCAACAAAACTGCTCGAACACCAGCAATTCCTGTTAAAACTGCTGACCAAAAAGGATAGCTTTGTTCGCAAAACACTGTTGAATAAGAATATACCGTTCCTAAATGCACGTTTACAGCACTACCTGACCACTTTAGGCCTACCACATAAGGTCGAATTTACGCATGAAATGTCGGCGAAAATCACACAATTTGGTCGCGATCTGACCTTTGGAGGTCTCTCAAACGGGCAACAAGCACGTGTCAACTTTGGTTTGGCATTAGCTTTCAAAGATGTCCTTCAAAATCTACATGAAAAAGTCAATGTTTGCATGTTGGATGAAGTATTGGATCATGGTCTTGATACGATTGGCGTTCAAGCATCGGCTCGTTTGCTAAAAAGAAAGGCACGAGACGAAGGATTGTCGCTATATATCATATCACATAGAGATGAGATTGACCGAGCCTTTGACCACACTCTTACAGTCCAGTTTAGCAAGGGATTCTCATATATTGTGGAGGAAGTATGAAGGTAGTACTAAAGAACACTGCAGAAGGTACAGACCACCGAAATGTCTTTCGTAATCCGAAAGTCACGGAGGTTGAAATACGTTCAAAGACTACGTCGATCAACACTGCGAAACGAATTAGCGACCCATTTTTTGCCCTCCATATTAGTTCACTAACATTCCTAACCGAATATCGAGAGTGTATCAACTGGGACATGACGTTTACATATCACGGAATTACACGGTCAGAAGTGCTTCCTGTTCCTTCATCTAACATAATCGTTGAAAGCAATGGGGTTATGATTTTCAAGCCATAAATACGTCTGGAGGATGTATTCATGCGTCTAAACAGCTTTCTCACGGAACGATCCAACCCTGTATGGGACCTGCAACTTGCAACACTTGTCCACGATGCCATTGACTATCACGTCAAGAACCCAATGAGTGAAGCAGGAAAATTGTTTCGAAACTACGTTGCCCCTATGCTTAGTTATGCACACCAACATCCAGCAGAAGTTGAATATCCAGACGATTTCCAGCTTGGTGTCAATATGGTTCGTTCATGTTTTCCAAACCCAGATGCTTCCACCCTAAAACGAGCTGTTGAACACCTCCACAAAGCGATGCCTTCTTATCACGAATCGCATCAGGGCCTCGTTTAAGCGTAAATAGTCTCCATCAAACGGAGACCCATATGACTTTTTACATGGGCATAGACCAGTCTTATACAAGCACTGGTGTTGTTGTTCTAAATCATGATAAAGAAATTATCGCAACGCGCATCATTTCAACAGCTCCCGCTGATGGCGACGCGTTTCAACGCTCATGGTCAATAATCAATGAGATTCAAAATCTTGTTAAAATTTACGCTCCGGAAACAATTGGACTTGAGGGATTAGCTTATGCGAAGTTTGGAGACGCTACTCGCGATTTGGCTGGCCTTCAATTTGGAATCGTTCATCGACTTCGTTTCGTGGATGATCAACACCTGGTAATCGTCACGCCGAATGAATTGAAAAAGTTCGGAAGCGGTAAAGGAAATGCCGATAAGAAAAAAATGGTTGACAGCTTACCGAAAGCTGTGCTAAAATATTTCGAGGCTCAGGGGTATAAGAAGACCAAGGGCCTATATGATATAACAGACGCATATTGGATTGCTAGATACGTACTAGAAAAAACTAAAGTAAAACCAGCACCGACAGAAACTAAAGTAGTTATCCCTCCTAGAACCGAATCCTCGGAAAAAGTAGACCTGACACGTTAAAACAAATAACGATAAAAATAGAAACGCCCTCGCAAATACCCTTCTGGCGACTGAGTTAGCAGTAAATCCTTGGGAGCAGGCTACAACTCCATCTACAGTAAGCATGTATTCTTCTCATGCCGTGAGGTTTATTCCAGTCAGCTACGATAATGCGGGGAAGCTACCTGATCTTCCGATTGGAATTAGATTAGAAACAAAACAACGAGCGAGCAGACCGACGAACGAAGTGAGGAGGGACGCGAGTGAGTTCGCGAAGCGAATCAATAATTCTGGTGTAATTTGTCCTTTTCCTGCTCAAGGCGATCTTCAATAAATTCTTGCACGAGTCGGCGTTCAGCAGGCGTCATTGCTAACATATCATGATATTGAATGGCACCACGCATGAAATAGACGAGTTGAATAATTGATTTAATCAAGTTCCGTGCATCACCTTGTAACTCTTCGAATAAGCGCCGCTTTTCAGCTGGTGTACCAAATCGAAGAGTTAGATAAAAAAACTTACCGGATTTACCGGTACCTCCAGTGGAATTGATTGGCGACAATCACGACATTCAATAGATACAACGGGATTCAACCCCCAATTTGCAATCTCTTGAGATTTCGTTCCAATTTCCTGCAGCATTCCCGGTGTGAGGAGTGTTACCCACTCTCGTATTTGATCTCTATCAGAAATACCATCAACTTCAAGAATCATGTTGACAAAGATTTCGACTAGGTCTGTATGAATCTTTTTTAAGTCTTTATCGGCAAACTCATCTTGCCCACTTGCAAGTACCGATGTCTGGAACACCTCAATAACGTTTTTGAACAGGGCGGGTCGTAGATGGACAACCTGGCCAGCTGATGTTGTTAAAACGAAAACTTGTGCTAGTGTCGTTGGATCAATTTGACGAGACTCTCGCAACAATGGGCGAATTGGAATTGTATATGAATGACTCTTTGAGTTTTCACAACCATGCTGATAAGAGACACTAAGGTCGTTTCCATACGACAACAGACGTAGTGCCATAAGCAAATAGTCCACGTCCTTCGCGAGCAGGTCGCGCGGTTTAAGGATTTGTGGAATACAGTGTTGAAATACTTCTGCAATACCTTCACCAGATAAGAGTTTATCGGGTGTTCTCAGGACGATTTCATCAATTCCCGTCATGGGATAGACGTGCACTTCGCCTTCTTTGACAGATTCATCCAGTTCACCATTTGTATAAAACAAGGCTTGTGAAGGCAACCGGAACGATTCACCAGGAATTCGAGCTTTCAGCGTTTGAATCAGTGGATTAGTCATACATTTCTCCTTACTTGAAATATTTAGCGTGAGTACCCACAGGTTTACAAACCGGGAAACCTTCAATAAATACAAGCGGTAAACAAGATTTTTGAAGGGTCAATATGGCTGATATCAACACTCAAGCGATTACTCAAGCTTTTGCAGCTGTCGAAGCTCACCTCGGTTCCATGTCGGCGGCCGTTAAGGATACTATCGATGCCATGAAGCAACGTGGCGACGCCGAAGAAGAACAACTTAAGAAAACAATCAAAGGCGATGATGAAATAGCCCAGAAACGCCGAGCGACGTTGATGTCGTTGATTAATGCGGAACGAGAGTTCCGCAAGAAGAAAAAAGAAACTGATAGTAAATTCATCGACGACGCACGGAAGTTTTTGGAGCTTCAAAAAGAAACGGCAGCGCGAAAACAGCGTTGGGACGACGCGCAGCTCGCGGGGGTAAGTAAGGCTACGTTCTTGCATCAACAGCAGCTTTGGAACGCACATCGGAAAGAACTTGCTGACCGACATGCAATGCTAAGACAGAATCGCAAACTATCAGCTGAATACCAGCAAGCAGGCGATAAGATGCATCAAGAATGGGAGAGCGCAGAGCGTAAACTAGGTGGTTTTTGGTCGATGGCTGGCGAACGGATGGCAAAGCAGATTGGTGGTGCTATCACGAGTAAATTGAATACGTTCTTCTCTGGTGCTGCTTTCTTGTCCGGTATGAAAGAAGCTTTTGGTATTGTTAAGGAAGAAATCTCATCAGGTATGTCTGCTACAACAGAGCAACTGATGACACTTGGTTATCAGTTGGGATTAACAGGTCAAGAATATGCAAAGTTGAGCAAGGCACACCGAGATGTTGTGCTCGCGGCTGGTGGAACAACAAAACACCTCGAGTTGCTGACAGCAGCAAACAAACAATACGAAGATTTGATTGGTGATAATGCTGAACGTACTCAATTTGTCGCCGAACAGATGAAAATGTTGGCTGAGCGAGGCATTAAGCCGACAGCAAAGAATATGGAATTACTTGCTCCTGAATTTGCAAAATTGCAGAAAACTTCTAACATGACATCGGCGGAATTCAATTCAGCGATGGCAGACATCACAGATGATGCAGCCACAAGTGCACAATTACGTGCAGCATCATCTGAGGAAGAGCGCGCCGCGATTATGAAAGGAATCGCTGGTCGTCTTGCTGAAAATCGTGCAATGGGTATGACAACAAAACAAGCTATTGAGGCAACAAAAGCCTTGAATAAGCTCTCAGGGCAAGGTCCGCTTGAACGATTTAAACAAGCTGCAAAACTTCGAGCGATGGGTGGCGCGATGGGCGTTGCTGGTGGTGATGAAGCGTCGAGAATCTTAATTAAAGGACAGCGTGCATCAGCAGACGAAAAACAAGAACTGCAGAAATATTTGTCGAACCTTTCAAACACAATGTCAGAATCACAAATGGGTTCGATTGGTGGTGAAATTTTTGCAGCAACACTAGCAGATAAATTAGGCCTACAAGAACTAATTGGTCCGACAAGTCCATTTAACACACGTTTAGTTGAAGGAACGAAATACGAGCAGGATTCTCTAAAACTACTTGGGGAAAACAATAAAGACCTAAAGAAGATCGTAATATTCTTCGACCGTGTTATTGATGCTCTAACTAAAAATCCTCTCTTAATGATTATTACCGGGGCGATCGGTGGTATCTTTGGTATACTGAAGGGCAAGGCATTTGCTTCGTTGTTGGGAGGAGCTGCGAAGAGTCTCGCTGGTGGAGCAGGAGGCCTATTGAGAGGAGCTGCAGCAATGGGAGGTGGTGCATTAGCAGCCAAGGGTGCTTTGGTCGCGGGTGCTGCTGGTGCTGCTGGTGCTGCGGCCTACTTCGGTACACGAGCACTTCTTGAAAATACCGAGGCTGGGAACAAATTTGAGGTAGGTCTCGGCGGCCTGGTTGACAAAATCATGGGCAAGGCAAGTATGAATGACGCCATCATGGCAGCAAAGTCTCGAGCGGATTTCGAAAAGATTAGCAAAGAATATGGTGTTAGTATGGAGAGTCTCGGCTTCAAGCCGGGTGGGCCAACAGTTGCACCTGGGGTTCAAGCACAAGCACAAACAACAGGAGCAGCTGCTCCAGTGGGTACAGTCGAAGAAAGAAAAGAGAAAGAAGCAAAAGAAGAAGAGAGGAAAAAGAAGATTGACGAGACCCAGAAAGCAACTGCGACAACAATTGAGACACAATTGGTTCAGATGAAAGAGAACAGTATGACCCTTACACAATTGCTTGAAGCAATGAAGGAAAGTAATGAGCTTTCAAAAGAAATGCTAACGGCGCTCGCAATGACTGATGAAAAAGAGCGCAAAGCAATGAATGTGGGTGAACGTTTGAGCAACATCAAGAACCTCACAAAGCAGTATAAAAATTTGGGAACAAACACCGCGTAAAGGTACCTTTGTTTTCCAGCGGATAAATAACTTTGCACTATAAAAATAGGACCTAACATGGCAAAGTTCGTCGATTTTTTCAAGGTCGTCCAACCAAGAGTTGGTACGACAACAATGACCGATAGTCAGGCGCTTGGTGATCAAGGCGTCTATGCAAACTACACATGGTATCAACGTCTCATTCAAGGTTCCGCGTCTCGTATTACACGTTATCGTGAATATGATTTGATGGACAACGACGTTGAAGTGGCACGTGCTCTCGACACAATCGCTGAAGAGATGACAGGCAGCAACCCACAGGTGGAAATGCCAATCGAGTTGTATGTGAAACAAGAGAAGGAAGAATTCATTCCACCTTCAATCGTCATGACACTGAAATCAGCATTGCGCTACTGGTGTGATCTTCATGACTGGGAAACACGATTGTTTAAAGTTGCTCGAACAACTATCAAGTATGGAGATTGTTTCTTTCTTCGAAAGAGCGACACAAGAAAATGGGAATACCTTCATCCAAAAAACGTTGTCGCTGCTATTGTTGATGAAAATGACATGACAAGAGTGCTTGGATGGCAGATCAAGCAAGAAATTAAAACACCTAACTCACCATATAATTCACCTGTTGGTCATTTTGGTAAGTATGCCGAAACACAGGTCGACACATTCACAGCGGATGAGATTGTTTGGTTTACATTGAACGACGATATCGGTGAATCGGCTCCGTTCGGAGAAAGCGTGTTGCGCGCGATTTATCGAGCGCAGAAGCAAAAAGAACTTCTTGAAGATGCCATCATCATCTATCGAATCCAACGAGCCCCAGAACGTCGTGTGTTCTATATCGATGTTGGTAAGATGCCTCCTCAACGAGTAAAGACATATCTGGAACAAATCAAGAACGAAATTCGTCAGAAGAAAATCCCAACATATGGTGGTGGGGTTGAACAGGTCGATAGTGTGTACAACCCACATTGTTTGGCTCTTGACACACAAATTCCATTATTGGACGGCCGTCATCTTACGTTGCAGGAGATTATTGGTGAATTTGAACAGGGTAAAACAAATTGGGCGTACAGTATTAATCCGAAAACAGGAGAAGTTGTTCCCGGAGAAATTTCATGGGCTGGTATTACACGTCGCAATACGACCGTTGTCAAGTTGACATTTGACAACGGTGAAACGTTGGTGTGCACACCAGATCATAAAATTCCTGTTCAAGGTGGTGGATACAAGCTTGCAAAAGACTTGACACAGGAAGACTCGTTGTTCCCATTCACATTGCGACAGAATGCTATTCGAAACCAATTGACGTATACACAGGTTTATCAGCCTGGTGCAAAAAAGTGGGAATATGTTCATAAGATGGTTGGCAACTATATAAAAACTAAAGGGCGACACGTTGAGTTTGTGTTTGACGAACAACTGTCAGTAGAGAAAAAGCAAACACTTCATCACGTTGACTTCAATCGATACAACAATAACCCAGAAAACCTTGTGTTTATGAATTTTGTTGATCATCGGAGATATCACAACAGCCATTATGAACAAGGAAAATTGAGTCGGGAAACAGGCCGCAAAGCATTCAGAGAAAGATTAAATGCTGATCCTGATTTGAAAAGACAGTTTGTCGCAAGTCATGGAAAGACACTTTCTGAAAGAATGAAAGTTGATCTTGCACTTCGTGAAAAGTTCGTCAAAAATATTCGTTCAAAACCAACACCGCTTAAAAATCAATCGCTCGTATTCACGAATGAAATGTTTGATATCGTGAAGAATGTAATTATGCAAAAACCAACAATATCTCTTGATCAACTCATTGAGACGGTTAATCAGCCAGGTTGTGAATTTTTACAATCATACGCAGACGCAAATAAGAAACAACAGCAGAAATCGCTAATGGTAAAAATCAAGACTGATGTGTTCTCAAAACGATCTTTGCGAATAATGATGCAGCAATATGGCTATCAGAGTTTCAAAGTTTTTCGCACATCAATCATTCAAAATAACATTGAAGCCCAAACAATTCAAACGAGTAGTTTGATGAACGAAACAATATCTTTAATTACAAAAGTATCCCCGCATAACTTCGCTATTGTCAACTATTTAAAGCAAAATCCAGATGTATGGAAGCAGTATGCCTCTGCATACAATAAGACATTTGACACGGAAATCAATATTCCTGACGCACATATGTTTGAGGGTGTTGCACATCACTACAATTACAGGTCATTCAAACATCTTGTTAGTGAATTGTCAAATTTCAACCACAAGATAGTCAGTATTGAATGGTTGCCAGAGAAAGTTGATACAGGAACAATCACTATTGACGGACACCACAAGCTACACGACTACCATAATTTTGCAATTTCCGCAGGGATTTGGGTACTTAATAGTATGAATGAGGACTTCTTCTTTGCACAACGTCCAGAAGGCAAGGGGTCGAAGGTTGAAGTTCTTCCAGGCGGTCAAGGTCTTGGTGAGCTAGCCGATCTTGAATACTTCCAGTGGAAAGTCTTCCGAGGACTGCGAATTCCTCTTTCGTACATGCGTGAAGGCACGGACAACGCTGTCATCACCGATGGTGCTGTTGGTGTTGCTTATATTCAAGAGTTGCGCTTCGCCTTGTTCATTCGACGTCTCCAACGCTATGTTGAAAAGGTGATGGATAAAGAATTCAAACGTTATCTGCATGCTGCAGGCATTCATGCAGAAACATCAATGTTTAGTCTACGATTGCCTGATCCAGAGAACTTTGGTATCTATCGCCAGCAGAAACTTGACAGTGAATTGCTCAATACAATGTCGACCGCTATGTCGATTACGTGGTTGTCGGCACGCTTTGCTGGTAAGAAATATCTGCAACTTTCAGATGCAGAGCAATTGGAAAACTACTACAAGAAGTGCGAAGAGTTGCAGCTCAATCCAGACGATCCAGCAAGCATGGTCAAAGTTTATGGCCCACAACCTGAACCTGGTGCAGAAGCCGGTATGGGTGGTTTGGGCGGTGGAGGAGGCATGTTCCCAGGTGCGCTTCCAGCAGGCGGCGGTCTTGGTGATTTAGGTGGCGCTCCAGGCGGCGCTCCAGGAACGGAACCCGGTGGTTTAGGTGGTGAAACAGGCGCTCCACCAGCTGGTGGACCTGCAGGAATTGGAACCCCTCCAGCCGGACAAACCCCTGAATTAGCAGGGGGAATGCCGCCACCCGCATAAAAAGTAGATAAATCAACAATGTAGAAATAAATAAACACGAATCACCTTTAATTGGGTGAGATTTACTTTTGTCGACCAAAAGGAGCAGACCGATGAATAAAGCACAAAAGGCAAGCCTTGAAGTAGTTATCAAGGGATTAATCAACGATGATTCCAAAGCAGCAGGCGAAGCTCTTCATGAGTATCTTCGCGGCAAAGCTCAATCGATCCTCGTTGGTGAGCAAGACGAAATGGAAGACGAGCCTGTCGAAAAGAAAGCACGAGTATCCGATGAAGACATGGACGACGAAGAGCCTGTAGAAAAGAAAGCATCTTCCGACGACGAAGACATGGACGACGATGAAGGTGAAGACGAAGACATGGACGACGATGAAGGTGAAGACGAAGACATGGACGACGAAATGTCTATGGAAGAGGAAGAAAAAGCGAAGAAGAAAAAGAAAGCCAAGTGCTAAGGAGTACTTGAATGACTAAGTCTAGCTTTCTTATCGAAGAACTATTGCCGTCCGAATGTAATCTGATTCAAGAACAGGCTGTCGATGGTAAATCGCTCAGCCTCGCAGGAATCTTCATGCAGGCGGATATTAAAAACCGTAATGGTCGTACGTATCCTCTTAGTGAACTTTCAGCAGCGGTCGAAAGCGCTCAGACGCGTATTCGCGAGCAAAATGGTATCATGGGTGAGCTTGATCACCCACAATCTTTGCAAATCAATTTAGACCGTGTTTCGCACGTAATCGTTGAATTGAAAATGCTAGGTTCAAACGCCTACGGAAAAGCAAAGATTCTCGAAACACCAATGGGCAACATCGCACGTGAAATTATTCGTGCTGGTGTGAAACCGGGCGTTTCCAGCCGAGGTGCCGGTAATGTAAGCGATGGCGGTGGTGTTAGTGGTTTTCAGTTCATTACTGTGGATATTGTTGCGCAGCCGTCTGCTCCGAACGCATTTCCACAAAGTGTTTACGAAAGCCTACAACTAGCACGCAACGGCAAGCAAATCGAAACCCTCGCTGAAGCTGCTCGTCACGATCCGAAAGCGCAAAAATACCTACGTGAAGAAATTTTGAAGTATCTTGCGTCGGTAAATTTTCGTAAAGGCTAAATTCAGAAAATTAGACGCGAACTAACTAGTTGATTTAGAAGGGAAAAAGAAGCGGGGAAAACGTGTTTTCCCGCCGTAATTGTGGGCACCAATAAATATTTCCCACAAGGAACAACTTGTTATCAAAGGAGAGTTTACATGGAAGAGCTGCTCAAGAAATTGCTAGAGAACGAGGTTCTAACGCCAGAAACGCGTAAAGATCTCGAATCAGCATTCAAGCAAAAGATTGATTCAGAAACCAAAAAAGCTCGTGAAGAAGCAACGGCTTCCGTCACGGCTGAACTGAACGAAAAATGGATTATCGAGCGTGATACTCTGATTGAAGCTCTCGACGCGAAGGTCAGTGAAGTTCTAAAGGAAGAACTTGCTGAACTTAAAGAAGACATCGAGCGTTTCCGCGACCTAGAAGCAGAGTACGCAGAAAAGCTCGTCGAAGCAAAAGGCGAAATGGCCAAGGACCTCAAGAAAGACGTCGATACACTTATCGAGAAGCTTGATGCATTCCTTGAAATTCGTCTTGCAAAAGAACTTACAGAACTACGCGAAGACATTGCATCCGAGAAGAAGAAGCAATTCGGTAAGAAGGTTTTCGAAGCGTTCGTTGAAGAATTCAAGAAGCACTATGCTGCAGATGATTCCGTTGAAGGCAAGCTCAATGAGACCGAACAGCGTCTAGATGACGCTCTGAAGGCTCTCGAAGACGCAGAGAAGAAAATTGCTAAGATGGAACGCGGCAAGAAGCTTGACGAAGTTCTCAAACCTCTATCGGGCCGTTCGAAAGAGGTAATGGAAGCCATCCTAAAGAATGTGGACACACCTCTACTTGAAGATGCATACAAGACATACATTGGTCGTGTCTTGAAAGAAACTGTCGTTGAAGAGCCTAAGAAAGACGAAAAGGCTGGCGACAAGAAAACTTCAGAGAAGGAAACTAAAGTACTAGCTGAAGGCAAGAAAGAAGAGAAGAAACTAAACGGCAAAGTAGTATCCGGCGACGACAAAGAGAAGATCACAGAGGGTGAGAAGCTCGAACAGCAGCCAGGCAAGATCTCGGAAGAGAAAAAGCAACAGCTGCGCCGTCTCGCAGGTATCCCTTCTTAATTAGTTAGTACAAGGAGCAATATAATGAATGAACTTTTTGAAAATTGGAGTGAAGTCAAGGAAGCTCTTCTTGATGGTCTGACAGCCGATCAGAAAAAGATCGTAGGTCCAGTCCTCGAGAACGAAAAAGACTATCTGCTTGCAGAAACAGCAGCAGCTGGTGCAGTCCAGGCTCACGACATCGCAGGTTTCCGCAAGATCCTGATCCCGATGATTCGTCGTATTCTTCCAGGCACAATTGCAACCGAAATCGTTGGCGTTCAGCCAATGCAAGGTCCAGTTGGTCTGGTTTACACGATGCGTTATCGTTACGGTGAGAGCGTCACGGTTCCGGGTGCACCAACAGCCGACAACCCATGGTCGCCAAACCCAGCAGGAAACTTTGGTAACGTCACAGCAGGCGATGAAATGTTTGGTAACAACCCTGTCCTACGTCAGTTCTATTCTGGCGCAGCAGGTGCAGTAGTTGGTACACCGTTGGCACAGCCAGCAGGTGCATCAGGTATCACAAACGCAGCAGCTGACGAAGCTGACATCCAAGGCGCAGCATCACGTGGTGCATGGCCATCCAGCATCCCATCGTGGGACACATCATTCTTCGGTCCATACGGCCCGGATGCAATTGGTAAGTCCTACGCAGGTCGTCTGTATGGTGGTTCCGGCTCCTTCATCGAAGGTTCTGGTGGCCGTACAGTCAAGCTGGAAGTTATCAGCCAGGCTGTTGAAGCAGGTACACGTAAGCTACAAGCTGGTTGGACAATCGAAGCAATGCAAGACCTTAAGGCACAGCATGGTCTGGATCTTGAGTCTGAGTTGTCACAGGTTGTTTCAGCAGAAATCGTACAGGAAATCGATTCCGAAATCCTGACAGACCTTCTGGCCCTCGCAGGTACAGTTGGTGTATACGACTACGCAACAATCGGCCTTGGCCCACAGTATCAGCCAGCCTACCTAGGCGATCGTTTTGCTAACCTCGGTATCGTTATCAACGCAGTTGCTAATGAAATCGCTCGCAAGACACGTCGTGGTCCAGGTAACTTCATCGTTGTATCGCCAATGGTCGTTTCGATCCTTCAGAGCGCAGCTAAGTCGGTGTTCGCACCTGCAGTCGCTGGCAGCTTCAAGGGTCCAAACAACACAATGTTGGTTGGTACACTGAACGGTACAATCAAGGTTTACAGCTACCTGTGGAACCAAGTTTCAGGCCTTTCAGCAGCAACAAACGACGTCATCCTAGTTGGTTACAAGGGTGGCAACGGCGAGACAGACACTGGTTACTTCTACTGCCCATACATCCCACTGATGTCAAGTGGTGTTGTTATCAACCCAGTAACGTTCCAGCCAGTCGTTTCGATGATGACACGCTATGGTAAGACAGCGTTCACCCAGACAGAAACGAGTTTGGGTAATTCGGCTGACTACTACGGCAAGGTGAATGTTCTGAACTTCCAGTTTGCTTAATAGTAAACCTCGTAAAACCCCGCGGAAACGCGGGGTTTTACTTTCTCTAGTAGGTAATCCAACAGACTTGTACAGCGTTGAAATATTCTCATAAATAACGGTAGAATACTTTATATTTTTGGAGAACGCTATGCCCCAAGAAGGTGAACTAGATGATAGCTATCCTGCGACGCTTGAACAGGAAAACAGAATTAAGTTGTTAGAACCATTCTCAGGTGCTAAACAACATCATTCAATGCAATGTTTAACATGCCACCATACATGGACGGCTACACCAATTTCCAAACGTCAAACATATAAGAAATACGGTGTTGGTGGATGCCCTATGTGTAATAAAGCTCGTAAAAAAGAAGCAACGCAGCAAATACAGCAAATTCACCTAGATAAAATGGCCAATCTTGGAGTTGTTATTGTGGGTGAATATTCAGCATTGAGATCAACGACACAAAAAATAAAATTCAAGAACATTATATGTGGTCATGAATTTGAGACATATCCTGGAAATGTTATAGAATTACAAACTAAATGTACTGTGTGTGGAAAAAGAGATAGAACGTCTACAATCACCGCTTGGTCGAAAGCAAATTCCGCTAAATGGCGTAAAACAGCTTCTGAGTGGCAGAAGTATAAAGCTGATGTTTCATCATTGACGTCTCAAACGTACCGAAAATACAAGAAGCATATCAATCCGAAGAATCTCCCCAAAGGTAAGGCAGGAACCGAAGGAGCATATCATCTTGATCATATCGTTCCAAAACGATTTTGTTTTGATAACCAAATCCCCCCAGTAGTTTGTGCTGACAAAAGTAACCTGCAAATGATTGGATGGCGTGAAAATGTTGGTTCGCGCAATCACCTAAAAGGAACAATCCCTCCTGTTTTCTATCCACATCTTTCCGCTCACGATCGTTTGAAATCATACAGAGACACTTTGACTGTCGATGACTACAAACCATTTTATAAGTTAGGTGATACCATCGTTGATCTCTATAGCGAACAATACAACCATGCGATCGTCTTGATTCCTTTGGACCGTTCTCAATCAAATAGCAAAACAGCACTTCATTCCAAAAAAGCACTCGACGCACAGGGGATAACAACAACAATCGTCTTTGAGGATGAACTGGCAAACATTAACTTGATACGAAGTAAACTGTTACACAGAACACGCGTTAATGGTGTCGAACGAATTCATGCACGACAATGTGACATACGAATGTGTATCCCACAAGAAAAAGCTGCTTTGCTAAATGCTCATCATAACCAAGGAAATGACAACGCCCAAATTGCGTATGGTGCCTACTACGCAGATGCTATAATTGCAGTTATGACATTTTCAACACCGCGAGCTGGCATAGGTAAACATAATAAGAAACAGAAAGGAACGTTTGAGCTTGTACGGTTCGCCACGGACACTAATTATCGTATTCCAGGAATAGCTTCGAAATTATTGAAGCATTTCCAAAACAACAACACGTGGAAGGAAATTTACAGCTATGCTGACCGTCGTTGGAGTGTTGGTAACTTGTATGAAAAGCTTGGCCTCAAACTTGAAAAAATCAACCCACCTGATTACTTTTACGTCGTTGACAATAAGAGGAAACATCGTTGGAATTACCGCAAAGACATCATTAAGAACACATTGCCAAATTATGATGCTGGTCTAACGGAATATCAAAACATGGAAAACCATGGTTTCTATCGTGTTTGGGACTGTGGAACGCTCAAGTTTGTTCTCAAAAACAAGCAAGATCCACAAGAGTGTTGTCCCAGCAATTTTCGAGCAGTATAATTCGATAAATACAAGATGAAAATTAATGAGATTTTTGCTGCTGATCCACGTAAGGCAACCTACGTTTTTTGCAATCACGAATTACGTATTATGTGAATCGAATCGACGATCACATAACGATGCATTATCCGGACGATAGAATGTACCTTTTGACCGACATTAAGTACGATCTACAACGAGCGATACAACTACAAAAACCCGCTGGCCTAGAGCGGTTTCAAATACTCCTGCAAAAAGACGAAGAGCTTCGGCAATTAGTCGATCAGTACAAAGAAACCGTCGAACAGCAGCGCTTACTCAAAAAGGGACTGAAACCGTAGGAGTGTTCTTTTCTCTGAATAAATACTGATTTACCGGAGAAAAAGTGTGAAAATCACCGCACTTGAAAACAGCATTCGCACACATTAATCGGATTATAACTCAATATTGTCAAGGCAAATCATCATGAAAATATTCGAAGTTATTCCGGCTGGCGACATTTCGTCAACTCTGCAGAAGAAACTTGATCACGCTAAGCCAGAGTATAAATTGTTGCTTCGAGTAACACGGGGATATACTTTCGAACGAGATCGTATTAATCGTCTCGTTGGTCGTGAACCAGAATGGCGTGATGACGAAGGAAACGCTCTGGCGGATCGTTATTGGTGGTGGTTTCATGTTAATGAAACCGACGAAGCGGAAGGCGCTCATTTCCGCCTCAAAAATGCTATACGCACATGGCCAGAGGCGGGTGTATTTTTGTATAAGATAAATCATCTTTCTGGCGCATGGTATGAGGTAGAGGACTAGAATATGAGCTATAAAGCATATCCCGGCCTCAACCCAGTCTATTTTAAGCTCGAGATAACTTTTGCTGATGTTCTTGTCGCCAGATTTCCGGAAGTGTTCAATTTTCAGAAACTCGCCGAAGTTGTTGGGCGCGAAACATATAGACAAGACATTCTTTCACAGGGAATTGCTCGTTCGGTTTCATGGGTATTCCAACCAGTTGAGTATGATTTAGCTCGAGCACAACAATTTCGTTTGCAACATTACTTCCGTCGGCATCTATCCACGCCGTATAGTATTACCTTGCGTGGTTATGATGGACACGGGTTTGGTGTGGGAGATTCCGAATGAAATTGTTTGAAATATACACGCAAGACGAGCAAATCGAAGCAGCATTTTTCCGATATTTTCATTACGAAAAAGCATTCATCAAGCTGTGGGGTGAAATGGCGGATGCGGCTCATACACACTATCGAGACCCAGCAGAAGTACGCTCAAAGAACATCTACGGCCTAATTCAGGAACATCCGCAAGACTTTATAGTTAAACAGAAGACCGATTGTTGTAAAGAATTTAATGACCATTATAAGCTTTATGGGGGGAAACAGGTCCTGCCAGTGCATTCGCTTGTGTCTAGTTTTTGGAAGCTTTGGACTCCAAATAAATTAGACCGGCTTCAAGCTCTTTGGCATCGATTGGATGATTTTTCCGCGCCGTACTGTGAAAAGTGGGGCACCAAATGAAACTGTTTGAAATCAGCAACAAAAAAGCGGCAATACTTTTCCGGTATTTTCATTATGAAAAAGACATGGAGAAACTGTTCACAGAAATGAACGTAGCAGCAAGCAAGGCGTCTCACCTTCCGGATGATTTCATTCCTGACGGCGCGTGTGTTCCTTGTGAGGAATTGGAGGCTGCTTACAACAGAGAAGGTGGAAAATATACGATTCCATTCTTTGGTGGGAATTGGCAGGGTACCGATCCGCGGGCGAAGCCTGGGGAACCGGTTCCACTTTATCTTTGGAAACATTGGGACCCGACGAAATTACAACAACTGCGCGCTGTTTGGAATCGCCTCAATGCACTAATAACAGCATATTGTCAAGAGGGCAGAAAGTTTTAGGGGAACGATAAATATCTGCTATGGACCTCTCATTCAAACAATATCTGGATAGCAAGCAAGAACTTCGGAAAGCGATCGAGAATACGCCCGTATCGATTACCGAGCATGAGGTCCGTAAATACTGTTCGATCGCTGTGGGAGACAGTAAAGAAGAGGCAAGAATTGTTGGGTTGAAGCCAAAACAAAAGCTGGTTGTGGAGTGGCGCTACGATGTTCTAGAAGATCCAACGATAGTCCACATCAAGTTTCAGAAGGTACAAGCATTAGATGAGACGGAACAATTTTCAATGTTCTGGACATCAAAGAAGTTAAAGAAGTGGTTAGCACGACACACAAAAGAGTCAGCCGGCGTTATTACGTAAAGGAAAATTTTATGGCTAAGAAACAAAAGAAGAACCAAATTCCTTTGGTTATGAAAGTTCGCAAAATCAAGCGAATGATGGATATGTACAAACCATACGGCATGATCAAAGAGGCAGAAGTGTCAGAGCGTAAGCGTGATGAACGTCTTGGCCTTTGCGAACAAGCATTGATTAAAATGTTTAAGGAAAATGCTCCTCAGGCAGCATCAAACCTTACACAGATCCTTCAGGCAGCAACGAATTTGGCGAAAAATGGAAAGCCACCTGCTGCTGTTCCTGGACACGAACAGCAAATGGTTGACATCCTGAGTGGACTTCAAGCAATCGAAAAATCCGGCGGTGGAGTAAGTCCGTTGAAAGCTGCTTACGATCAAGTTAAAGCCAAGAATAAAGGACTTTCGCCTGATCAAGCGGCGATCGATGCCATTGCGGCAATTGGTCGTTCAGCGACATCGCCCGAAGTTCAGCAATTTAAGCAGGCCGTGTCGCAAGTTCCTGATCAAAACACAGCAAATGAAGTAGCACGTCTGCATGGTTTTTATCAACAGCTAATGAATCGACTGCGTACTGCGGCACAACAGCAACAACAAGGTCAACAAGATCCACAGCAACAAGGGCAACAAGCGCCTCAGCAGGGGCAACAAGCGCCACAGCAGGGGCAACAGGCGCCACAGCAGAGGCAACAACCAGCGCCAGTACAGGCACGACCGGTTCAACCGACACGGGCGCCGGCTCCCGGTGTAGCGGGCGGCCCACGTAGACCTATGTAGTTGACTTTTACGTAAGGGTGTTTAGCATGGCCACCATCGAAACAAATGGAGGCTCAAATGCAAATTGCCAAAGATTACACTGCTGTGAACGAAGGTCTGCGTAAATTCGTTCGTCTGATTCCTCTCCGTCTTGATCCCAAAGAGGAAAAGTACATTCTGGATGAGTTTGACCTTCTGGAAGCTCTCGAAGTGATTCGAACAAAATTCCACGAAACTGTCGAAATGTTTGGGAAAAAGAAATACCGGGATACACCGTTCGACTTCTGTGAAGATGTTCGTGAAGAAATGGAAGAATGGCTGCTCGGTCACGAAGATCCGCGGCAAGCAGCGCTGCTCCGCAAGAAGAACCAACCGATGTACCATCTGGTCCTTGCCCCGGTGATCGATCTGTTTGCAAAGGGAACGCATGCACAAGCCCTTCAACAAATTGATTACGTGCTTGGTGATATCGAATACATGGTGAAGAATCACGAACACCAGGGCACTTACGATGATGCGATCATTGCTCGGGCAATGATCAGCCACGAAATTCATCAAAAGGAAGAACGACGGGTCCAAAAACGCACCGTGCGTGTGAAAAAAGAACGTCGGGTTCTCGAGGAAATTGCTGAACTGAACTTCGAATGAACCGAGAATAAGGTAGCATAAATACGGGTTTAGGCCTGTATTCATGCTACTTAATGAAATTACTCTCAACCATAATGATGCGATCGCCCACAAGGATCGGGTAGAGAAAAAGCTACGCTTTCTTCTCGGCCGCGTAATGGATTTGGCGATGGAAAGCCGAATGGAAATCGGTGAGCGGGCAAAGACTGCTCATCGCCTTGACGTTCCCGCACTATCAATTCCTCTCGAAGGTGGAAAAGTTGATTGGTCTGTTCAAGCAGATCAACTTTCGGGAGTAAGAGTAAGGCCAGAAGACGACGATTATTGGCATCTCAATTCTTATTATCCAAGCACCCCCGCTGGGGAACAATTCAGAGAAGCCTTGTCGCAGTTTCACGAGACTTGGCAGGAGCTAGCTACTTTAGTTGGTGGGCACAACATCCACCTGCACCAGGCTCGTTTCGCAAAGGATAACACATGAGCACGTTTGATCACCGTAGTGATGCCCCAAACATGCTTCGATATGAGTCGTTGAACATTACGCTCAAAGTCGAACGAACAAGTAATTCAACGGCACGAATCAGTTGGAATATTCCGACACCTGCTGCTGGCTGTACGGCAGAAACACAGGCATACTGTGGCATTGTTGTCACAGCAGATAACACAGCACCTGATATTTCGAAGCTGCCCATCAATGGAGAAGTCTATACATCCGATCCAACAATTGATCGAAATCTTTTTGCAGGCGACAAGCTTGGTACAGCCCTTGTTGTAGGTGCGTTCTACCAAGATCGCACAACGACATTCTTTGACATTACGGGCCTTACACCGAACACACCACTATATGTTTCGGGCTTTCCTGTTGACTGTGAGTTTCGCTACTTTCAAGAAGGTGTTCACGGCTTTTCTTTGGACTTTAAAGGCCCAAAGACAGATGCAACATCTTCAACACAAGCCGTTTTGCTCGTTAAAAATGATGGAACACAGGGCGTCTTGCCAACTGACTACACAGGTTTGGTCAACAATGTCGAATATACATTCTCTGCGTCGCTAGGTCTGGGTTCTCTAGCTTCACAACCACATATTCCACTTCCGCCGTCCGCGTGTATTTCGAAACCGACGACGTTTGAAGTCAAGATTCAGGGCGAAGATGCTCTAACGTATGCTGATCTTGTTAATGCTATCAATGAACAATTTGGTTTGCTCACAGGATGCCCTGCAAGCCCACTACCACCGAATGCTGGGGTGTATTACTGGAATGCTGTTGCTCAGAAACTGTATCAGTGGGATGGCTACACACTAAACGAACTTCCTGTCTATGTTCAACCAACAGCTCCTAACCTAATTGCCGTCGGAACATATTGGTACAAATCATCGATCGACATACTATATCGTTGGGATGGTGTTGCCTGGATCGTTCAAACTGTCATTAAGTTTTCGACCGATCCAACACAACCAATTTGCGATAAAACAATCTGGTATGACGGTACCTCAATCCATAAGTGGAATGGTCTAGCGTGGTGTGATGTTATTACGTATGTAAACACTCTGGATCCTTCGCTGCAATATCCGGCACCGTGTGGTTCGTACTGGTACAAAGCCTCAACGAAGCAGATGTATAAGTGGGACGACAATCTTGATATCTGGCTCTTGACCAACGTTATCAAGTCAACGGTCGATCCAAGTGCTTTGCCGGTTGGTTTCTACTGGTTCAACACAACAACGATGACGTTGTATCAGTGGAATGGTATTACATGGGTTGCGCAGGTAAACGTTCGTATTCAAGAAACAACACCTACACTTCCTGGCCCTGGTACGTATTGGTATAATCCTATCACAGAAGTCCTGCAACAGTGGGACGGCGTAATGTGGGTCCTTCTACCAGACGTAATTACGTTCGGTTCCGACCCACGCAACCGAGTATCGTGCGACTTGTGGTGGAATACAATCACAGACGAGTTGTTTGTTTGGAACAACGTATCGAACACATGGGTGCTTGTGAACGATTTCTTCCAGCAAGAAACCGATCCAACCATTCCTCCAACGATCACAGAAGGCTCTTATTGGTTGAATCCAATTACACTTGTGATCTATGTGTGGATAAATGGTTGCTGGGTGCAGACGGAATATATTTTCTTGCCTGTGGATCCATCAACATTAATGCCAACCGGAACAGTATGGTTCGATGGAACGAACTGGTACTACTGGGATGGTGCAATGTGGGTTCCGTTCATCCCAACGATTTCTGAAATTGATCCATCGTTGATCGCAGCTGGCACATATTGGTTCAACACAATGAACAACACACTGAACCTTTGGAACGGTGCAACGTGGGTGAACCTAATGTATGTCACAGTTCCACCAACACCACTGAAAGGTGATTGCTGGTTCAACCAAGGTGATAATCAAGTGATGACATGGGACGGCACACAGTGGGTCGTGAGCCCTGGAATTGCAATGGTTGAGCTCGATTGCAATGGCAACTTATTGTTCACAGACACAAACATGGGCAGCTCGTCCTTTATTTCTGTCGATGGTCGTGTGTTAACAAATTCATTGGAGTTTGGTTATCCTGTGTGGGTACCTGGACCTAATGGTCCTGGCACACTATGGATGTCTCTAGATGTACAAACAAGCTTTGGAAATCCGCAGCCAGGGGGAGATGAGATTTCCGGGGAACCAATGTACAAGCAATTGGGAGTTGGTACGGATGGTTCGGCGGATGAACGTCGGGAATTGATGAGTGAGATTCGTTTCCAGCTGGGATATCCAACAATTGATGTTGAGCTAATGCAAGAACAGCTCGATTACTTTATTCAAAAGGCGCTTGACGAACTTCGTGCTCGAACCGGTATTGCGTATCGGCGTGGCTACTTCTTTATGCAAATTCAGCCGGAGACACAACGCTACACCCTGTCCAATAAAGCAACAGGCTACAATAAAATTGTTCAAGTGATGGGTGTATACCGTATGACGTCAGCATTCTTGAGTTCAGCACACGGCGCTGGCGTATATGGTCAGATCGTTTTGCAACATTTGTACAACATGGGCACGTTTGATCTATTGAGCTACCACTTGATTGCTGAATATGTTGAGTTAATGGAAATCTTGTTTGCGGCCCGTATTACGTTTACGTGGAATGAGCAAACGCGAGAGTTGTTCTTGCATCATCGTTTCCCGTTTGCGGAGCGAATGGTATTGATTGAGGCGTCCGTCGAACGTACAGAACAAGACTTGTTGAGCGATCGTTGGACCAAACCTTGGATTCGTCGTTATGCCCTAGCACAATCACGTATTGCGCTTGCAGAAATTCGCGGTAAGTTTAGTACACTACCAGGTGCATCGGGAGGGGTATCGTTGAATGCTAGTGATCTTCGGTCCGCAGGCGTTGAAGAAATTGCCCTCTGCCTGAAAGACCTTGAAGATTATATTCACGACAATCCGGAAGAATACGGTAGTGGAAGCACCATGATTCTTGGCTAAGCATGAAACTTAATACGCAAACATTCATACAACGTGCAAAAGAAGTTCATGGCGACCGATACGATTATACAAAAGTAGTTTACGAAAGAAGCACAAAGAAAATCGTAATAGTCTGCCATGTTCATGGTCCGTTCTTTCAGCGACCACAGAACCACGTTAACCAGAAGCAACATTGTCCACAGTGTGCAAACCAACGCAAAGGTAAGCATGAGCGTTTTTCTATGGAGTGGATGATTGAGCGGCCAGAAAGAGCATATGCGCCAGCCTTGCTGTACGTTGCAGACGTTGGTGAGCATCTTGAGGTCGGTGTCACGACAAAAAGCATTAAACAACGCAAGACAAATAACACTGTTTGGTACTTACGTTATATGTCTTTGAAAGAGGCTCTCCTACTTGAGCAGAAAATTGAAACGGAATTGAAAGATTACTCTCTAGATCCGTTGGGATTTTCTCGTGGAAAAACAAAGCGTTTGCACAATCTCCCGGCGGTGAAAATCGCTCTGGAGCAAATACTGCCGAAAAACTGATAACCCCTATAAATAACTTCGCAGTTCATTTCTTTTTAGGAGAATAAAAAATGACAGTAACAGTTCCTAATGTTCCATCACCATTTGTTGAGGTGGACGCTACCTGGAACCGATGGGAAGAACTTGGTCTTCCTCTTCTGGCGACAGCTGGCTCTTGCCGCATCAAACTTGGTCCGAACTTTCCAGGTGGCGACTCTTCCCCAACTGGTCTAGCAAACGACGCAACCGTATACACTGCAACAGTTATTGTTGATGGTTTAACCGAAGCCGTTTCTATCGTTGGTTCCGCAGCTCAAACGATTGCTACTCTTGTAACAGAACTTAACACAGACCTATCTGCAGCAGTAGTACTTGAAGGTGACGAAATCGTTATCACAAGCACAACAACCGGTGCAGTAAGCTCTGTATTCGTGAGCGACACAGGCGCAAACTTCCTGTTTGCAGGCCTTCGTGGTGATACAAGCACAGCAACACCTGATATTGCGCACTACGGCGTAACGAACTACGACAGCACACGCGGTTGGTTCGCTATTGCTGGTTCAGTAAATCGTGTAGGTGAGAGTGTACGTGGTAATACAAAGTATTTGCTCTGGAATAAACTTCGTGATTGGACAAACCTACAGCGTGATGTTGCAGGAGTTGTTGACCGTTTCCTTGACAGTGTTGCAACATCACATCAAGACTGGGTCAACGCAGCAGCTTCTATCGCAGTCCCAACAGGCGCTCCAAGCATGTTTACGGAGACAGGATTGAGCCGCACAACAACATATGAGCTTCGTTTGAATGTAAATGGCGCTGGCAACGTTACAGTGTTTATCAATTTGGGCATTCCACAAACAACTGGTGCACCGTTTGATCAGTTGGTTGCAGCCATCAATGCAGGTATCGCAGCAGCAGGTCTTCCAGTTTACTGTGCATTCCGCGAAGGTCTTAACGCAACACAACCACCTCGTTTGTACTTCCAAGTGTTGAATTCAAACACTCCATTCACACCAACAGCAACAGGTGATATGCTTGCTGGTGCTGATTCGTCGTTGGTCCTCACAGACGGTGCATCGAACGGTATCGTTGCCGCTCTGGTAGCATTCGGTGGAGTACTTGATGCAGCGCAGGCAGGTTACGGTGTTGTGAACTTCAATCGTGTTAATGCATTAGCAGTTCTACCTGCAACAGTTCCAGCAGTTCCAGCAGGTAACTATGATGCAACAATTACTGTATCAGACAGTACTGGTCCAGTTCGCGAAACGGTCACAGTCACAGTTGCTGTAACAGCTGCTGACAGTATGACAGTTATTGCAGCAAGCCTCGAAACAGCTCTGCAAGCAGCTACAACAGATGGTGACGAGCTCGTAATCGCGATTGGTAACAAGTTCTTGATCAGTGAAGTTAACACAGGTTTCAACACACAAGTCGAAGTTACAATTCCAACAGCTGGTGTAAACCCAGACCTGTTCCGTGCAATTGCAGCCGCTCTTGATGTTGTTGATCCACGTGGCGACACAGACGTGTCAACATGGAATGTTGACGGGTTTGCAACACCTGGCGTAAACGCAGCAGTTGTAGGCTTGTCGTTCCCTGAAATGTTCAATGGTGTTTCCTACGCTAACTGGCTAGAAGTTCTAGCACGTTCGCCAGTAGGCGGCCGTCTTGGCATGGGTCAGTTCATTTTTGGTCCAACAGGTTATGGTCCGTTGTTCACAAGTGATGGTGGTTCGTCGTTCGAAAAAGAACTGCGTCCACAGTCTCGTGGCGAGTGCGTTGTTGGTATGTTGTACTGGGATGGTGCTGCATGGCGTTATTTTGTTGCTGGTGATGCAAGTCGTGTTGTAGCTAATGACACGAGCGCAGGCACAAACAACCCACCACAAACACTTGCACGTGGTCTGTAATTAGTAATTTGCTTCTCCAAGCAGCGATAAATACCCTGGCAAAACCAGGGTATTTGCGTTTTAGGGGTCTGTAAATGACTGAATCATGTGTTCCAAAAGTAGGTACGCCAAGTGCGGAGACTCCACCTCCAGTACCGACACCTACGCCACCCAGCGATTCATCCATCTTTTGTCCAGCACCAAGTGATTGGTCGACTTGTCGTCCGTGGGACTTAACGAACCAACCACGAACACAGTGCTATATCGATAGTCTCACACAAGAGGCGCTGAATATTGCTGGAGCTCAAGTTCGAGTGTTTAAGCTCCTTGGCGTCCAGGAACAAACGAAGCTTGTTGACTTGACGGGTGATGGGAATGCGATTTCGGGTGGAGACTATTCAGGATTTCCAGCAGAAAATGCCTTTACAACGTTTGCTGCCGAGTGGCGATCAGCTCAGAATGGTATTGCTGTAACGCAAACAGGATATCTAGGCTACGACTTTGGTATCATTAAGATCTCAACGGGTCGAGCTCGTTACGGTATTGACACGAGTATTCGTCAGCACATCACAACTATTCGAATCAAGCAAGGGAGTAATGCGGCCAATCGTGTAACGAAGGTTCGTGTGGAACGAAGTGATACAGGCACAACGTGGTATGGGGTCGCCATCATCAATCTACCCGACAATGATAAATTGAATACGATTCATTTCAAGCATTCTGTTCCAAGCCGATACTGGAGACTCCGACCACTAGCTTTCAACGGAGCGACGTGTGATACAACTGGAGGCGTTCCTGGTGACTGGTGGACTGTCAAGGCACTCGAATTGATTGATTATCAATTGACACGAGAGGATAACAATCAAGACAAGGTGTTGTTTGAAATTCGCGATCGCCGCTATGCAACACAGGCAGTTACACTGAAAGGTTATTACGATCTAGTAAACGTGGCGACAGACTTAGCGAAATTTGGTATTGAGATTCCTGCGTCAACGTATCAAATTAAGATGAATTTCAATGCTTGTGTTGGTTTACTTGGTCGTCCAATCATCATTGGAGACCATATTGAGCTCCCAAGCGAAACACAGTATACACCTGAATTAAAACCAATCAAGCGTTTTCTTGAAGTAACTGACGTCACATGGGATCCGAACTCTTATACGCCTGGTTGGCAACCAACAATGCTTCTCGTGACAACTCAGCCAGCAATGCACACACAAGAAACACAAGACTTGTTTGGTGATCTTGCTGCGAATGTTGATTCGTCTGGATTGTTTGACAATGATGACGGCAATCATCCAATCGATCAAGACTACAGCGACATTTCACAAACAATTCACAATGAAGCTCTGACTGAGGTTGCAGAACGTGGAAGCGAAGGGTCAAATACTGTTCGCCGCTTTGAGCCCGACGAGCTGGAAACAGCAGCACAAGATGGCTTCCCACAATTGAATAAGATTGGATTGCATCCAACAGGCTTGTATGTTGAAGATGCTATTCCGGAAAACAATGCTCCGTATACGGAGGGAGTAGTTCTACCTGGAACGGGTGTTGATAAGGAATATTTCCGCTTGATTTATACGGGTCTAGCAAAAGATGTTCCGGCGCGTTTGTATCGGTGGGAGGACGCCAAGGGATACTGGGTTTACATGGAAACAGATCGTCGCGCTCAATACAACTCCGAGAAGGCAATCCTTGATGAATATCTCGTTGCTCCCGGTAAGAAATCTGCTCGGGAGATTCGATGATGCACATAAAAGATGTAATCCTCCCTATGTATATTCGGCATCGAGTGGAGAGCTTGATTCAAAAGTTTGGCCCCCGAGCCGTAAAAGAGATTGATCAAATTCAAAAGGACCTAGAAGAAAAACACGACCTCCTTAGTAAGAAACGTGAGTATTATCATGATCGTTTTTCTGATGAAATAGACAGCGATGGAAAACAGGCCTTCGATCTTCGTAGTGACTTGGAGTTAATCAAACTCCAAATTTACGACGTGGATACTACGCTCGAGGACATCATCTATATACAGAAGTGGATCCTGGACACAAAGGAAAGGCTCGCTCTGCAAAAGGGACTCTAATGCCAAATTATTACAAAAGGACACAACAAACTGGACGACCAACACTGGCATATTACTACGATCGTCAGTTGCGTAGTTATATTCTGCAGTTTATGGCGATCTTTACTGGCCTTCAGGTTAGCGTTGGAAAGCGACAGACTGGGACCACTGATGTCGAAAACTGCGATGGCACGACAACGACGGAGCCTGTTGTTGAAGACAATCGTTTAATTACAGTTCCGATTCATTATGGCCACAAAGATCGAGTCATGGCAGCGCTCAAGGCCGAAAACACACAGAACAAGCTGTTGCGTCTCCCAATAATGAGTGCATACATGAAGGATCTTGACTTCCTAAAGGAATATCAAGCAGGAATTGGCATGCAACGTCGTACGACATATGCTCCAACAGGTGGATTAATTCCTGATGATGTGAAAGTCGTTCATCAACGTCGTGCATTTCCGTTCGCGCTTGGATTGGATCTTGAGTTGTACGCAAGCAATACAGATCAACACTTTCAAATGCTCGAGCAGATCCTTATGATCTTCGATCCAATGTTGCAAATTCAAACGAGTGATTCACTGTTTGACATGGGAAAAATCACGCATGTTGAATTGACGAATATAGCAATGAATACGAACTTTCCGTCGAATCAAGATCGGCGAATCATTCAAAGCACACTGACGTTTAAGATGCCAATCTATTTGCAATCTCCAGCCGATGTTCGTCGTGATTTCATCGAAAAGATTTTCATGCGAATTGGGGTTGTCAATACAGCTACTCAAAACAGTTTAGACATCATTGAAGAACTGGATGCCCAAGGAATAACAACACCTGTTCAAGGGGTAAACACAGCTGCAAATACGTGGACGGTTCTTGGTAATTTTACGACGAATCTAGAGGCGGGAAACACGATTCAAATCTCCCAAAACACTGGTTTGGTTGATACTACGCCGTTTACTGTTGTTTCCGTGGCATTGGTAGGTTTGAATACAGAAATTGTGGTTCAGGAAACAATCCCTGCATTCGCTACCCCTAATGGTCTATGCAGAATGCCGAACAATTACCAGCTAATTATGGATGTGGGCGATCTGACCGTTCAATGATGTTTTTCATGCTGTTCAGGGGCACTTTTCCTAAATAAGATCAGAACAATAGCCTTTTTAGGAGTCTACTATGGCAAATTTGGTCTCCCCTGGTGTCCAAGTTACAGTCACGGATGAAAGCTTTTTCATTCCTGCTGCTGCTCGTACTGTTGCAATGCTTTTCCTTGCAACGGCTGACGAAAAGAAGCAAGCTGATGGCGTAACAGATGCGGCAGGTACATTTGAGAGCAATGTAATTCGAACAATTACATCCTTGAAACAAAGTACCGAACTATATGGTATTCCACGCTTCCTTGAAGACGATCAAGGCCGTCCGCTAAATGGCGATGCACGTAATGAATATGGTCTCTTTGCCCTGAATCAATACCTTGGCATCGGTGATCTTGCATATGTCATTCGCGCAAATGTCAACTTGAACGACAACCTCGACGATCTTCGTGCTCTGTGGGATCAAAAGATGCAAGAGGCTGCATTCGTTCTTGAGAACATTACAGCACAATACATCAACGAATACAACACAAGCAATGGTTATACACCAGCTTCTGGTGCAACGGCAGGTTTTCAGCGTGCAAACTTTGCTGCGTTGACAATCCCAGCAACACTAACAAACCTTCCTGTTGGTACATATAGCTTGCGTGTAGTTGTTGATGGTGTTGCTATCACAGGCTCTATTACAGACGTCCAGGCAACAACATTTGCCGGTTTAATTGCTCGTATCAATGTGATTTTGGCAGGCACAGCAACAGCAGCTTTGTATGCTGGCAACGTAGCACTCCCAGCTGGTCCGGGTGATAACATTCGTATCACAAGCGTAACAACTGGTTTGTCATCAACAATCGAAATCGATGTAACGTTTACGGGCTTTGGTGCAAACGTTTGGACGGCAATTGTTGGCCCACCAGGATTTGGTGGTCTTGGCCCACAGGTACGTGGTAATACATTGTACAAATACACCGTCACATCCGCAGAAATGTTGTCACTGGCCGAAAGCGCAACGGCGCCAATTTGGCAAATGTTCTCATTCAGTCGTGGTGTTCCACTGCTGCATGACGACTTCTTTGATGACCAAACGGCAGCTCCTCTAGCTGTGTTCCCGAACGGTTACGATCAGCCACCAGTTCCACCAGGATATCTTGGCATGGCAGGCATTGCAGCAGCTTGGGTTGCGGGTATGCTTGGCTCAACACCAGGTCGTGAAACTGAATGGACACCAACAGAAGCCTCGAATACACTTCTTGGTGCTGAAGATGACTTCAAGTACACAATTGAATTCTTGAACAAAACAAGTCTCGGTGCAAACGATGCAGCACGTCGTACAGCTATTGTTACGGCACTGCAAGCTTCGATCAACAGCAACACTGACATTCGTGGTGAAACATACGAATACAACTTGATTCTTTGCCCAGGATATCCAGAAACAAGTGACGAAATGTTTAACTTGTGTATCGATATTCAGGAAGAAGCAATGGTTGTAGCAGATACACCATTCAACTTGAATGCAGATGATGTTGTGGCATGGGCAGCAACAACGGCACGTACAACCTCTCGTGATGTTGCATATTACTATCCACACGGACTGGCGTCAAATCTTGACGGTAAGAACGTGTTCATTGCTGCATCAGGTACAGCACTACGTACGATTACATACAGTGATGAAGTCTCGGAATTTTGGTTTGCACCAGCAGGTACACGACGTGGTCTAGTTTCGGGCGTTACAGATGTTGGCTACGTAACGGGTACTCTAGGAACAGCTACAACATTCACTCCAATTGCCCTCAACCAGGGCCAGCGTGATAACTTGTACAAATATTTCACGAACATCAATCCGATTACATTCTTCCCGGGCCGCGGCATTCTTGTCTGGGGCCAGAAAACATCGGCACCGGATGCAAGTGCTCTCGACCGTATCAACGTTGTACGTTTGGTTATGTACGTCAAGCGTCAGCTGCGCAAGAACACAATGAGCTTTGTGTTTGAACCGAACGATCAGCTGACGCGAGATAACTTGAAGGCGGTTGTTGACGCATTCTTGGGCGACTTGATTGTTAAACGTGGTTTGTATGACTTCGCAACGGTTTGTGATGAAAGCAACAACACTCCTGATCGTATCGATCGAAACGAGATGTATATTGACGTGGCGCTGAAGCCAGTACGTGCAGCTGAATTTATTTACATCCCAATCCGCATCGTTGCAACAGGTGCAGAGATTTAATAGGAGAAAAACGTGGCAACAATTAATGACATCGGAATTCCAGAAGTTGGCAGCGGTATTCTCCACCCTATGCATAAAAACCGTTGGCGAGTCACATTCGCTAACATGGGTGGCGGTACTCCTAGCGTCCCTGTGTCGATGCAGTGTATTCGCGTTACACGACCAAAGCTAACTTTTGCAAAAATCGAACTACACCGCTATAACTCAATTGCTTACATCGCTGGTAAGCATTCATGGGATCCAATGACACTGATTGTTCAGAGCGATGTAACGGGCACAGCAGCAGCCGTTATCCAGGCTCAACTACAGAAACAACAGTGGTTGATTGGTGCGGAAGGTCAGTGGCTTGCAGCAGCTGGTGAAGGTAGCCTGTACAAATTCGTTACGTACATCGATCAGCTTGATGGTAACGAGCAAGTTATTGAGAAATGGACCGTTGAAGGTTGCTGGATTGAGAATGCAAACTTTGATGAAAACGATTATTCGACTGGTGATCCAATTCAGATCGAACTATCCGTCGCGTTCGACCATGCACGTCAGCTTCTTGGTGGATATGCACAAGGTCCTGGTGTTGCAACAGGTGGTGCAGGCCGTTAATAGCAGTCTTGTCCCTGCGAAAAGGCCGGTTTTTCCGGCCTTTTCCTTTTGTAGAGGGGTGTTCCGAAGATTGATCCAAACGGTACTAGAATCGATTACTCTTAGTAGCATTTTCTACCTTGGGTAAGATTTGTAGATTCTCCGCAATATGCAAACCGCAGACGTTCTTCCCTCGCAGAGGAATGATATGATCAACCTCATAAGGTTGTCCCGTTTCTTCTGTTAATCGATACGCTTCTTTGTAAGTGGCTTCGATTGCTGAAACATCGGCCCAAACAGGCTGAGCTTCACGGCGACGTGCGCAATACTTTCGAACACTCAAACGCACTTTCAAACGATTTTCCTTCTTCCACTCTTTCGTGCGTTCAGGATTCGCTTCGGTCCAATCAGCGTAGTAGGCCATTGCTTTCGACCGATTTGTCGGATCTTTCCGCCAACGCTGACGTTGTGCCACACGACATTCGTGACAAATACCATCGGAAACGGCGATCGGTGCAGGTATGTGTCCGTGTTTACAGGACTTGCCTGTATAGAAGAACCTAAGTCCTTGTTGTTTCGCTTCGTGGCGAGAGATGATTTGCATCACGTTATTTAGAGCGGGTAATAGCGCATAAATACAACAAAAGGAAACTTTGGTGGCAAACGATCCTCGTGCAAACACGCAATTATTCAAGCCTTGTCCCCCTTCTTATCTGGGCAAAGCAGGGGCAATTATTGCCGATTCGCAAAGCCAACGACAAAAAGCATTCAATGCTTTGGGAAAGGTTGGTGATCTAGAGATTCTAAACAACAAAACGCTGTTTGGATCGACTGGTTCGCGTGTTGGTCAGGGACTTCGAACTCTTGCAAGTATTTCGAATAGCGTCCGTACTGGTTGTGGTGCTCTTCCAACCGTAATTGGCGGCGCTGTGGGAACGGCACTTGACACGGGGGCAAATTGGGTTCTTGAAAACGTTGGTTTTAGTAAAACAGCCGTTGATCAAGCGCGATACTTCAACCCAGGTATTGCAAATCAGGCGTACGGTCAAGCACAACAAATTTATCAGCGAGTTAAGCAGGGAAACTTTAATTTCAACAGCATTCCGAGCGTGTTGCAAGACTTTCAAAACCTTGAGCGTCTTGTTCGAAACATTTACACACCGCCAAAGTCTGTTCAGTCGAAGTTTAAAGACATTTGTGAAGCATCTCCATATGCTGTTGACTTTGTGTTTCGTGCTCCAAAGTATAAATTTTTGTTCTTGGTTCAGTTCATCTACAGCTCCGGTTATTCTGGTCTGGATGGATTGGATTTTACGTTCATGGTCAAGAAATCATCTCGTCCGCACGTTAATGTTGAAATGGAAGACGTCAACTACTACAACTTCCGGTCAAAAGTAATTACAAAAACACGGTTTGATGATATGACGATGTCATTCCACGATGATGGTTTGAACTTCGCAACTCGTTTCTACGCAGCATATTTAAAGGCAACCGCACCTATTGCTAACCTTCGTGATTCAGCAATGTTTTCTGATGCGGAAAATGACGGTATGAATTTTGGCACCGAGTCCACGAATACAATTCTCAATCCAGAGCTGGCACAAATTGATCCGATTGGTATTCCAGGAAACTTCTACACAGGAACACGTGGTCCTCTCGTAGATGATAATAAGCAAGTGATTCGAGAGATTCGTTTGTTCCACTTCTTCGACTGGGGACAGAAGATGAATGTGTTCAAGTTCTTTAATCCGCGTATCACGCAACTGAATCTTGATGATGTTGATATGGCTGCAGGAAATGAAGTTAACGATCTACAAATCACATTTAACTATGACAGCGTGTACGTTGATACGGACATTCCAATCGATAATAAAGAATACAGCATCGAAAGCCAGCAGCGTGCTGCATTCTATGTCTTGAAGAATGTTAAGGATGGAGCTTCGAGTGGTCCACAAAACATTGGTATAACTAAAGAGCAAGCACCGCGAGCACCTGGAGCATGTAATGCTCCAGGCGTACAAAATACCTCGATACCACCAACCGGACCTGTTGGAGCTGGTGGAGCAGTAACGAACAGTACTGTTCCAAGTCCATTAGGCGCGGTTGTGTAATATGGTTCTACGAAAAGTCTCTTTTGGACATTTCAAACAAGGCCTATACACACTAAAGAATCCAACTAAGTATGTTGGGGATTCATCTAAGATCGTGTATCGTTCCTCATGGGAGCTCCATTTACATCAATTTTTTGACAATAACGCCCATGTTTTACGTTGGTCTAGCGAAGAAATTGTTGTTCCTTACGTTAAACCAACGGATGGGAAGATTCATCGCTACTATCCAGACTACTGGGTTGAATTTCGTAACAAACAAGGTAAAATAGTACAAGAGTTGATTGAGGTCAAGCCTCATAAGCAGACGAAGATGCCTCGAGCAAGCTCTAAGCAAAAAGTGGTAGAAAGCGTTGAGTTTGCGATAAATATTGCAAAGTGGAAGAGTGCGCAAGCTTATGCCAAGCAAAATGGCATGACCTTTCGTGTAGTTACGGAATTATCGATTTTCAAATGAGGGCACTATGTTTTCTCTTCGTGAAGCGCTTCAATTTCTTGGTGAAAACCGTGTTGAATACATCGCATCGAAGCAAGGCGAGGCAATTCAGCAGGCCTATAAACAGGATACGGGTCCAGGGAAGCCAAAGAACCTAGGAAATACAGAAGACATTCTAAAGTGGTTGGCAAAGGCCGATCCAAGCGCTCAACACGAAAATTTGCAATGGCTTGCAAATCGTTATATCAAGAATGATTTCTCACTTGAAGATATCTTGCGCGTAAAGCACGAGATACAGAACTTTCACGCCGTTCGTCCATATGTCAAGGACAAAAGTCTACTCCAGTATGACTTCAACCGCCTTGATAAGGAGATCGCTCCGTTAGCACAAAAGCTACCAGCTATTCTTGCGCGCTATCAACAGGAAGTACAAGGTGGTGCTCGTATGGCACCAAGCGTGAAGGGATTTGGATCAGCACAGGAAGTCATGAAAGAATTGCTGCGGGCTGACCCCACACCGGATAAACAGTTCATTATGTGGATGATGGACCAATACACAAGTGGGAATATCAGTATTGGCAACCTCAAAAAAGTCAAAGATGACCTCACAGATTTGATGGCAAGCGATGCCCTGAAAGGAACGGACGTCGCAAAGTTAACGCCACGTCAGCTATATGATCTTTTGACAAAGTCGGGGCCACAAAAGAAACTTGGCACGTGGACGCCAACCAGTGAAGAAAAAGCAATGATGGACAAGGGAGAGTTTCGTCTTGTCTATGCAGACGACCAAGTGCGAATCTTTACACCAGAAACGCACAAAGCATCACGCTATCTTGCTGGTCATTCACCGTCGCCCCATGCTCCAGCCGCCAACTGGTGTACAGCTTGGGACCAAGCCGGACAGTTTCATTCATACAGTCGTGCTGGGAAGTTGTACATCGTACACACGCCTGATGGTAAGTACCAATTCCACTTTGAGCACCAACAATTCATGAATTCACAGGACCGTCCTGCTGAACTCGGGGCATTGATTGAGCGCTATCCACAAATTGGAGACGTGTTTAAAGACCTTGCAACGAAGCATGGTGTTCTTGGACTGATCCGCAACCCAGGAGAAGATGCAATGATGGCGGCCGTCACAAAACGGGCCGATCGCATCAAGGAACTACGTCCAGGGATTCTGACACCGAAGATCGTTCGTGCCGCTATGGACAACGTCGAGAAGTACCACTTGAAAGATGTGTTTGGATACATCAATAAATTCCGTCCCGATTTGGTGACGCCGGAAATCAAATTGCTTGCTATCAAAGCAGATCCCGCTTCGATCAAGAGTATCAATCCAAAAGAATTGAAGCAAGAGGAAGTCAAGGCTGCTGTTGCTGGTAAGGACCCAGCAGCTGTCGTTGATGCATTCCGCTGGTTGGAAGAAAAACGGGCCGACCTCGTTACGGACGATGTTCGAGAAGATGTACTTCGTAAAGATGGTTCTGTACTGACAACCATTGGCAAGAAAGCAACCAAAGGAATGGTGGCTGCGGCATTTGAAGACACAAATACAGAAAAAGCATGTGCGGCCTTTGCATATGCAATGGAAAACATGCCGGATAAAGTTACGGATCCACAAATCACCAAGATGGCCGGCCGCACTCGTTTTGCTCTGAAGAGTGTTCCAGAAGAACGCCAATCAACTCAGGCAATCACAGCAGCACTAGACAATGATCTTGGAGCGTTCTCTCATATTCTTAATCCAAGCGAAGATGTGATCGTGAAAGCACTTGCTGAAGGTCCATTCATGTTGAAGGATCGATTTGGCCGAAAAGACGCAAAAGGACGCAACAAAGTAACAACTGCCTTGTTGAAGCGTGTTGCTGATATTGCACCAAAGGGTCTGCTACATGAACTTGGCGGATTCGATACAGCGAAGCATCTCCCACCAAATATTGACCTCGAGCAAGTGATTGTCTATGCCTTGTCAAAAGATGGACAAGGCTTGACCTATGTTGAGAAGCAAACACCAGAAATGATTCGGACAGCTGTTGAACAATCTCCGGATGCGTGGCGCTATGCCGACAAGAAAGTCCTAACGAAAGATCAGTACGAAACTGAGAAAGGTGGCAAAAAAGCCAAGAAAAAATAATGGACATCATTAAAAAAGAAAAACCAATCGTCCATCCAATGGAAGAAGTGCTCGGTATCGAAGAAGGCACGACAGTTGCTGAATTCGAGGAGATTGTTCCGTCCATTCCTATTCCTGCTCCTGAGTACGATGCAAAAGATGAAGAAATTGAGGGGAAGCTTGAGGAGATTTACGCCTTTGCGATGGCAAAGGTGGGAGCAGTTGCAGATCAAATTGACCTGGTTGAAGGAAAGTACAAGGCTCGTTTAGGAGAAGTCACTGCTACAATGCTTCAAGTCGCGCTTGGTGCTGTTCGAGAGAAGCGTGAACATAAGAAGCATAAGGACACACATTCATTACACACGGTTGAAGCGACAACTCCACGAAAAATAACACAAAACAACCTTGTTGTTTCGCGTAATGAGTTGCTTGACATGCTTCGTAAAAAACGCGAAGGATGATTTTACTCGAAATTGCCGAGCAAATTGATGAGTCAACCAAAGAACAACGAATTGCGAAGGGGGCCGAGGCTCAGAGACGCGTTAGAGACGAACTGAAACTACGTTTTGGCCGAGACATCAAAAAGATTCATGTTGCTCGAGTTGGTAGTAAATGGTTTGACATCTCCGCTCGAATTAAAAACGTTCTCCAGAAGGTTGAAGTCAAGGCACTCACGGCAAGCAAGCCGTATTTTGCTTTTTTCGACACGTATGTGCACAAAGGCTCACACAGTCCAACGCTTGATGAACTCACTGCCCGCGTCACAAGCGGCAAGTACAAGATGTTCACTGATGCTGTTGAGAACGAGCCGCGAGGTGGCTTTCCGTGTGACAACAAGCCTGATGTACCGAAATTTGGACGGGTACCAGCAATTCTGAAAAAGATTACTGACTCTCACGTCCTCACGTTTGTTCGCGCTCGTCTGCTTGACGACCTCGAGAACAAAGGGATCACATATCTCGCCATCTACAATCGAACAACACAAAGCACCTCCTACTATCATATTTCAGGGGAAAATCAACTTGATGCCCCGAAACTACCTCACTTCCGTAAGATCTATTTTGATACGTACGGTGCACCGAGCGAGTGTGCAATGCGTGTTGTCGTAAGGATTTCTCTGTAATTTCCTCTGTAAATACGGGGTATGACTAGAAAAAACATTTACATCAAACCTGCGCACCAGGTTGAAGAATACAGTGAAGACGCGATCGTTGAGTTTGATAAATGTCTCAACGATCCTGTGTATTTTATCACCAACCATTGCAAACTCCAGCACGGCGTAAAAGGCGAACAAGAGTTCAAGCTGTTTCCATATCAAGAACGAATGATTCACGGGTTTCAGGAGAACCGATTGGTGATCGTCCTTGCGGCAAGACAAGTTGGTAAACCCCTGTGGATTGAAGAGGAGATTCCGACACCAACCGGCTACAGAAAAATGAAGGATCTAGAAGTTGGCGATTATGTATTGAGTGCACAAGGGAAACCAACAAGGGTTATCGCAACCTCGCCGACTCATTCCAACAAAGATTGTTATGAAATATATTTCTCGACAGGAGAAAAAATCGTTTGTGATGCGGAGCACTTGTGGGACGTGCAAGATAATTATGCGACGCCACGTGGAAAGACTCGCACGCTTTCAACACAACAGCTTGTTGCTGTAGGCTATTTGATTTCTAACAAGCGAGGTTATACAGAAGGTCGTTTTTCCATTCAGACAACGGAACCACTAACGCTTCCTAACCAACAGCTTAAAATTGATCCATATGTGCTCGGAGCTTGGCTCGGAGATGGAACGGCAGCAGCACCAGAAATAACAAACCACATTAATGATCACATGATTATTGAACAAGTACAGCAACATTATAAACTTGGTCATGTGCGAGAAACAACGTCCGTGGGAACAAAGACATATTATTTTAGGGATTTACAACCAATCCTAAAACAAATTGGAGTATTCAAGAATAAGCACATTCCAATCGAATATCTTCGAGGATCATACGAGCAGCGACTTGCACTTTTACAGGGATTAATGGATACGGATGGCTACGCCAATAAAAAAACAGGTGTCTGTGAAATCACATTTACGAATCAACACCTTTGCAACGATGTGCATGAACTAATTTGTACGCTGGGACTTAAACCAGTAATACATGAACGACACATTCACGGTAAGATGCCTCATACACGATGGACAATTAATTATACTCCGTATAAATCACAGTGTGTGGTTTTTCGACTACAACGAAAGTCGAATTATCAGAAAAATGCCCCCCATTACCGACGTGCAACAAGCACTCGCCGCCGAACGATTACAAAAATTGAGAAAGTAGCGTCCGTGCCGGTTCGTTGTATTACAGTCGATAACGCAGATCATTTGTATTTGGTTGGTCGCTCGATGATTCCAACGCACAATAGCTGGACAGCCGGTGCTTACATGCTTTGGTATGCCATGTTCAACAAAGACAAAACGTGTATCATTGCTTCGAACCGTGAGAAAAATGCGTTGGAGATGATCTTCCGTATTCGTTATATGTATGAGCGTCTTCCACACTGGTTGAAAGCAGGTGTGCTTGATGATGGATACAACAAACACAGTTTTTCGTTTGAAAATGGATCACGTATCATTTCAGAAGCAACCAGCGACAGAACAGCTCGTGGTGGAACAGCGTCGTTGCTGTTCCTCGATGAGTTTGCGCACGTCCGCGACAATATTCAGGAAGAATTCTGGACATCGGCCGCACCAACGTTTGCAACAGGTGGTTCTTGTATTATCTGCTCAACACCCAATGGCGACACAAACCGTTTTGCACAGTTGTGGCGCGGAGCACAGATTTCTCAATCGCTGTTGCACCGAACAAAACTCGAGGACCCCATCGAAGCGGTAACAGGAAGTGACTTCATTCCTGTTGAAGTAAAGTGGGATGAGCCCCCGGGCCGGGATGAGAAATTTCGCGAGGGAGAAATTCGGAAAATTGGTGAGTTGAAATGGCGCCAAGAATATGAATGCGAGTTCTTGTCGGGTGATCCGGTACTTGTTGATCCAGTTGTTGCAGCCCAGTTGACGCGATCCGTTCAGGGACTTAAACCGTTTGCCGTCATCCAAGACATCGTTTTGTTTTCGAAACCACAACCAGGGCATGTATACTTAATAGGAGTTGATCCAGCAACGGGCACTGGCGAAGACTTTACAGCATTTACTGCTTGGGAGTTTCCAAGCATGAAGCAGATTGCGGAATATAGATCAAATACTTCATCGTCCGTGACGGCATACCAATCCTTGAAGAAGATGATACGAATCTTTGAGAAAAGCGAAGCGAGTGTATACTTCTCAATCGAGAACAATGGTGTCGGAGAGGGAATGATTGCCCTTCAGGAAGCCGATGAGTCGCCTTGCGAAAGTGCGGAATTTGTCAATGAACAAGGCAAAAAGCGCCGGGGAATGACGACAACAGGCAAGACAAAAATTCGCGTATGTTTAGCATTCAAGGAAATGATTCAGCGCCGAACAATGGAAATACTTTCGCCAGCAATGATTACAGAAATTAAGCACTTTGTTCGCCGTGAAGGAACGTACAAGGCAAAGCAGGGCGCTACTGATGACTTGATTTCAAGTGCATTGATTGTTCTTCGGCTGCTCGAAGAAATCTCATCATTCGATCAAGATGCTTACGACAAGATCTTTCGTCCAGAATATTTTGAGACTGGCGAGGTGGAAGATTTTGATGAGAGCTACGAACCCGACCCCATTGTAATATAGCCCTAAATCGCGTAAAATCTGCTAAATATTCAATTTGGGGCTACCATGTTGCTCAACGAGATAGCGGAACGTACATTATACATGCCTATTGCACCTTCGGGGGCAGGCAAATCGACAATGTACAGGAAACTCCTAACAAAACATCCTGATCTTCAAGTGTTTTCGTTGGATGCACTTCGCCATGCATGGTATGACCCTAATGACTATGCGAAAGCATGGCAAGCTTCCCAAGACGATAAAGAATTTGCTAACAAAGCGCGTCAGGAGTATGTGAAGGCCCTTCAATCTGGGAGGGACCTGTACGTTGATAACACGAATCTAACGCCAAAAACGCGCCGTTGGTATCTCGAACAAGCAAAAGCAAACGGCTACAAAACGGTCGCTCTCACTTTTCCAAATGTTGACCTAGATACTTTGATCCGTCGTCAAGAAACACGTGGCGATAAGAATGTTCCTGCTGGTGCAGTCCGCCAGCAATTCTTCTCGCTGAAAGGTCCTGAAGAAGACGAATTTGATGAGGTAATCACTGCGTAAATGACAAAGTCAATAACAATAAGAGGAGCACGACTCCTCAAAGTCCTCAACGAAGACGTAACATATCCTGGCTTGTATCGCGAAATTCAGCGAGGATTCCCAACAACCAAACGTCGTGAGCATGCAACCCACGAAGTTGCTGTGTCGAAAATGCAGTATGTTCCGGTTGCTCGTGGACTGCAAGTCAATGCACAAGCCCGTAGCAATACTCACGACTATGCACCATCAATTCTGTTTCTAGATGTTGCTTACGATCCCGACGAAACAGCAGGTGGTACCTCGTTTACGGGATCTGATGGTAAGGTTCGACATATGCAACCTATCGACTTGACAATGAGCACGTGTAAAGTCAAGTGCAATTGTCTTGACTTCTTCTATCGATTTGCTCAAACCAACTACGACGACGATGCTTTACTTGGTAAGAAGCCGCCGCTGTACAAACGCGTACCAGGATCAACACGAGATTCAGCCAATCCGCAACACGTACCAGGCGTTTGTCGCCATCTTATTAAAGTTGTTGAACTACTTCGACGATATGGAATGGTCAAATGAACATTAACGAAGTTGTTCGATATGTTGAGCGCAATAAATTGCCACAAGACAAAGAGTGGTTGCGTGGCCGTATCTTTGATCTTATTGACGAGATGACTCATCTACGAGACGTGGGTGTGCATAAGGCGAACGAATATCGAAACTGGCGAGCAGGAACACTTTCGGGCGCTCCCTTTGTAGCTGGCGGTACAGTCGTTGGAGTGCCGTTTCCAAACATCGAAAATGCCGCTTGGCAGCTGGCCCGGCGTAATCTGGACATGGATATCATTGAGGCGTTGACTAAACTTTATGAAATTGGTCATATCTCGATGACAACATTTCCAGGACACGAATCATTTGTACGCGTCAGCCACCGGTATAAAGTTGCAAAAGAAGATCTCGAGCGAACCCTTCGCGCGTACGGCCGTTTCTTGAAGAAATCGTGATTGGTTCCTTCCGAATTTTTACGCTCTATAGGGGCAAAGGTTAACGCTTCTTCCGATCCTGTTTCAGCAGATCTTTCACCTTCTGAGCCTTCTCATTCAGCTTTTGTTTAGTTTCAAGATCAGGTTCAAGCCCTTCGATTAGGGGTTTCCCGTCAACGTGTTTGAATAAGAAGCCAGGTTTTGCAGGCTTCTTATTTTTCCCAAGTGTTTCTTTGATAACTCGTTCCGCTATATCCTCTGGATCTTCCGGTTGTTCTTCTTGTTCTGGGGGTGTACGCTTAAATAGTTTAAATTGATTTACTTGCTCATCCTCAGGCATACGACGATGTTTACTTTTCATTCGCTCGTCACCAGCTGGATCTTCCGGAGGGAATTATGGCGTGAGAAGCGCCGTCGTTGGAGCAGACTGGCCATCAAGATTGCCAGCGGCTTGGGCAGCACGCTCCTCTACCTTCTCATCTTTCTTGTCCTCTTTAGCATCCTTGGTGTCTACTGGATCTTCCTGCTTCTTTTCTTTCTCGCTTGTTTGATCTTCTTGCGATGATTGGCGAATATTTGCCGTCACTTTGGGTTTCGAAGTATTTGAAACACTGACTTCTGGATCTTTGAGAAGGATTAGATTCCCAGCAGCCGGTTCAAAGTAATAGCCGTCGATGATTACTTCCATGTGAAACGCATGAGCGTTTGTGGTGCTGCTCAACATTGGAAGTGGAGGAAGTTTCACAAACCACTTGGTTGTGCTGTCTGCCCGGCGTTCACATTTGAACGCTAGGTCGCCACCATGAACGTTTGTAATAACGAGGCGAACCTGTGCTGCGTTTTCTGGGCTATCAACGGAGATACCCTGAATCGTCACATCAAATTCAAGTTCACATTCCTTTGTATTGTTTACGCGAATAAGAGCGTCCATCGATTAGTCCTTTTTATCCGGATATTTATCGACAAAGGTTGCAATGACTTTCGCGGTAGTTTGTTTCAAGTTCTGCACGAGAATTGATGTCTTGTCTTTAATCGCGTTGATGAAACCAATGATCTCAACAAGGATGTCGGCTTTCGGTTTATCGATGATATACTGTTTACGCCAACGAATTTCATTGTCGTAAACAACTCGAATAAGAACAAGGCGGGTCTCTTGATCAAGTTTCTGACCAATCGGTGAGAAGTATGGGGCAGCAATGTAAGGACCACCACCTGTAACAATTTCGACTTGAAACTTACAACCACAGACAAGGCCAGTTCCAAAGCCCGCAGTCAAAAGAGCACAACAAGCTGGACCGCCAAGTCCATTTGTAATGATCAAGCCCTTGGCATTATTAATGATAGCCATTAGCGCTTCTCAAACCAACGAACCATGTTACGAAAACTATGGGGTGTGAAGTTAGGCAAGGTTTTCACCACCGTCTTACCAAACCTATACCAATGTGGTTTGCCTAGATCCTTCCATTGTATGTATAGTTGTTCACGGTGGTTCCACAAAGCTACAAGTTGAGGTTGATTAAGAATACGTGGACAGAGCCAAGGATCTTTGCCATAATTGGGGTTCCTATCACCAATTCGCTTACAGTTAGGATGTTGTTCACCAAGACCATACATGGGGTTGTTTTTTCCTAGTTTTGTTCTTCGCATTTCTTCTTTTGCCTGTTCTGTGTGTCTTTTGCCGAGGAAGCCGCGAGGGCTATTTTCACCAGAAAAAGCAGCAGCACGCATTCGCCGTAATCTGTCACATTGTCGGCTTGTTAACTTACGAGCGTGTTGTGAATAGGAAAGACAATAAAAAGAATAGGCCATTTGTTTATCTTTATGAATCTTCCACAACAACCAATGAGCAATGTAATGTTCGCGCGCTGTTAATAGAACAAGATTATCTTTTTTGTTCGAGCCACCATGGCAGCGAGGCAGTATGTGATGTCGCTCGTAATAAATTCTATCACGCTTATCGGCAGAACGTTGCTGATAAAAAGCCTGACGGGAAGCAATGAGTAAATTATAATGATTACTGTAGTTCATAATTAACAAAAGTCGGGCGTCCTCTCACACACCTCTACAACACTCGGATTACCGGCGCTGTCTTTCAAATCAAAAACCAGCAAAGGCGTGATACAATCGTTGTCGTATACGGTAAGTGTGGCCGTACCAACATCTATTCGTGTTCGATTAACAAGAACGGCCTTGATGAGATTCATATAACCGCCCATTGTTGGATTGGCGCCGAGTGTTGTGTGGTCTAGTGCGGGTTCTTCCCATACTTCGTAAGAGATATCTTCGACAAAACTCTCATTACCTCCAACTTTGTATCTTTCACAAGCAGTAAGCGCAACCCCACCGTCGACGGTGAATACATAGCTTTTAACGTAGTCGTAGGACGTGTAGTTGTACCGATACCATCCTTGTCCAATCTCAACAAGTGGATCGTCATTGATCACAAGGCTGTCTGGACTAACTTCCCATATATCAATCGTGGGGGTCAGACCGGTTTGTGGAACTCCATTAACTGTAAAAAAGACAGTGATGATTTTGGTGGCCATATTTGCTCCTGATCTTGTATTTATTTGGTGGAAAACTTCTGTGATAAATACTAAACCCGCCGAAAATAAGGACAAACATGAGTGTAATCGTTGGCCATCCTGTTGCTACTCCGTGCTCGAGCACCTCACAAGCAATTGATACCATTCTCCCCGCACAATCATGCGATACAGTTCCTGCCACGACGACAAAAGTTGTTAACACGGCCGCAACTGCGAACTTTCGAGGCGTGAAATGGTTAGTTACCCTTGTGTTGCTTGACCTGTCTGCCGTCCGCGCATTTGAGGTTTTTGGAACACATCAAAACGGTGCGTCACCTTCACATGTCGAATACAGCCATCTTGGTGATACGATCAACTTTTTAGCAGATGTGACAATCGCAGCCGGTGCACTTCAGCTCGAAATCACAAACAACGAGCTTGTCGATCTTGCTGTGTTTATGACACCGATCCCAATACCAATCTCACAATCGGTTCTTACGATGCCCGTACTTGGCGTTGTTCCAATTGATGACATTCATGCGGCTGTGGGTGCGAGTACGTCCGCGGTCGTTGATACTGTAACAGCGCAATTCCGTTCTGTGAAATGGCTGATCTCAATTAACGATGTTACAAATACTCTTCGAAAGGTCATCGAAGTCTACGCTACACACCGTGATGGTGTTGTGTCGGCAAACAATGCATATGCGCTAGCCGGCGACTATCTTGACATTATTCCAAGCGTATCGCTAAACGGCGAAATGATGGAACTAAACATTCTGAATAATGAAACAAGTCCCGTTTCACTCGACATAACAAGAAAGCCCGTCACGGCTTGCTATGAAACAAACTGTGATTGTACAGAGGTGTCGATTAAGTCAATCAATGAAACAGTAATGCCAGCCGTAACGAAAGTGATCGACGATGTTTCACAGCTTGGACATCGGGCCGTCAAGTGGTTAGTTGCTGTTACGGATCTGACAACGAACGTGACTGAACAATATCAGGTCTTTGCCGTTCATAATAATGGTGCAACGACTTATACGCAATATAGTTTGCTCGGGACGGTTCTGAGCCATACCCTTATTTTCGATGTTTCGGGACTAGACTTCCGTTTTCAAGTAACGAACACCGGCGCCAACACGGTTCAAGTCGACGCTGTCAGACTGCCGATAAGGCTATAAATATGCGAATATTCTAAGGAAACACGATGGCGCTTGATTATTTTCGTATTCTGAAGGGTTTACAACTCGACGAAAACACCGTAATTGTAACAGATTCATACGATCCGTCTGTTACAGGATATGCGGCGGCCGAAGGTTCCTTGTTTTTACAAGATGCTGGTGCAACGGGTGCTCTTTGGCTTAAAACAGGGCCTGGAAACTTCGATTGGTCTGCACCCGCCTTTGGTGGTCCATTTCAACCACTCGATGCAGATCTAACTGCGCTCGCGGGAACTGCTACAACTGGTATCTACGTTATAACCGGTGCTGGAACCTCGACAACAAGAACATTAGTAGCACCAGCAGCAGGTATCACGATCACCAATCCAGACGGTGTTGCTGGTAATCCAACTTTCGTACTTGCAAACGATCTTGCTGCTTTAGAAGGTCTGGCAGGAACAGGCTTTGCCGTTCGAACTGCTGCTGATACGTGGACACAACGTTCGATTGTTGGCACAGCAGCGCGCATTTCGGTAAGTAATGGTTCTGGTGTTGCCGGTGATCCAACAATCGACATTGATGCAACATATGTTGGTCAGACATCAATCACTACTCTTGGAACAATCACAACTGGCGTTTGGAATGGTACAACAATCGCAATTGCCAACGGTGGAACGGGTGCAACTACTGCACTAACAGCATTTAACAACTTGTCGCCTCTAACAACCAAAGGTGACTTACTAACTCACAACGGCGTCAATAATATTCGTCTTCCTGTTGGTACAGACGGATTCGTTTTGATGGCTGACAGCACACAAGCGTCTGGTTTGAAATGGGCGGCATCTTCAACAACAGTTCCTCTGAACTCGATCACCGCCGCAACGGGCTCGAACAGCATCAACAATGGTGACTTTGAGCAGGTGTGGAATTGGGCATTAACAACTGCTGCTAAGTCGGCCTTCACGTTTAGCGAAAATGCGGCATCAACAGGTGGTGCAGGTGCACAGTATCTGTTGGATGTAGGCACAATTGCAGCATCAACAGCAAATCCAATTCGTATTCGTGCTCAAGGCAATAATATTCTAACCGTCACTAATGTCGGTGTCACAACACTGCAAGGTGCCGACACAGGGACGGGATCAGCAATAACGCTTCGTGGCGGAAACTCCTCTACGGCCGCAACCGCGGGCGGAGCAGCAACATTAAATGGTGGAACAGCCGGCACTTCTGGTACGGGTGGCGGTGTTTCTGTATTCGGTGGCATCGGTGGTACAACAGGAACGGGCGGAACCGTAAATATAACTGGTGGGGCCGGTGGAACGGTATCTGGCAACGCAGGAGCAGTTGCAATTGCGGGTGGAGTACCTGTTGACGGCAATGGCGGAAACGTTACATTGACTGGTAGTAACGGTGTTGGAACAAATCGTAGTGGAGGTTCGGTTAGCCTCACGGCGGGTTCGAAAACAGGCACTGGCACAGATGGAAATGTAACTGTAACAGCAGGTGGCACAGCAGGATACTTTGCTGTTACAACAAATGCGATTGAACGATTTAGAATTGCAGGAAACGGTGAGTGGGATCTTGCAGGTACGCCTGGAACAGCGACTTATGTTCTTACATCTAATGGTGCAGGCACCCCACCCACGTGGCAAACAGTATCAAGTGGTTTGCGATTGTATAAAGAGAATCCATCGGCGGAAACAACACCGGTGGCGAGTGGTACGAATGCAGTTGCGATTGGTAGTGGATCAACTGCATCGGCAACAAACGGTTTTGGTAATGGCGATGGATCCGCAGCTGACATATGGGGTAGTAAGGCCATCGCAAATGGTCGCTTTGCCACAGATGGTGATGCACAACAACAGGTGTTTGTGCTTCGCACGCAAACGACAAACGCAACAATTACGGAGATGTTTTTAGATGGTACAGGCGGTACACAGCGAATCGTGCTTCCAAACAATAGTTCGTTTACATTTGACATCCTTGTTGCCGCCCGCCGCACAGACGCAACGGGTGGTGCAGCTGGCTATCGACTTGTTGGCATGATTAAAAAGGACACAACAGCAGCTTCAACAGTCTTCGTTGGTGGAACACCATCTAAGACAATTGTTGGTGAAACGGATTCACCATGGGACGTAACAATTGCAGCTGATACGGTGAATGGCGCACTGAAGCTTTCGGCAACAGGCCAAGCTGCTAAGACTATTAGATGGGTTGCCGTAGTAACAGCGACCCGCGTAACGAATTAACAAGGGCGAAAAATGGATTTTGATTTTGGTACAGAAACGATAACGCCGCAAACGGTGTCAGTTCTAACTGTTGGTGGAACTGCGGGAGTCGCTTTTCCTCCTGGAACCACGGCCGATCGTCCTCCGTCTCCTGTTGAAGGCACACAGCGCTACAATACCGATCTATCATGTATGGAGATGTACATCAATGGCTCTTGGACAAGTGTTGCTGAAGGGTCTGAGGTCCAGGCACTATCTGCGTACGTAAGCAATGTCAATTCTGCCGTTGTTGCCAATTCAGCACAAATGACATCGGCGGACAATTTCAATTCAAATAATATTTCGATTGTCTCCGCTGAAGTAGCAAGTGTTAGGTCTAACCTAACATCGAATATTAATGCCGTTAGCCAAGCAGTGTCTGTGTTGAGCAATCAGAATTCGGCCGATCACGCGTCGATTAACAACAGAGTCTCAATCGTTTCGTCGTTCACGTCGAATTTGAATTCAGCAATTGTCGCAAATTCGGCGCAGATGACAAGTGCAGACAACTTCAATTCGAATAATATTTCGATTGTATCAGCTGCTGTTCAGGCATTATCGGTCATTGTAAGCAACTTGAGTTCGGCTGTCGTCGCCAACTCCGCGCAGATGACAAGCGCCGACAACTTTAACAGCAACAACATTTCAATTGTTTCGGCGGAGGTGGCAAGCGTTCGGTCCAATTTGCAATCCAATATTAACGCTGTTTCAAGCGCCGTATCAAACGAAATTAGCAACAGACAGTGAGCCGTCAACGTTGTCAGCAATGCTGTTTCAAATGAAATTAGCAACCGTATCAGTGCCGATAACGTCCTATCGACACGTATTGATACCGTAAGTAATGCTGCGTCCAATGCACTATCTGTCGCCAATGCGGCAAGCAATGCTGTTTCTGTTCTTTCAAATGCAAATTCAGCCGACCACGCATCCATTAGAAACCTAATTTCGATAGTTAGCCAGGCAGTTTCTGTTGTCAGTGCACAAGTCGCAACTAATTCAGCACAAATGACAAGTGCGGACAATGCAATCAGCAATGCTGTTTCTGTTCTATCCCAGCAGAACTCAGCTGATCATGCCTCAATTCGTAACTTGATTTCGATAGTTAGCCAGGCAGTATCTGTAGTTTCGGCGGATTTGGCAAGTGTTCGTTCAGATTTGACATCCAATATTAACGCTGTCAGCAATGCCGTGTCAGCCTTGTCAAACCAGAACTCAGTTGATCACGCGTCGATTAGGAATTTAATTAGTGGCGCTAATTTGATCAACGCGGCCAGGGTAGCCGCCACTGGGAGCGTCAATCTCTCAGCACCAGGAACCTCGGTCGACGGAGTGTCTCTAGTTTCTGGCGACCGTATTCTAGTTTGGCAACAGACTTCAGCGGTTGACAACGGCATTTACGTCTTTAATGGCTCGGGTACATCAGCCACAAGAGCTCTCGATATGGACTCGGACTGGAACCATGAGGTGGCCGGCCGTATCCTCCACATATCGGAAGGTACCCAGTACGAAAACTTCAAATTTGTCAATGCTAATGGCACAGGAGGAACCTTCGGCACAACATCAGTGGTCTTTAACGGAGCACTAAAATTCATCGGTGGATTTTCATTTGGTGATAGTTATACCAGCGCTAGGTCTGGAACCGCCTTCGGCCCTCGCGTCTTCACAATGATTGACTCGAATGCTGTGATGCGCGTCTGGCGCTTTACAGGCACTGGCTCCAATCCTGGCCTAGAGTTTGTGTATGGCACCAACGACGACGCCGCAAACTCTGCAAACGACTGGTGGGATGTTACACTTAACGAAAGTCCTAATGCTGGCGTTCGTATTGCTCGTCGTACAGGCGGTGTTACAACCCTCAAGCTGTTTGCTGGTAATACTGGTGTTCGCATAGGCACAAACGTTGCTGAAACAAATCCAGCTGTTAGTCTTGAAATTAACGGAACTGATGCTGTTCTCGTTCCTGCTGGAACAACAGCACAGAGACCGACTGGTGTCGAGGGTTACGTTCGTCATAACACAACTACATCTGCACCTGAATACTTCGCGAATGGAGCATGGCACACATTTGCTAATACCGACATTGATATTTCCACACTGACCAGCGCAATTAACGCTGTGTCAAATGCTGTATCCGTATTGAGCAACCAGAACTCAGTTGATCACGCCTCAATTCGTAACTTGATTTCAATTGTATCTGCTGAGTTGGTAAGTGTTAGGTCTAATCTGCAATCAAACATTAACGCAGTCTCAAATAACCTATCAGTCCAACAAGGATCGGTTTCAAACTTAAGCAGTGCAATTCTTGCAAATAGCGCACAAATGACGTCTGCTGATAATGCAATCAGCAATGCTGTGTCAATCGTTAGCCAAGCCGTGTCGGTTGTATCTGCTGCTCAAGCTGTCACTTCTGCGGAGTTAACCTCAGTCAAGAATCGTGTTAGCGACCTATTTTCGATCGTGTCGGCGGCCAACATTTCGAACCTCAATTCTATTGTTAACGTGGTGTCGAATTATGCATCTGTAGTCTCAGCTTACGCATCTGTGGTTTCAAATTACGCATCAGTAGTGTCGAACAAAGCATCGATAGTATCCGCTACCGCAGGTAAGGTTGCCTTCAACTCTGCATTTACACTCGGTGGTGATCAAACGGTTTCCGCTACTGCGGTCGTTTCGGTTTCCGGTATGGCGTTCTCGTTGCTCAGCAATGCAACATACAATTTCCGATTCCACATGTATTACAGCGCGGCCGCGAGCGTCGTATGCCCACAGTGGGCGTTGTCGGCACCAGCCTTCGTCAATATGGGCATCTCATACGACCAGACTGGCAATACTGCTGCAACTCAGTATTCCGTTGTAGTAAACACACAAGGTACGAAGATGACAGGCTTCACAACGACCTCCGCAGTTGGTTTGTTGCGAGTCACCAAGATTGAGGGTCAGATCGCTACATCAGCATCGAGCGGAAACTTGGTGCTAAACGTTGGTAATGCTGTGTCTGGATCTTCGACTTCTATTCTCATTATCAAAGCAGGTTCTTGGGGACAGGTAACACGTGTCGTTTAAACTATTGCATTCGTTTGAAAATCATATTATACTAAACCGATGGCCGAACCGAAGAAAAAGAAAATCCGTGTTATAGACAACACGGCAACTCCTGTTGACGAAATCAAAGTCGAAACCCAATATTGTATTTCGGCTGAACTTCGTATGCAGCAGATTTATGCAGCGATCGCTCGTGGTCTTCCAACAATTTCACCTGGAGAAATTACTGACGAACCAGTGGCAATTGCGTGCTTCGGTCCAAGTCTTAATAGTACTCTTGACGAACTTCGAAAATTCCCCAAGATTATGTCGATGTCAGGGTCGCATGACGTTTTATTGAAAAATGGAATCGTTCCTACCTGGCACCTTGAGTGTGACCCTCGACCTCATAAAGCCGGATTTTTGCAGCACCCCCATAAGGACACCGAGTACCTGATTTCATCATGTTGCCATGCTGATGTTTTTAATGCCGTGCTCGACCACAAAGTAAAGATCTGGCATTTATATGGCAATGAAGAGATGGATAACATGCCATTCATCTACCCCCACAATCACTGGGTCTTAACAGGTGGATCGAATGTAGGATTGAGAGCAATGGTACTTGCTCGATTTTTTGGACATCGGCAATTGCATGTGTTTGGAATGGACTGTTCGTTTGAAAGCGCTGGGGGCAACACACATGCGTCCTTCCATCCCAATTCAACAAAGTTTCGTACCAAAGTAACAGTCGGTGAGACAGATTACATTACCTCCGCAGTGTTTCTTCAATATTCTCGTCAATTTTTTGATGAGGTTGCAAAATTACCGGACTGTAAAGTTATCCTGCATGGACGAGGAATGTTACAACATATGGCTCTCGAGAAAGCCAAAAATCCCACCGCCTTACCAACACTACCGGCCAACATGGAAGCGATCATTGCTATGTCATCAAAAACAACAATAAGCGACGAGTATCTTGAGCTAAACAAAAAACTTCACAGCGATCGTCCTGATTATGGAGCCTCGGGTGCGAAGCGAGTCGAAGCAGTTATCAAATTACGTACTGCTCTCAAGTTCGACACTGTGTTGGATTATGGTTGTGGTAAAGGCCTACTCGCAAAAAACCTTCCATTTCCAATTTGGGAATATGATCCAGCAATTGCTGGGAAAGACACTGCGCCCCGCCCTGCTGATTTAGTTGTTTGCTCTGATGTACTTGAACACATCGAACCCGAATTGTTGAGAGCTGTTATTGGTGATCTGCGTCGTGTCTCAAAGAAACTGTTGTATGTAGTTGTCCATACTGGCCCAGCTCAAAAGAAACTGGCTGACGGCCGCAATGCACACTTGATTCAACAGCCCGCAGAATGGTGGATTGCTACGCTATCGGAAGCGTTCAAAGTTGAGCAAGACGTTTCAAATTCAACTCCCCTTGAAGTGCATTTGTGTTGCGAGCCACTGCCTGACAAAATCTTGCCTACAATGCGTTCTGTAATCGCAAAAAGTCCGGGTCTTCCTGACTCGCAAGTTCAAATTGAAGGCGGAACAGGAATATTTGCAAACACGCTTCAGCGCGTCACTACAGTTGAGCACAAGGGAACAACTATTCAATTTATGACGCCAAATGAAACAACGCTTTGGCGGGCAAAAACGCTATTCACAAAAGAACCTATCACAATTGATTGGATTAATACCTTTCAGCCTGGAGAAGTCTTCTTCGATGTTGGAGCAAATGTTGGCGGCTATACGGTTTGGGCAAGCAAGCATCGTGGAGTTCGGATTATGGCGTTCGAACCCGAACACAAAAACTTCGAACTGCTAACGTACAATATCAATCTTAATAATTGTGAGGCGGTTGCTGCCCTAAGGGTTGCCGCTACAGACCGGGTGTTGCAAGATCAGCTGTATCTCTCGAATGACGACCTAGGCGGCTCGTGCCATTCGTTTGGAGAGGCAGTAGACTTTATGTTGAAGCCGCGTGAAGCATTATCACAGCCGTGTCAGGGCGTTCCGATTGATTTGATGATTGCGGAACACAACTTTCCAACACCGAACCATGTCAAGATTGACGTTGATGGATTCGAACACAAAGTTATAGCAGGGATGCTCGAAACACTCAAAAAACCAGAACTGAAAAGTTTGCTGATCGAAGTTAATATGAACCTACCACAGCACGTTGCAATGCTGACACAACTCGAAGAACTAGGTTGGAAGTACGACGTGAAACAGGCGGAGCAGTCGAGGAGAAAGAATGGTTCTTTTGAGGGTTGTGGCGAGATCGTTTTTACGCGAGCTGAACCAGAAAGTGAGTTCAAATTAATCATTGCGGCAAGTCCTGTCGAAAAACACATCTTGCATCAAATCGAACAAACAACACTACACACAGACCCGTATGGATATCTTTACATCAAGAACTTCTTTCCTGACGAGCTGTATCAACAACTACTGAATGCACTTCCGGATGATACGGAGTATATGTCTTTGCGAGTTGCACGTGGCACAGATGGTTATCCACAGCGTTTTGTTTGTGCTTCACAGGCGAAAATTTGGAAGGACCTCGAGAAAACAATGCGGGGTGGTAGAATTCGTGAAGCGTTGTGCAAAAAGTTTGGTGTTTTCGGTCCGAAAGACGAGGTTTTGTTGATTCGTGATCATCCTGGTTATAAGATCGGCCCACATACAGATACACCAGCAAAAGTGATTAGCGCACTGATTTATCTGCCAAAAAATGACGTCCGGCGAAGATATGGAACCTCAATTTTTGTTCCGAAAGAAGAAGGTTTCGTAAATCCCGAGGGTAAACACTTCGGGTTTGACGGGTTTCGCAAGGTTGTTACGATGAAATACATGCCAAACGCAGCGTTCATATTTGCAAAAACGGACAACTCCTTTCATGGCGTTGAGCCATTTGATGGCCAAGGCGTCAGGGACATCTATCTGTACGACATTCGCAAGTAAAGAACACGCCAAAAACAACGGCATAACCGATAAATAAGCAAAAGCGGCTTATTTGGAGGATAACTATGCCAAACGCACTACAAGTCCCTACATGGCCAGACCCACTTGATGTTGATAATTTTACAAACCTCTATGCGGTGGTGTATGGATTTACAATCGAGGTGTCAACACAAATCTACTCTTTTCACGTCAAGGTGTATGCCAGCGCTGCCGCTGAAGCAGCAGGAAAAGCTCCAGTTGCGGACCTCATGTATCGCAGTAAGGTCGGTTCAGGAGAAACGTGGGATGGAGTATTTCCTAATTGGGCTACTGCGCTAGCTGACGCGAATTTTGTTGTTCCTCTTGTTGGTATTCGAGACTGGGCACTGAATACGATTAAAGCAAAAGATGCACGATTTGCTGGATCGACGAATTTATAAGGATAGGCAATGCAGATTAATTTCTCCCAGGGTATTATCCGTTACGGCCAACTAAGTGGTTTACAGACATTCCTAACTCGGGTACCAAGTACTTCGACCACGGTTGCACTTAGCACTTCGTCTGATATTTGTGAAGTGGCCTTCGCGCATAAGGACTCGAATTATCTGTTGACAGAAGTGGCAACTGTTCCGATTGCTTGGGGTACTCCGACCGGAGTACCAAGTGGCGTTGATGTGTGGCTGTTCTGGGACTTGAATACAACGACGGCTGTTCGTACGTTTGGCTTTACTTTGTTGGCGCCTGTTTATGGCTCGCTTCCACCAAGTTCTCCAGCATTAGATCAACATTGGTTCAATACAAACCCAAGCGTACGGACAATGTATGTCTGGACGGGCGCGGCGTGGAGTGAACGCATTCGAGTATTTGCAGCGAAGGTTAATAATGGTACATTCACAGCACTAGGTGCTGGTGTTGCTGGACAACCATTCGCTGGGACACAAGCAGGACTTTCGGGAGCGACGCTTGTTGGGCGTGTTATCTATGATGAGAACGGCCTTCCAATTCGTCGTTCAAATGGAACGTTCTTTACAACAGAAAGTCAATTCTACATCAACGGATCACCCGTTAATACGCTGAAGTTTGAAGCAAACGTATTGACAGCACTTGCTGATGAAGGAATTGCAGCATTCCATGTTGTCAAGATTGCTACGTTTGGAACTGTTGACTATGCTGGCTACAATGATCTCGGCACAACGTTCATCGCGATGGCAATGGAGAGCGCGCTTGTAGGTGAAACTCTTACAATGGCTTCTCAAGGAACAATCACAAATTCAAGTTGGGCCTGGACAACACCAGGCGCATCGTTGTGGGTTCTCGAAAATGGTGAACTGACAGAGACTGATCCACACGTAAGCGATCCCGTCACATATCCAGTAGCAAAGCAACCTGTTGCACGTGTAATGGCAGCTGATACAATCTTCTTCGATCAGGGACTTGGCATTCCACCATCGACAGCACTGCCAACGATTCCTCTAGCGTCAACAACTCAATTCGGAACAACAAAACTATCAGTAGCACCTGCTGTTCCAAGCAATCCAATTGCTGTGGGCGACAATGATCCTCGAATGAGCAATTCTCGCACGCCGAACGCGCACGGACATCCTGCGTCAGCAATTACGACAGCACCATATCAAACATTGACCGGCGCAACCCTCGATCTCCAACTGCAGCAGATCCAAGATCAAAAGCTAGCAAAAGCTGGTGGTACAATGACTGGAAACTTGACCGTTTCTGGAGCAAATGTTATTTTGTCTGGCGGCACCTCAAAGATTACAATTCCAAATGCACCTGTAGCGGGTACTGATGGTGTAAACAAAACGTATGTCGATAGTGTTTCGTTGACTGATCTTGATGACGTAGCAATCGTTGGCCCAACATCTGCCCAAGTTTTGTCATACAATGGAACAGACTGGGTTAATAGTACTGTTGCAGGGCCAGCAGAACCGAACACACAAATCGTGTATGGAACAGGCATCAGCATGGATAGCTCACCAACGTTGACATACAATGTGGTCAACGGCGCATTTAGCCTTTCGCCGGCGGCAAACAATACTGTTGGTGACGTCAATATTAATGCAGCTGATGCATTGAGCGGCAATAATGATGGTGGGGATGTCAATATCAGCGCTGGAACAAAAACAGGAACGGGTGTAAATGGTATTGTTTCCCTGACAGGAGGCAATGGAGATTTACTCCAAGTTGGTGCAAGTATTCGCATGTCAACAAGCGGCGTCGAGCGTTTGGAAATTGAAAGCACAGGAGCATGGCAAGTTGGAGGAGCTGTTGGTCCTCTTGGTCAAGTGATTATGTCGGGTGGCCCAGGCACACCACCAACGTGGGCACCATCGCCAGGTGGCGGTGCAGAACCAGACACACAAGTAGTTTATGGAGCGGGTGGTGGAACAACGGTCGATAGTTCACCGACCTTTACGTACGATGTGATATCAGGTGCGTTTAACGTCAATCCAGGCGAGGTTGACACTCCTGGTGATATCTTTATTGTAGCTGCAAGTTCACTAGACGATGGTAGTGGTGAAAATGGTGGTAATGTATCAATCGAAGCCGGAAATGCGGCCCCCGCTGGCAGCTCGCGTACTGGTGGTTCGATCTCTATGAGCACAGGTAGCACACCATCTGGCGATGCTGGTGACTTTATTATCGAAACGGGCAGTGGGACTAATGGTGGTAGTTTTGAGGTTACCTTGGGAAGCTTCGCTCCGTCGACACAAGGCTTTGGCTCGGTTGAATTTACAGTAGCCAAGGTTGGTACAGATCCAACAGGACTTGCAAACGACCTAACCGTATACTCAATTGATGTTTCTGTCGATGGAGCTGCACCAATAACAATATCGTTCGCAGGACAAGACGCACAGACGTTTACGGATTTGTTTAATCAATTGAATTTTCTTGCAACGCCTAACAACCTAGGAACTGTTGGTTCATTCATTTTCTTTTTTAGCGACACGATTGCACGAGCATACAGTCCAACGTTTGGAAGCTCATCGACACTGACATTTGACGAAAGCACACACACACCGTTTGGCGTCTTTGAGAATGTGACGGATTTTGATACATTTGATGACATAGGTGGAAGCAACGCTTTTGGTGTTGGTGGTGGGTATACATTAACAACGGGTGATGGTATTGCCGGATTGCCTTCAGGTAACATTAACATTACGACTGGCAGCACCGGATTTATTACGGCAACTGCTGGTTATAATGAATTCATTCTTACTGTGGCACGCAACTATACTGATCTACATGGTCTTGTTGGTTTTCATTTTATCAGTCTTTTTGTTGACGGTGTTGGACCAAATTTTGTTACTGTTGGTCCGGTGTTTTCAGGACCAACGTTTGCCGACTTATTCTTTGATCTAAATTTAGCAATCGCGACATCATATGGAAGCGCTGTTGCGACTGTTGATTTTTATCCGACAGGACCAAGCACGTCAATCCGTATTACAAGTGCAACGACTGGTGCTAGTTCTTTGGTATTCCATTTTGGTGAAGATATATTCTCTTCACTTCCTGATTTTAGCTTTGACAACGGTGGCTTTGGAGGTTCAGGACCCGTTGGAACGGGTGGTAATTTTTCGGTTGCGTTGGGTTATGGTGATGGCGGCAACACTGGTGGATCATTCGAAGTGTTTGCGGGGAATGGTAATGCGAATGGCAACGGCGGATACATTACACTTGATGCAGGCGACGGTGGTATCTCTTCCGGAAGCGCCGGTCAAGTCCAAATCTTTTCGGGGTCGGCCTCCAACGCGACCGAAAATGGTGGCGGTATCACGTTTGTCACAGGCGGCGGCGGATTTAATGGTGGTGATGTTCTTTTCAACTTGGGTTCAGGTGCAGCCTCTAACGGTGGTGGCTTTTTTGTCAATACGGGCTTCGGTGGAGTCTTCGGCGGTAATATTGAGTTGAGTACAAGCTCCGGCGGTTCAACGGGCGGTTCAATACTTCTCGAAGCTAATAATCAAGTGGAAATTTCTGGCGGAATTGGCGGTGTCGGCATTTCTGCCTCGTCTGGTTCTGGTGGCGTAGTGGGAATCGTTGGTGGAGATGGTGGTGCCGTTGTGCAGACTCTTGCAGATCCTGACGGTGGTGTTCTTCTTGGTGTCGGCACACGTCTTCCAACGAGTGTTACGGGCTTTCCACACATGCCAGTCGTCAGCGGAATACCAACTGCAACACCGACGTTTACTGGCGTTGGTTATGCCGCTTTTGAATTCCAACCAACTGGTGGCTTCAACGGTCAGGGTATGCTGTGGATATGGAATCCAACACTAGCACAGTGGGTTGGTGTTGAATTGTCTGCTGTTTCCAATGTGAACGGCGGCACCCACAAATACAACCCACCACTTACCTAAACTTTCTCCTCAGGTTTTCGTCCCTGAACGATAAATAGGGATAACACTGTTTTACAGGAGAATCCCAATGAGAGTTACCTTCCGTCAGGGTATCGTAAGCAACGCAGTATCTGCAACGTTCAACGTTGGTTCGTCCGGTCTTCCGGGCTTTTTCGTCAACGTAAACGTACCGAACCCTAATTTTCCGCCAACCTTCCATTTTGCGGATGGCGACCACAACTATTTGAATGCATTTCGTCAGGCTCGTCCTGATGCTTGGGGCCCATTTCTGCCTGGTATTGACAAATATTTGTTCGTCGATATCAGCACAACAACTGGTGCAATCAGCTTTGGAAGTACAGACTACGATCCAATTACTTCGAGAGTCGCTCCAAACACAGGTCGTGTAAGTGCCGTCATCGTAAGCACAACACCTGCATCAAAGCGTTTTGACGTAAGTGGTAACTACACAACATACCTTGCACCAGGTGTCGCGATCACAGTTGAAGGCACAAACGGTGGTAATGACGGTTCCTACACAATTGCATCACTCGTTTTCAACATTGGTCTGAACCGTACAGAAATTACATCGGTTGAGGCTGTAACTGGCAACGCATCAACAACTGGTATTTTGCGTGGCCAAACGACTCTGCAAACAGGTCAACATTGGTTCGACACGCTGAACACCCAGATGAAAGTTTGGGACGCAACGTCTGTACAATGGATTCGCAAAGTACGTGTATTCGCAGGTAAGTTGAATCAAGGTGCTCTTCCATTGATGTCGATGTCGATCAATGCAGGTCTTAGCAACAGCAATATCAACTACTACCTTGATACACAAGTCGGTCTTTCGCAGTCAAACAATGCTGGTTTCCTACTTTCGACAGCTGATGGTAATGCATTGCAGCGCGCTGACGGCACATTTATCACAACCGCTGACATGCTTGTCGCGGAAGGTGTGCAAGAAACTGCTCCAGTCACATTCATTACAAACGAATTGACAGGTACAGCGGGCGTTGGTTTTGCCGCATACAGAATGGTAACATTCACGGCACCAGGCGTCCTTGGAATGATGACAAACTTTGACGTCAATACCAAAGTTTATGGTCTGGCAGTCGAAGCTGGTGTTGTTGGTAATCCCGTTACGGTGGTTACGTCTGGTATTGTCGTTGTTCCAAAGACACAAGTCATTGGTAGCGGCGCAGCGTCGGTAAACAATCCGTTGTATGTTGATGGTACAGGTACACTAACACGCACACGTCCAAGCAACGCACCAGATCCAGTTGCGGCTGTTGTTGATATCACAACAACAGAACTGATGATTTATATTGTTGCTTGCGATATCATTGAGCCAACCGACATTTTCGATCAAACTTATGTCAATGTAACGGGCGACACAATGACGGGTTCGTTGTTCATGTCGGGAGCAGGCGTACAGGTTAATCTAGCCAACGCTCCAACGGCTGGCACACATGCAGCAAACAAGACTTATGTTGATGGTGTTCTAGCAACTCACGCAGCAGATTTCACGCTTCATGTAACTCCAAACCAAGATGGTATGTTGGACACGCTGGAAGCAGCGGGCAACGGTATCGTTGTCAAGAGTGCAGCAGCAACAACTGTTACACGTTCATTGGTTCAGCCAGCAGCTGGTTTGACGATTGCGAACGCTACTGGTGTTGCTGGTAATCCAACGTTTGCTCTTGCAAATGATTTGGCAGCTCTTGAAGGTTTGGCGACAGTTGGTTTGGCAGTTCACTCAGGTGTTGACACATGGGTTGAGCGTCAGCTAGCAACCGCATCCATAGCTCGTATCACAGTCGCTAATGGTGATGGTGTTCTCGGCAATCCAACGGTTGATCTGGCTGTTCTTGCTGACAGTGGCACAGGCACATTCTTGAAATTCACACGCGATATGTGGGGTCGTGTTTCTGGCACAACAGCAGTTCTTGCTGCAGATGTTACAGCATTGATTAGTGCAACATATGTTGACACAGCTGGTGATACAATGACTGGTGCGTTGTTGCTTGCTGCTGGAACGGCAGCAGCTCCTTCACTTGCATTCTCGGGTGGCGTAGGTCATACAGACAAAGGTCTCTACAATAGTGGCGCCAATGAAGTAAGTGTTGCAATCGCTGGTGCCCAAAAAGTATTGATTGATGCATCTGGTGTTACAACATTCAGTGGCTTCACACAAGGGGCACCGTACTCAGGTCTAGCCCTACGTCGTGCAGATGATGTGACGACGGGTATCAACCTAACAGCTTCTGATGTTGTGGTTGTTCAAGCAGCTGGTAGCACGATGCTGACTGTTGATGATAGTGCAGGAACAGTTTCATCCAACTCAGCATTTGATGCACCTACAGTTCTTACAACTGCACCAGCCGGTTTTGCAACTGCACTTCCGTTTGCTCCAGTACCTGTTTTTGTCAATTTGGCCGATCCAACAACGGGTGTGGGTTTCTCCGGTCCTGGCCTCGTCGAAGTTACTTCGGGCGGCGCTCCAGCTGCAACGTTTGGCCCAGGTGGTCTAACACTAGCAATTGATCTCGCTATAACAAATGGTGGAACGGGTGCTTCAACAGCATCAGCGGCTCGCACAAACTTCGGCGTTGGTACTGGTGATAGTCCAGAATTTTTGGAAGTCAATGTTGGTCATGCAACCGATACAACTGTTTCTCGTTTTGCAGCAGGTGATATTGCAGTCGAAGGTAACGTTGTTTACCGAGCCGGTGGTACAGATGTTGCAGTAGTGGACGGGGGTACTGGTGCTTCATCAGCAACAACAGCTCGTACAAACTTGGGTGTTGGTACAGGTGATTCGCCAGAGTTCTTGGCAGTAAACATTGGTCATGCAACCGATACAACTGTTTCACGGTTTGCGGCGGGCGACATTGCAGTCGAAGGCAATGTTGTTTACCGAGCTGGTGGTACAGATGTTGCAGTGGCGGACGGTGGAACGGGTGCTTCAACAGCATCAGCAGCTCGCACAAACCTTGGTGTAGCATACAACGTTGATGTTCAGGCGTGGTTGACACCTGTTGCTTCAATTGTCTTTGCTGCATCACCATATGCAGTTGCAGCAACGGATGAAGTGATCTTGGCAAATGCAACAGCTGGTGCAATTGTAGTTGATCTTCCAAGTCCGGTATCGGGTCGTCGTGTTATCGTCAAGAAGACAGATGCATCGGCAAACACAGTTACAGTTGATGCAAATGCTGACACAATCGACGGCGCAACCACATTTGTATTGAACAACCAATACGATACCGTAACAGTAGTTGCTGATGGTAGCGATTGGTGGATTGTTTAATAGGAGAATGTAAATGACATTTTTTGATGCTACAAAAGGCCTTGCAGTTGCAAACGCAGCGTTAGTTAATGTAAGGCTGTTTACGGTAAACGACACTTTAGTTGTGCCTACAAACGTAACAACAATGTATGTCACGGGATCTGCCGCTGGTGGTGGTGGTGGCGGTGGTGGAACTGATGGTGCAAACCATGGTGGTGGCGGCGGTGGTGGAGCTGGTGAAGCAGTCTCGTCTCTACCCCTAACAGTTGTATCTGGTGAAACTTTGACAATTACTCGTGGTACTGCTGGAACAGCTGGAACAGCTGGAAATCCAGGAACCAACGGTGGTACAGGTGGCAATACAACAATTTCAGGTTCGACTTCAGGCACTCTCTTGACTCTAAATGGTGGACTCGGTGGAGGTGGAGGCTCACCCGTAGTCGCTGATGCCACATCAGCGGTTGGTGGTGTTGGTGGTAGTGGTGGTAGTGGTGTTGCAGGTCAGGCGGGTTATCTTGCTGTTCGTATCGGAGCATCAAGCCGACTATCAGGCTTTGGCGGCAACAACATCGGTGGTGGTACAGGCGGCGGCGTCAACAATTTCGAAAACGATCCTGGACATTCGGGTGTTCGTGGTGGTGGCGGTGCAGGTGGTGGCGTTACAACAGGTGGAACAGCTCGCGATGGCGGTGCTGGCGGTGCAGGTTTTGTAATTTTGATGTGGTAATAGGTTTGAAAATCTTGAACAAAGGCTCTCTCGGGAGCCTTTTGTTTTGGTAGTTTTTGAAAAAGGAAGCATATATACTGCTAGTTGATCTTATAAAGAGGTCAATTGAAAGTGAAGCAGATATGAAGAAGTGAATAGTTCATTTCAACATTATTATAACAATTAGAAGGGAAAACAAAAATGACTAAACCTCAAACACTCGAAGAAATCCGCGCGCGATTTGCTCAAGAAGAACAGAAGAAAGAGCGCGTAAATCTCCCAAACAACTACTACCCATTTTGGAACATGAAGGAAGGTGAGAAAGCGATTATCCGCTTCCTGCCAGACCGAAATACCGATAATCAATTTGGCTTTCTAGCCCAAAAGGTTATGCACGTTCTTGAAATCAATGGAGAGAAGAAATCGGTTCCATGTCTGTCGATGTATGGAGAAGACTGCCCAATTTGTAAGGTCTCACAAGAGTATTACAAAGCCGAGGGTAAGGACTCTCCAAATGGACGGAAGTATTGGAAGAAAAAGCAACACATCGCACAAGCACTTGTTCTGAAGGATCCACTACCAGCAGATCCTACAACTGGTGAAACACACGTCGGTAAACTTCGCTATATCGCTCTGGGTTTCCAGTTGTATCAGATCATCCAGAATGCATTCAAGGCTGACGATGTACTTGACAGTATTCCTTACAATCTTGATGACGGATATGACTTTGTCATCGCAAAGGATAAAGGACCGAAGTTCTCGACATATCAGTTGAATTCTAAGTTCACAAAAGATCCACGTCCTCTCAACGAAGAGGAGCTGTCGATTGCAGCCGAGAATATGATCGATCTCGCAACACTACTTCCAAAACATCCTGGTAAGGAAAAGGTTGAGCAAATGCTTCACGCTGCTCTTACGGGTGGTACATTGGACGGAGTAGTTGCAAGTGCAAATCCTGATGACGATATCGATCCTGACATGATCGTACCAACGACAACGAAACGCGTTGCACCAAAGGTTGTTGTGAATGACGAAGCGCCGTTCGAAGTTGTCAAGGCAACACCACGTCCAACTCCTAAAGCTGATCCGGTTGAAGCGGTTGTTTCTAGCGACGTTGATGAAATGCTCGCAACGATTCAAGCTCGCCGCCGTACACCAGCGAAGTAATTGAAGATGAGAAGGCAACTCCCTTAGAGTTCTCATAGAAGTTCTTCGGAATTTTGTTGCCTTCTCTCTTCTTTCTAACACAAGGAGAAAGACTATGTCAATGGATTTTCTTGACGATTTTGACAAGGAACTCGAGGAAATGGAAGGTGTTGGTACATCTTCTGCACCTCCACGATATTGGTATACAACGAGCAACTATGCGTTGAATCGTATCATTTCCGGAAGTTTCTACAAGGGGATTCCCCAAGGCCGTGTAACAAATCTTGCTGGACCAGCAGGAGCTGGTAAGAGTTTTGTGGCCGCAAATATTGCCCGCGAAGCACAACATGCAGGAGCGTTTGTGTATGTTGTTGATACGGAAAATGCTCTCGATGATGAATTCATGCGCAAGATTGGTGTGAATACTGATAAAGAGAACTATCGCTACGCAGGCGTGACGACAATCAACCAAGCAATTGGTGCGATTTCGACATTCTTGAAGAAATACAAACAAGCATACAAAGGTGATCTTGCAGGTGCTCCACAAATCCTGATCATTCTTGACAGCATGGATATGCTTATGACGGATACTGAACTCGAGCACTACGACGAAGGTATTCAGAAGGGCGATCAAGGCCAGAAGAATAAGCAACTGAAGGCAATGTTGAAGACGTTCATTCAAGACGTCAAGCCGCTTAATGTTGCTATGATCGTGACGTCTCAAGTGTACCGCAACCAAGACCTACGAAATGGTGAGGGCCTATGGATTATTAGTGATGCAGTGAAGTATTCTGCCTCACAAATCGTCCTACTTACCAAGACGAAGCTCAAGGAAAAGGAAGGCGTTAAGGACGTTGTCACGGGTATCAACATGCGTTGTGAGGGTGTGAAAACACGCTTTACGAAGCCATTCCAACACGTATACATTGAAGTTCCGTATGATGTGGGAATGGACCCGTATTCGGGCCTGAAAGAGGCAACACTTGAGCTTGGAGTGCTTGAAAAGCATGGGTCATGGTATGCTGTCACAGGGGAAACTGAAAAGTGGTACTGGGACAAAGAGTACAAAAACCATGTGGAGAAACTCTTGATTGCAGCAGAAGCAAAAACTGATGCTTTCTTGAGATCTCGTACAGCCGAAGAACTTGAAGACGATGGAGATGAAGGTGAAACGAAAGAGGAAACAGCAATACGTCGTAAAGCCAAATATAAAGCCAAACGTAAGTAGTTGACAAATAGAGCAAAATAGGGTAGGTTCATTCTGCCCTATGGAGCCACATACATGAAAATCAGAACAGCACAAGAACTTTTGGACGCGAACCTGCTGGTGAAGCACTATGCAGGTTCGCACGCCTATGGAACGAACATCGCAACTAGTGATGTCGATTTCCGTGGCATTTTCGTTGCCGACCCCATCAACCTGCGTACACCATTCTTCCCAATCAAGGAAAAGGAAGATAGCAGCGAAGAAGACACAAAATTTCATGAATTGTCGCATTTTGTGAGACTTGCCTGCGACTGTAATCCAAACATTGTTGAAACGTTGTGGGTCGACGAGAAGGATGTTGTGTTTACATCGCCTGGATATCAGCTCCTTCGTGAAGCGGCGCCCAAACTCTTGTCGTCAAAGATTGCTTTCACGACAAGTGGTTATGCTTTGGCTCAACTGAAGCGAATCAAGGGCCATAATAAGTGGATTACAAATCCTCAACCAGAAATGCCACCTCGACAAATCGACTTCGTATCGTTGGTGCACAACTTTACATCGGAGAAAGTATTCAAGATCAATCTTGAAGACTATCGAGATGGGTATCGTCTCGTGCCAATGGGCGGCGAAGTGTACGGACTGTATAAGTGGGTGCACGCACAAACTTACTCGGAGGATTTTACGCTAAATACTGCATATGTAGAGAATACGCATGAGCTCGGTGTGCCGTTGTTTGTTGTGAAATTCAATAAGGAAATTTACAACTCAACAAAAGAAAAGTGGCACCAGTATTGGACGTGGAAGAAAAATCGAAACGAAACACGAAGTGCTCTCGAAGAACAACATGGATATGATTGTTATACTGACGATACAGAGTTTCTTACGAACGATGGTTGGAAAAAGTTTGATGAGGTATCAGAAACGGACACTGTCGCTACTTTCAATCCATTATCTCATAAGGTTGAATATCAAACGCCGAGAGAACGGATCGAAAGTTTGTACACAGGCAACCTCTATCACTTGACTGGCTACCACGTAGACACATTGGTAAGTGCTAATCACAATATGTATGTTCGTGAGCATTCAAGAACAACAAAGCAAACGAAGGAATGTTGGCAGTTTAGTCGGGCGGCAGAGCTTCCCGAAACATTTGATACTTTGAATGTGATCACACCAAAGATCAATAGACAGCTACTACCAAAAGATGTCAACGAACAGATCTTTCAACATGTGACCATGTTGGATTATCTGAGACTTGTGGGTTGGTATGTCTCAGACGGTACTATGAACTTTTATGAAACTGATAAAGTAAAAAACATGATGATTTCACAAAGCAAGCCACAATCCAAACTCACACAAACTCTTACAAAACAAATCAACTATGGAAAGATTGTATGTAAGCAATATATATTTGAGGCACAGGGATTGGCGAAAGATCCTGAGCGTCGTTGGGTATTTGAACGAGAACTTTCACAACTAATCTACGATGATTGTGGTCATAGAAGTAGTAACAAACGTCTGCCCAAATGGTGTTTCTTTCTCACAAAACGGGAAATGACAACGTTGCTTGTTGCCCTTCTTCAAGGCGACGGTACAAAGAAGAACCACCAAACTCATACGTATGTTTACTACACAACCAACTCTTTACTTGCTGACGACGTTCAACGGCTTGCTCTACTTTGTGGCTTCGAAACTTCAAAATATGGTCCTTATGAAAACATTTCAACGTTTGAAACGAACAATAAAATGTATCATATTCATATCAATATGCGCCCACGAAAAACAAGACGACATGTAAGATCATCTTCTGTGAAGAAAGGTTTTGTAACAAATCAACGTATTGTTTGCTTTATGGTCGACAACCATACGCTGATTACGCGTCGTAACGGTCATGTTGGGTTTCACGGAAACACAAAGCACGCAATGCACCTTGTTCGTTTGCTTCGAATGGGGGCAGAGGCCCTTCAAGAAGGAGTGTTGCGAGTTCGACGTCCGGACGCAGAAGAGCTTTTGGCAATTCGCAATGGTGCCTGGACATACGAACAGGTGGTAGAATATGCTGAAAAGATGGACAAATTAGTGTTGGAAGAATTGTATCCAAATACGAAACTTCCAAAACGTCCTGACATTCATCTTGCCGCAGAGCTGATCTTAAAAGTACAGGATGCTGTATGGGGGAAATAATGGAACAAAACAGCGATTCGCTCAAGGACCTGCAAAGTTTGTTCAGACTTCGCGAGCAAGCCTATAGTCGGATCACAAAAGAGGTACTTGAACGTATTGGGCCGACTGTTTTGTCGGCCCTTTACGAGTTTTTTGAAGTACCATACGAATCGATTAGCTGGATTGACCTACAAATGGTCGAGGATGTCTTGTTGATTGTTGCTGTGGTTTCGTATAAAGGTAGTGACGCAATTCCTGAACTTGTCAAGAAGTTGGCACCGATGGCCGACAATATGCCACCGACGGAAGAGATTACAGAAATTCAGCGAATGATGCGAATTGGAATTCCTGCCGACTGTATCTTTAAGACAAAGGACGAAGTTCTTGTCTATCTCAGAGCCCAGGCAGATAAGCAACCGCCAGTAGTCCCAAAGACGGATATCATTGTTGAACAGATTCAGTCAGATGAGCCTGAAGTTGTTGTTGACGCAACTCCAGGTTTTGATGAATCAGAACTTTCGCCGGAACAAGTCCAGCAAATATTGTTTTTTCAGCAGCAAACGAGAGGTCTTAAACAATAATGAGCAATCTGTTTCGTAAATTACAAGATAAAAATAGTGCTGAATTCAAATTGCTTCTGCAACGCTTTATGATGTTGGAAGAGGAATTCAATCAACCTCGCGATGCTCTTTCTTTCAAAGGCAAGACGCTAAACGAAGCGAATAATGAGCAAGCGGAATGGCCAGTTTACGTTGATGAACGTCTGGGTGAATTGAAAAATATGTGCCGTCGTCTTGAGACAACGGTTGAAATGGTTCGGGGCGACATTGTTCGTGAACTAAAAAGCGGAACAGGACTTGATGTCGGGCGGGAAATCGGCAAGTTCGTTGATCGTGATGACAAGTTCCTGACAATCAATGAATACTTTTTGATGTTTGATGAACTTCGTGAGAAATATCAGGCACTATCAGAGGCATGGAAGACACGAGGTTATGCTTTGCGAAACAAAGTCGATATGCTTGTTCACCAAATTCGGGATAATTTAATGTAATGAATTTCACCAGACATGCTATAATGGAAAACAAAATACTAAAAATCCGAATTCTCGACGAAGCAAACGTGGTGGTGCTGGGACTCACAGCCGAGCATCTTGATTACTTCTACGACAAATACGCTGTAAACGCCCCTAATTACTTCTTCAATCCGAAGTACAAGCTCGGTCATTGGGATGGAAAGATTCGTTTCTTTCACAAGACGGGCAAAACGTTCTTGTATTTGATAGAGGATCTGCTTCCTCGTCTTGTTCGTCTTGGCTACAAAGTTGAGTTAGATGACTTGCGTGAGTCAGTTCTCGTAAAGCCCGACAAAATTGATGAAAATATCTTTAAACATATCCCACATCCGGATAATGGACAGCCAACCGTGCTTCGTCCGCACCAAGTTGACGGTGTAAATGCTCTAATCGAGCACGGAAATGGAATTGTTCTTGCGGCAACAGGTGCTGGGAAAACAATTTTGTGTGCTGCGATCGCTCATCAGTATGGGCAGCATGGAATTAAGACGCTTACGATTGTACCAAACCGCGATCTTATCAGCCAAACGAAGCAAACATACATTCACTACAAGCTCGATACGGGCGAATACAGTGGTTTAGTAAAGACTCCTACACACCAACACGTTGTTTCGACGTGGCAGGCACTGAAGAATAATCCAAAGATTGTTGCTATGTTCGATTTGGTAATTGTTGATGAGTGTCATGGCCTCAAAGGAAACGTTCTATCAAAAATTGTGACGGATCATGCAGGGAAAATGCCGTATAGATTTGGCGTGACGGGAACGTTGCCAAAAGATAAAAGCGATGCTTGGGCAGTTCATGTTGCTGTTGGCCTTGTTCGATATCAAGTGGATGCAAAGAATCTAATTGATGCTGGCATTCTTGCCAATCTTCACATTGATGTACTCCAACTTCAGGAAAATCTACACCAAGAATATGATGACTTTATTCGTGGGATGGAAGCAATCAATATTCCTGGAGCGAGACCATCTTATGAAGATTTCAAGGACGAATATTTCCCAGACTTTAATGCCGAGAAATCATATTTGCAACATGACCGAGAACGCATCGAGTGGATTGCAAGTTATATTGAGGCAAAGCGCGACGCAAAGAAGGGCAACGTTCTATGTTATGTTGATAGTATTCCGTTTGGACGAAAACTCGCGGCGAAAGTAAAAGGATCACATTTTGTTAATGGTCGTGATATTCGCAATCCTGCTGATCGAAAGAAAATCTACGATCTGTTTGCGACACATGACGACCTTGTTGTAATTGCAACCGTGCACGTTGCAGGAACAGGTCTAAACATTCACCGAATTTTCAACCTAATGATGGTTGACTTGGGGAAATCATTTATTCGGGTTATTCAAGCCATCGGCCGAGGGCTCCGCAGGTCTAATGACAAAGATAAGGTTCACATTACTGATATCGGCTGCGATTTTCATTGGGGACGAAAACATGTTAGAGAACGTATAAAGTATTACAACGAAGCCAAATATCCACACAAGCTCCATAAAATCAAGTATAAAGAGCTTGACAAAGTCACCGAGTAGTATTACTATAGTCGAGCTGGAAGGAGCCTGCATGCTAATCTTTGACGCTGACAATAAACCTGTACTAATCGATAGCGTTCACACCCCAACCCCGACCGATCATATGTGGGTTCTTGACCTAACAATGTTGGACTTCACCCTCACGCCATTGTTGGTTTTTGAAGAATTCGTTTGCGCTGCGCATATTGTGCAAATAAAAGGCTTTACGTTTCCACTTCCCTCGGGATGGAACATTTTGGTGTACGACAAAGAAACCATGCAGCTTGATGTGGTGGAGCTAGCGGAAACGGCCGGACGGCAATTCAGCTCATTTGTCTATGGCCCAAAGAAAATGCGTTTTGAACCGGCAATAATCACGGTCGTAAACTATTACCCAGAACTTCGACACGTTGCCCCCTCTCTAAACAAGCATCAAATGTTGTGTCATCCAATTGGACCCGATGAGTGGGTTAACGTATCCCCCAGTGATTCGTACAATAAATACTTGAAAGATCGATTGGTTGGAGATTTAATGGGATATTGAAATGGCTGACAAGAAAAAGCTCACTGTTAAAGAATTTAAGATGTGGCTCGAGGGCGTCGAGGAGATGCAAGACGCTGACTGGTGTCCTAATGAGGTTCAATGGAAGCGAATTCGAGAGAAAATTCGCATGTTGGATGAAGACGCTGTCGCACCGACAGCTGCAATGTTTACGGAAATTCCGATTCCGGGCGGTAGACCTATGACCGCCGGTCCTGGTATGATGGCTATTCCGATAGCACCATCAGGAAATCCACTCGAAGCGATGAACATTAACCCAGCTGACTTTCCAACACCACCAACACCACCGCCAGGAAGACCATTCTTGAATGACGATAACAGACCAGCCAAAACACCGAACATCGATACCTCCGGTGGCAAAAAGTATAACAGTTCCTTCACTTAAAACGGTCCTGAAAGACCGGACTCTGTGGGCTGATGGTTGTTCGGCAGCTCGTTCGAACGATATTGAGTCGCTTATCAAGTACGATTACGTCGAGCAATTGTCTCCTCTCGTTGAACAATACAATCAGCAGGTTTCGAAAGCAGAAGAAATAAAGGTCAAAATAGCAAATCAGTCGCTTCTAATCGAATCAACAGTTCCAGAACCGTACAAAAGTCTGGATGTTGTTGCATACATTGCTGATCGACATACTGTTTTAATGCGTGATAAGCGTTCTAATGAGCTTTTAGCACGGGAATATCGGCTAGCGAATGAGCTTCGCGAATACGAAAACCGTGGCCTTTTCGATGTGCTCCGCACAATTGTCTATATCATAAATACCTTGGCAGAGACTAACACCGTATGGGGTGTTGGACGAGGCAGTAGTGTGTCGTCGTATGTTCTCTACGCAATAGGTGTGCATGATGTTGACAGCTTTGCGTATGAGTTGGATATCGTCGACTTTCTACACGATTAGGAGATGAGTTATGCCAAACATTGTTCGAAGCGCACGTGGTGAAAAGGTTGATTTTGACAAGCTCAAGATCAAACAACAACTCGCATCGGCACCAAAGACGACAGAAGTTCGTGCACGTGAAAATTTCATCGACCAGAAGTTCAAGCGTCGTTTGAAACGTGCTCAACAAGCTGCTGTTCAAAAAGTAGCTGGTGTAAACGTTGAACCAAATCTTCCAGAAGCAGATGTTGAAGCCGTGGAGGAAACTAAGGAGACAGCATGAAACTCAAACCCATAAAAAAACATATAGTATTCAAGTTCAATGAAGCAGTAGACAGTAAGGGATTTTTCGAGAAGAAAACAAGTTGGGGCTTAGAAATTCGGGGGAGCGGCGACGATAGTGCGAAGGCTCCCCGGTGGGTCACCGTAGTTGCTGTTGGCCCAGATTGCGAACTCATCAAACCTGGCGATCAAGTTCTGGTCAAGCCTCTGAAGTGGTCGATCCGTTTCAACTTCGATGGTGAGCAACTGTGGCGTACAGATGAAACCCAACTAATTGCTGTTGACACGGTTTCAGATTACGAAGACAAAAAGATCCATAACTTTCGGGCAATGAACAAAAGTGTCGTTTTCTTGCGTACGGATAAGCAGAAAAGCTCAGTGGGCGGAATCGAAATCGTTGGTAGATTAAATGACGATACAGCCTTCGGACAAGTCGTTGATATTGGGCCAGATGTATATGAAGTGCCAAAAGGCGCCACCATCTATTTTCTAGAAAATAACTTCTTTGGTTATTTCGAGTACAGATCGAAAAAGTTCTGTTATTTGGACGAGCTTGAAATTCTCGCATACGTTGCAAAGGAGTAAGGGATGTTGTTCATTCTCTTGATGATTGCCACAACACTGGCAGTTGCAGGATCTGCGGCATTTTTTAGTGTCTATGGTCTTGCCAACACCTATAGTGGTGTGTTTTGGTCGGTGATCGTCATGGGCGCTTCTCTCGAAGCGGCTAAGCTCGTTGGTGCGTCATTCCTGTATCGAAGTTGGACAAGCATGACCAGCATTGGCATGCGCCTACTCAAATACTACATGGCTGCTGGTGTCCTTGCTTTGATGTTTCTTACGTCTGCTGGTATCTTTGGCTATCTATCGTCAGGTTATCAGGCAGATGTTCTCCCTCTAAAGCAAAAAGAAGCACAAATTAAAGTTCTTGAAGAAGAGCGTGGACGTATTGTTGAACGTAAGAAACAGATCGACAATTTGATGGCTGCTGCACCAACTGTTCAAAATCTCGAGCGGCAGCAGGGTGTTGATCCTAATGCTCTTCGAGCACTGCAACAAGCACAGCGTAATCGTGAAAGTTTGCTACGACAGTATCGAGTAGAGCAACAAGACGTGACGAAACGTCTTGGTGAACTTGATCAACAAATGTTGGTTCTCCGTCAAGAGATCATTAAGACAGAAGCTCATATCGGTCCAATCACCTATATTGCAAAAGCATTCAATGAAAGCACCGACACGGCCACCAAATGGCTAACGCTATTGATCATCTTTGCCTTCGACCCAATGGCTGTTGCTCTTACGCTTGGTCTAAACATGTTATTGTTACAGAGAATGCAAGCAAAAGAAGCCGGAAAAGTCCCGGAAAAACCAGTGGTTGAGCAGGAATTACCTGTTGTGCCTCAAGTACAGGAAGTATACAATCCTCCGTCAACGGTTCCTGATTATTTTATGGAATCTCCTGCTGAACTACCGATTGAACCTCCAGTTGAAGAAGCAAAGCCACTCAAATTTGAACTTATCGACGAACCCGTAGCAGAACAACCGACGGAACAAGTGCCGAATCGCGTGAGTAAACAATTATCTCACATCCTCGCAACCACCAGATGGCAAACAAACAGCAAGAATGCCCTCAATGAATTGATTAACTACTATCGGTTGTTAAAAACAAAGCCTCAGTTAACGGGGCAAGAACTCATTGACAAACGTGCAATTGAAAATGTCCTGCGAGAGCGCGGACTTCTGATTTACCTCGACGACTAGGTTGATTTCTCCGTTGTGCCTGGTATAATAGACAGGCAGCATGGAGAATAATATGTCTGATAAACATCGTCTCTGGGTGGAAAAATTTCGGCCGACCTCAATCGACGACTACATTTTTCACAACCCCCAACAGCGTGCCTCGTTTGTTCGTATGATCAATGACAAAACGGTTCCTCACTTGCTTTTAGCGGGGGTCCAGGGGTCAGGCAAGACGACGATTGCACAAATTCTCATTGGTGCAATGGGTCTTGATGATAGTGATGTTCTCGTAATCAATGCGTCGCTGAACAATAGCGTTGATGACATGCGAGATCAAATCTACAGTTTCGTTGTCTCATTTGCACTGGGTCCATTCAAAATCGTTTGTTTGGAAGAGGCAGACTTTATCACACCAAACGGTCAGGCTGTTATGCGGAAATTGATGGAAGATTACTCTGAGCATGCTCGATTCATTCTGACATGCAACTATGATCATAAGATCATTCCTGCAATCAAGTCTCGGTGTCAGGAATTTAAGTTCAAAGCAGTCGATAAGAACGACATTGCAGAATATTGTATCAATATTCTTGCTGCGGAACACATTCAATTCAGTTTGACGACACTCGACAAGTACATTGCGTTTGGTTATCCGGACATTCGGAAGATTGTTAATTCGCTCCAGCAAAATGCGATCGATGGTTCATTACAAGAGCCACACACAGAAGGAACAATTGGCGACTGGAAGTTTGATTTGCTTGATTTGATCGAGCGAGACAAGTGGGTTGATGCACGAAAATTAGTTTGTGGAAATGTTGATGGTGAAGAATGGGTAGAGGTCTATCGCTTCTTGTACCGCAACTTGAAAAGTTCACCAAAATTTGCTGACCACAACAAGTGGGAAGAGGGAATCGTCACGATTTCCAAACATCTTCGAGATCATGGACTTGTTGATGAGCCGGAAATTAACGCGGCGGCGATGTTCATTTCACTGGGGCAATTATAATGGGAATGGGAATGCAGGTTCAATTCTATTATGGCTGGGCCTGAGTACTTGAAGGAGGAAAGATATGGATGATGTTGTCATTGCTGACGTGTTGCCAGCCAGCGGCAACCCAGGTGATATTTTGACTTTTAACGAACAAACAACGGAGTGGACGATCGCCGCGGCCCCTCGGCCAGACCATTTTTCAATTTGTAGTCCAACTGATGCAGAGGGAAATCAAAAAACGATTAAGATCTATTTTGACGGTAGAGTAGAATTTGAGGGAATGCGACCATCTGAAGCCGCAAAATTATTTTGGCAGGCAGTTCGATTTTATTTCCCTGGTAACGAAGAGTGGAGGATATAATGGCACGAAGAAAAAAGCCAGAAGGCGAAACAACCGATCAAGCAACGACTCGACGAACGCTTGAAAGTATCTCCAACCATGCAACGCGAAGCGAGAAAGTTTCGTGGAACCGCATGATGGATAACATGGTGGGACTACTTACCAGACTGAAACCGATCGAAGACAAAATCATTAAACTTCAGGCCGATAAAATGCCTTTGATTGACGAAGTCCAAGCTCTACGACAACGAATGGTTCGGGAATGTGTTCATCCGTATGAGCAACTTGTTCTCAAGCCGGATGGCACGGTTCAGTGCAAGTTCTGCAACCATACGTTTCGAGTAGCTGAGGGATAACATGGAACAAAAATATCAAGGCGATCTCTTGAATCTGGTTAATGCTTCAATCGCTGAGGTGTTGGAACAGATGATGCAACATGGTATGATACATGATTACAGCGTACAGGTTTCATACGAAGACGAACGTGTCGAAGTTGCCGTTCTTCCTCACATTGCGGGTGAATGGTTTTACATTCCAACCGCATTGAATAGAGAAGTACCTGTCGTCCGACCCGAGGCTGCCAGTGAATAAACAATTAGAGGGTGTGTGATGAGGCGCAAGTTGACCGATGAGGAACGACTTCTCAAACAACGTGAACACGCTAGGAGGTGGTATCAAGCCAATGCAGACAGGGGACGCGCGCTTCATCACGCCCGCTACTTGATTACAAAATCAGAGAATAGCTCGAAGGGGAATAGATTAATCGAGGGGCTCTTGTGAACCAACACTTTTGGAACTATGTACGTCATCTGTCTAAGCAAGATACGAAAACACTGTCGCAAAAGGCGTTAAAAACCGCCGAAGAGGTGGGCGAGATGGCAAAGGTTGTCCTTCCCTTTGACAATGCCTTTGCTACAAATCATCGCTTCGTTGATAGAGAAGCAATTCTTGAAGAAGCCGTTGATGTTGTTTTGACGGGAATCTCTGTTGCATATGATCTCGATTGTACCGACGAAGAGATTGAGCAAATGTTTGCTCGCAAAGCAGAAAAGTGGGCAAGGCTACAAGCGGGCGAACGCGACATGAAATATCCGATTCCGTTTGAGATTCACATTACCGTGAAGCTGACTGAATCAGATCATGAAACGTTTGCAGGTTTGTGTTATGAGCTTGGTGTTAAGCCCGTATTCATCGAGAATCATCTCCGTGATGGTGTGGCAATGGACGTTCTGACTGCGTCTAAACACTACGGAACGAACCGATCTGCATACGAAGAGGCCATGCGATTGAAAAAGGCACTTGAAAAATCTTACCAAATTGTACGTGTAAAGATTGAGACGGTCCCCTGGCATCCGGCGTCGCCAAAATCATACGACACCAAGATGCCTGAGAACTGTTATTTTGAAGCTCACATCCCTGTTCGCTTTCGCAACATTCCAGAAACGTACCGACATTTGCGTGCATTAGTTGAAAAGAACAGCGCTAAGCTGTCTCAGGACATCTCAAAACGCCACGACGACGGAACAGAAACACTGATTATCACCTATCGCACTGAACTGCTTCATCAGGAAGCGTTTGAATCGTGGACAGAAATACTAACGCGAGCCGTTGCATCCGAACACAGCGACCTAACGGTATTTTATGTTGGAAAACCACACAAAGAGTTCAGTGTTTACGACACCAACTTGAGTCATGACGCCAAATGGTTGAAAGAAAACTAGACCTCTTTAAGTTGCTCGATCGAATTAGCGTCAAAGACACTGATTACTTTCGAACGCTGTCCGAAACAGAAGTCAAAGAATTTCAACCATTCGTGATTATGCGATGGCTGTCTGGAACTTCGTCGAAGCGTCAGTTGTATTTCTTGAACGCGATCGCCAATCCCGTGATTTTTACATTAGGACAACACAAGGAACTGCTGTATTATCTGCTAACAGTTTGTACAACTGGCAATTCACAACGCTATCATTGGATTAAAGCCCCCAAATCAAGAGGACGAGGAACTCTTGCGACGACAGTTGTCGCAAAATACTTCAATTACGGGCATCGACACGCCGTAGATGCGGCTAAGCTATTGACAAATGATGAAATCATGGCCTATGCTGGTGAGCTTGGTTGGCAGAAGGACGAAATAGCCAAGCTCAAAAAGGAATTGGCAGACAAATGAACGCAGAAGCACGGTATACGTGCAAATATTGTCATAAGGTGTTCAGCCTAGAACACCGATACTTGCAGCACAAGTGCAAGGAGATGAAGCGACTTGAAGAATTTCAAACGCCAGAGGGGCAAGCTGCGTGGAATTACTATCAAGAATGGATGAAGGTCCAAAGACGAATGCCACCACCAGCAAAGTCATTCCTTGCTTCGAAGTATTATCGAACATTTATCAATTTTACACAGCACGTCAAGGCTGTTGGCCTGCCATTTCCAGCGAAATTCATCTGGCTAATGCGCGAAAAAGATATACAACCAACGATTTGGACCAACGATGAGGTATATTCGATGTACATCGAGCATTTAGATCGAACATCTCAACCGTTAGATCAAGCGAAACTATCTGTACAAACACTTCTCGATCTAGCTGATAAGCGAAATGTCGACGTTAGTGAGATTTTCGACCACATTCCTTTGAATGATGTCGTTCAGCTAGTGCGCCGTCGCCAACTTTCACCGTGGCTACTACTATGCAGCCGTAAATTCAAGCAAGTTTTGCGTGATCGAGCAACACCTGAACAAAAAATCATCGTTGAAACGATCATCAGACCGGATTACTGGGTGGAACAGCTAGAAAAGCACCCGAATGAACTGGCAGTCATAAAGCAATATGTAGCGGAGCTATCTGTATAAATACCCCTCAACAAGCCTTATTTGAGGGGAAATTTACATGTCTTCGTACTCAATCAATTTCAGCGATCCGCTCCGAGGTGGGTTCACTATCAATCCTGGTGGATTTAATGGACCTGGCGGAACGTCATCTGCATCAAACCTTCGTTTGTATGGTCGGGGTGCCCTTGAATGGGGCGAGGCTGTTGATGAAGACTTGCTGCGCATTGCAGAAAACCTGAATGGTGCAACGCCACCACCGTTTGGCGTTGGTGGTCAGTTGTGGCTTCGAACAAAGTTTTATCGTCGTGATACGAATGGTCCGATTGTTTATTGGTATCGTCTTGATCCAGACAATCCAGCCGTGTGGCAAACAGCTCCAACTGACTTTCTTGTGAACGGTGGTGCTGGCTCCGCTACGTCAAATACCGCGCCAGCAGCTTCGATCGGTGCATATTGGTATACAGGAGCAGGTCCTTTCGTACCAGCAACCGACGCTTTCGGTCAAGCAATCAAAGCAAACACACTGTATGGTTATTACAGTATGTTCCAGCAAGTTCCAGCAGGATGGGTTGAGCGCACACATGCGGAGAGCACAACGCCACCTGTCAACGGTACGGACTATCCAGAACGAAACGTGTTGATGTACGATGAATTCGAACAAGACTGGACTCCACTTCCAATCTCGTACGTTTCACTTTCGACAAATCCTCCACCGGATCCAGCAATAGGTGCTTTCTGGTGGGAAACAGATTCCGAACAACTGAATATTTGGGACGGCACATCTTGGGTGGGTATCATTCTGTCGAGTGGAACACAAGGATGGGTTGGTCCAAATAACTTTGATATGGGCGGCTTTAGGATCACCAACCTGGCAAACCCAGTTGGCGCACAAGATGCTGCAACCAAATCGTATACTGATAGCTTGGCCTCAACTGCAGTTTTGAATAGCACGTATGTTCGTCTCGCAGGCACGGCGCTCAACACACCGCCGAATATGACGGGAAGTCTTGCAATGGATGCGAACCCTATTACGGGTCTAGATGTTCAAGTGTATCCTGCTGCTCCTTCAAACAATGCTGCATCAATTGCTTATGTCAATGGTCTTGGCGCTCTGGTTGGTACTCCATCAAGTGGTTCAACGGGATTCGCAAATGCTTATGTTAGTGGTGCTGCAGTCTCTCATAAACCGGGCGACATTTATGTTAACCCAGCGACGAGCCATGCTTGGGTTGCAATGACAACAGCAGTAAGTTTTCCAACTTTCTTTGGTTCAAGTGGTTCTGACGTCAATTGGAAACAGTTCTTCCCAGCACAGTGGGCATAATTGTTGATGGGACTTGCTAAAGGTGGTAGACTTGTGGAGCAAGGAATAATTACATGACCCTGTCGACAATTACGTTTCATCGAGCCAAAAAGGCAATTGCCCCTGCTCCATACGTCCATCTGAAGGAATTGATGGTCTATCTGAAAACGACTGAAACGTGTCAGTTGAATTGTGCACATTGCTTTACAAATGGAATTAATGGTAAAAAGATCTACTTCAACGTTCCGAAAACGATTAGTTGGTTCTACCGCTTGAAAGAAGTTGCCCCCATCCTTACAAACGCACACGTTGCATTCCACGGCGGAGAACCCTTCCTTGCACCTGTCAGTGATATGCGAACTGTTTGGGCAGAATGTAAAGACCTTTGGCCAAATCTTTGGTGGTCAACAACGACGAACCTTGTCTACAAACTCGATAACGAGAAATTGGACTTCATGAAACAAGCATTCACAAATGGTCTTGCTACTTCGTGGGACAAAGGGATTCGTTTCTCGAATCAGAAACAAGAAGACTTGTGGCGAGATAATGTTCGTGTCCTTCGACAAGAGGGGATGGACGTGACGTTAATGGTATCATTGAGTAAGTCTGTTGTTGAACGTGAGCCAATTGAACTCCTCGAGTTTGTCGCTGATCTCGGCGTTCGCTACTTGCACCTCGAACGGATCACACCAAACGGAAATGCGAATTTGAATCCACATATTTTCCCGACGAATAAAGAACTTGATGCGTGGTTTGTCAAGATGTGGCAGCAAACAGTTCAGCACGGAATGCATAAACACTTTGAGAATTTGTTCTTCAATTCAATTTTGTCAAGCTTTGTTTTTACAACGCATTCAGGATGTCGTTGCCGCTCTTGTGAGCAAAAGATTTTCACTATCAATGCAACTGGCGAAATTGGTGGATGCCCAAATTCTGCCGTTGAGAACACGTTCGGTTCGATCGACGACAATATTGTTGAGTTGCTAACCTCACCAGGTCGTTTGAATAATATTGCATGCGAAAGTGCACGGAATCCTCTCTGCTACTCTTGTGAAGTATTTGATGTCTGCAATGGTGATTGTCATCAGCTTGCTTGGGAAGGTGATATTTGCGCCTCACCGAAATCGTTGATGAAACATTTCAAACAAGAACGCAACACACAACTATACCGTGAGGTGCTCGGCGAGTTCATGGGACAGGAATAATGCCACTACAAAACCTGTATGGGAAATATACTGATCCTTATCGACTTGTTGAGTTTCGAATGTTTCTTCTCAATCTCTGCAACATGGGGTGTCGTGGGTGTTTCTACAAACGAGACGGAAATACTTTCGGAACGTATGAACCAGCTCTTACATTGAGTCAGGAACTTCAGCAACACGGCTACAGTCTCGAGACTTGCTACCTCCTCCCTACCGATATCTTTGAGAACGAATCGAACAAAGATCTGTTTCGAAGCGAAGAGTTTGCCGAACTTGCAAGGCGCTTTCGATATGTTGGCATTGCTTCAACGCTGATTGGTGAATGGGACAAAGATGTTTTCGACCTAATCGAACGTAATGGGTCTAAAGTAGAGCTTCAAGTTAACATTGTTCTCAATCATCTGTTTGAAACAACGTACGAAACAATGTTAAGGGAAAAGATCCAGCAGATCGTTCAGGTATATCCATCAACCGTTATCAATCTTGCCGTGAACGTTGGGGTGAAGTTTTCACCTGAAGAGATTGTACGGCTGCATGAACTCGTTGACCGCCTTTCGGCCGACAAAATTGTTGAGGTTAACTTTACTTTCCTCTACAATTCATTGATTGGCCCGACAAAGAGGCAAAAAATGATGCTGGAGAGCTATAAGCTTTTGCGTGAGTTTTCGGACTTATACGTAAAAGATGGTGATCCAAGGTTCAATAGCAGAACGATGCTGCGAAAACCAGCGTTTACGTTCAAGGATGGAAAGATTTACGTATCGCCGATTATGCCGTTCGATGAATACGTTTTCCTCCATAAATATGCGTTAGAACAGGCATCTTTTGACGGTTTCTTGTCAGCTTATTCGATAATGGAGGCGGATAATCACCCTATTATTGATGCATGCGATAGTTGTCCGAATCTGTCAACATGCCACGGGAAAGGGTTTTTTGCTCTTGCTCGCGAGATGGGCCTTCCATGCTATCTTGAGGAGAATATGAATGCCGACCGCAGGAACTGATGCAACGAAAGCAAGTGTAGTCAGCGAATTTAATACGACGGTTATTGCTGCCGCAAACGCTGGCACTGTCTACAATCTGTCAGGTAATCCTTTTACGTATGCGGGCTATCCTGCTTATGCTGCGGCTTATTTGAGTAATACACCAGCTCAAGATATTACCGCCGGCGACATTACGGCTTCTGATCTTGTTGCTTCAGGATTGGCGAGTGCTTTATATAACTTTGCTCTGGCTTCTTCTCGCATTCGAGACACGCAATTTTGGTTTAATTGTATCGGCTGTACGTTTCTTGGTTCGGGGAAAACGATTTTGAATTCTGCATACCAGGCACTTGTTAATCCTCCTGGTGCTCCTGTTGCCAGTACCGACGCAAGCGGCACAGCTCTTTCAACGTATATTACAGCTTTGAATACCAATCGAGCAGCAACTGAAGCATCGACTGTTCAATTACTTGCATGTCATTCATCATGCCACTCGTCGTGTCATGGTGCTCGTGGACGGAGATAAAGAAAATGTTTCATGTATTTGGTGATGTCTACCTTGATATTGATGCCGCATTGACAACAATTCGCTATAGCAATCTTGCTATCAGCAGTCGTTGGTCCAAAATAGATCTTCTTGATCCAGGCCTTCGGTTCGTTCAAGTGCATGCATCATTTGATGACTTTGCGAAACAATTTCTTGGTGGCGACAAGACAAAAATCTGGAGTTATCTCAATGGAACGAAACTCGGTGATACACGAAACGTTTTGTACGTAGAGCCCAACCTGTATCAAGCACTACAGATACAATATTGGAAAAGCATTCTCAAGAATCCAACGGTCGACAGCGTGTACGAATTGCACAAAATGTTTACACAAGATCGTTGGTTCAAGTCATTCTTATATGATGAAGATAGCAATGAGCAAGGACGTGTTGCAGCACGTGAATTGACAATTATGTCGCGCGAAACCTTTGATAAACTTTATCAAGAGACACCTGTTGCATTGTTCCTACAAAAACTGCCAAAGCATCTGGTAAGTTTTGAGTACCAGCTTGCTGACTATTTGCGTGATCCAGTCAAGAGTCCCATGCGCCAGGTTGTCCTAGAAAAAGTGGAACGGTTTACTTGGGCCAACTGGGTTCAAGAACTTGAAGTTCTGAAAGCTGATCTGATTAACGGGATTGGCGACATCAATACTGTGCTTCCGCCAGATGCACAAATCAATCTGTCTGACCTCGATCATTTGTTGTTTACTTCGTTTGGCTCCAACGAATATCTTCGTTGGATGGTTGACTCAAAAGTTTCATATCAAAATCCAAAATACGTTGAAGCCACCTACGATCGTAAAATCTTCAAGCAGCTCTATGCACGAGTTCTCGAGGCGTGGGGCGCTCCATATGAAGATATGTCTGAATTGATTGATCTAATCTATGATCACAAGTACGAACAACTACTCGAACGCGATGTGGCACGTGGCCTAGGTTGTGTGTATGGTGCTGGCCGTTATCGTCTCCGTATGTGTCAGGTGTTTCTAACTTGGGCCTATCGCATGAAGCGTGAAGGTACGACAAGTGTTTTGGGAACATACGAATTGGCATAAGCCATGTTCTTCAACACTGACTTCAATGTCATCTACACTCGAATCGTTCAAGGCTGCAATCTAAATTGTACGCACTGCTTTACGGCAGGAAATCGCGATCCAATTAAAGTTGCTGAACTTAGCACGACTGAGAAATACTTTAAGGCGATTCGTCAGAACGTCAATCCAAAGAAAGCAACGTTCTATTTGCATGGTGGGGAAACCTTTCTAGCGCCAATTCCATACATGCACGAAGTGTGTGATCAAATCGACACAATCTTCGACGAAACCACGCGAATCATTGTTCCACAAACAAATCTGATGTACAACATTACAGACGAGTTTCTTGACTTCCTTCGTACGCGCTGTGATAACGAGATTGGTGTGAGTTGGGACTATAAAATTCGCTTTACAACCGCTAATCAAGAGGCTCTTTTCTGGAAGAATCTCCAGATACTCCTCGACGAAAAGGTCAATATTGCGATTGCCATTACAACCCAAAAACATCTACTTGAGTTGGACCCCATAGAGTTAGCAAAAAGGTTTGCGGGGGTGAAGTCGATTGACTTCGAACTGTTAACCACCTTCGACCAAAAGACCCGTAATTTTAAAGTCCGAAACGTACCTTGGGCAGCATGGCTGCAAAAACTCGTTGAGTATTATGTGGAAAATGATGTATCGTGGTCAATGCCTCAGGTTGATATGTTCACAAAAAGTCTTCAAGAGGGGCATACGCTCGACTGTAAGTGTAATTGTTGTGCTCAGCGGACATTCACGATGAACCCGTGGGGGTCTGTTGGATTGTGTCCTGACAAGACCTATTATGAGCCGATCAGTGATGTTGATGAAATGTATTCAAACTGGGATGCATTCGCAACAAAAGCTCTGGATGAAATCGTCCGTCGTAAAGATGAGAAGATGGCAGATGTGTGCTACAAGTGTGAATTTTTTGAAGTGTGTGGCGGCAACTGTGAAGTAGATTTGTTTTGGCCTGATGAAGACGAATGTCCATTGAGTAAAGCCGTCATTCGCTTTCAACAAGAGAACTTACCACAGTTTGCTCGTAAGTATCGAATTGCTCAGGACAACTTGATTGAGTTGCACAAAGGTTAGGAGACGATAATGGCAGAAGAAATTGAACAGGTTGAAGAAATCGAACCGGTTGAGAGGGAAATTCGCCGAGTGGTTGCACCACTGACGATGGACCAAATCAAAGAATTCTTTATCAATAAGAATCTATTGTTCGTAATAGATTACGCCAAGAGTTCTGTCAAGGGAAAGGTGTTCCTCACCTATATTTCGAACCTTGATCTTCCCGCAGAAGTTGACTTCGCTGACACGTCCGTTGAAGAACGGATGGAGCTTCTCAAGGACTTTATGGAGTCGCGAAACATCAACGAAACAAAAGGACTCACGCTTCTAACAGCTGCTGTTCTCCTACACAACAAGGGCGTGAACATTGAACGAGACATTGTACCATTTGTTCCGTTATCGCTTGACGAAATGAAAGCCTTTGCTGCGAAGAATCCAGCTCTGATGGAGCGCTGGTATACGTTCCTTGACTCTATGATGTTGTTTGCAATGTATTCGGTGCAGCTTGTTGAAACAACCGATGATGGATCACAGGTAGCTATCCCAGCGTTCGAAACAGCGTTTCCGGGATTCTTTGACAAATATGAAAAGATTGACGATCCGCTGTATATTGGAAGTAATGTTGTCAATCTTTTCCGCATTCCGCTGTTCCTGGAACTATATTTTTCTATTCCAGCCCCGACACCAGGTAAATACTTCAAGCAACAGTTTACTGAGTATATGTTCAAAGGAAAGCGTCTGATCCACTACTTCGATGTTCCTGAGAATTCATTCTTCAGTTTCTTGGTCGCTTTGTGTACTAAGCAGACAACTGTTGAAAAAATGATTGAGGCACTTCAGGGAACATAATGGACAGCTACATTGACCAACAGTATCTCGCTTCACGACACCTTAAAGATGCAAATACGTTTTACCTCAATATCAATTTTGAGGTTCTAAACGGCTGCCAGTGGTCTTGTCGTGGGTGCCATGTTAATAAAGAGATCCAAGATGGCATTGGGGGCTACACAACGCAGTTTGTGAAGCTTCTTGATGATTTTGAGCGTAGTAGCTACAAGCCGTTTATCGCCTTCATTGCTCCAACCGACTTCCTTGCTGCAAATAACACTGCTGCTTTCCTTCGTGATCCTGCCACTGTTGCAATCTTGAATCGCTTTCGACGACTAAGCCTCCAAACAACATACCTCGATGTGGATGCGCCTCGTGTGGATGACATCGTGAAGGTTTTAAACACACTCTATAAAGATATGGAGTTGGAGATTAATATCATTATTGAGCCCGCCCAAATTCTCAATCAGAAATACCTTGAATTGCTAGCACGCAATAAAGATAGTCTCCAAGCCCGCCTGACGGCCTTTTCGGAAATCCGCACCTTTGGCATCTTCAATGTGTTTGATTATAGTGCGACAAAGATTGCCGAGACTCTACAGAATTACGACTTCTTACACCACAAGATTAATCACTTGTTCGAAACAACGATCGACTACAACTTTAGCCTTGGACGAAAGGATGATCTGCCAGGAGAAGAATTTGAGAAGACTGTGTTGCAGATCTCGGAGTTGTTTGATGATGCAATCTCTGGCGAGAAAGTCAAATTTCTACGTTTTTCGTTTGGCAAGTTAACCGATAGTCTTATTGAGAAGCAGTACAACTATCGCAACGGAAGGTTCTATGCTAGCCCATTGCTGTATGAACGATTTGTCAGTTTCCGTTCTGAATTCGAGATCCCAATCAAAGAATGGACAGCTCGAGAGTTCGAGCAGTGGGAGCATACTGCACAAGTCACTCAGTATGCGAACATCGGCAACAAAGAAGAATGTGGTTCCTGCCATTACCTAGGTTCGTGTATCGATAGAGGCGTCCTGACATTAATGGATGCGTTTGGCATCAGGCGCTGTGTCATCGCCAAAGATGCTCTCGATGCAATCAACTTTAAGTTGACCAAGGTAGAAAGTAATGAGCGATAGAGACAAAATTGGTGTCAGCTACGCCGAAGCACATACACTGTACCTCGACCTAAATTTTGATGTTCTGTATGGCTGTCAGTGGAAGTGTGAGGGGTGTTTCGTCGATAAGACAGCGCAAACAGGCTTTCTTCAACAAGATTATCAGAACTTAACCGTTCTGCTAGAAACAGCAATCCGGAAAAATTATCAGCCATTCATTGCAACGGTTGGACCAACAGACTTGTTTTCCTCGAGCAATACTGCTTCTGTTCTTGCTGATTGGCGAACAATTGATCTCTTAAAACGCTTTGAAAAAATCAGCTTTGCAAGTGCCTTTCTAGCAGAAACTCCAAGCACCACCGATGTTATTGATGTTTTCAACGAACACTATTCGGACAAACCGATCGAGATTAATATCACTTTTGATCTTCGACAAATACACAACACTAGTTATCTTGAACACGTGAAGGCAACCCGTCATCAAATTCTCAAGAGGTTTCGTCAGCCGCCCACAAGTCATGCCTTGTTCAACGTGTTTGATTATTCCCAGACGCGAATTAGCGAACTGCTCCATGACTATGTCTACCTTCATAACCTGATTGAGCAAATGTACAACACAGACATTGACTTCAATTTCAGTATTGGTCGAAAAACGAACCTTTCGCGCGAAGAATTTGAACGAGCAGCACAACAAATTAAGGTTCTGTTTAACGACAATGTAGACCCTGAAACAGTGCAATTCGTTCGGTTCAGTGTGGGACGCTTGACCGATAGCTTGGTTGAAAAACAATACAATTTTCGTAATGGGGAACTGTACTATTCACCAATGTTTTACGAGCGATATGTCTCGTTTGACCCGCATTATCGAATCCCTCTTGCTCAATGGTCAATTGAAGAAATCGAGAAATTCGAGGATAATCTCCTGTTAAATGAATACAGGAAATCCAACGAGAAAGAATGTGGAACGTGTCAATATCTGGGGTCGTGTGCTGATCGGGGAATCCTCCACATGATGGACCGTTATCAAATAAAAGACTGCATTCTTGCAAAGAGAGCAATGAATGTCGCCAACAATATCAAAAATTGATTTACGTGAACTTGCGTCGATAAACGACGAAGAGTTGTTTCAGACGATTTTGTCGAGTGCTGATTATTTTCCTGGTCTGTATCGTTATTCGTTAGGAACACTTCCATATCCGCACGATAATTTGACGTATCAGCAATTGGTTCAGGCTTGGGTTCAACAAGAGTATCATCAGAAACAATGGACGCGCGAACAATGGTTGATGAGACAATTTGATATTCACAAACACACAATGGAACAATTATCGGGCCGTAATCAATCGAGAGAAGATAAGACTCTCGCGCTTCGACTTGCGAATAATGCTTACGATCGATTTACACTTCCTCGACACTTTGCACTCGCCACAGTTGATTTGCAGACGCCGATTACCGAGCTGTCGTGCAACACGACCTATATGATGATGGGATCACACATTCGCTTCGAGGACGATACGGTTCTTGTCGGTTATGATGCTGTTCTCGACGATACGACACTTACCCTACACGTGCCGTGGGCAACAGCACAACGATATATCGAAAAGATTTTCAAACCAGAGAACATCAGTGCTTTATTTCAGCGCAGTGAGATTCTAGCACACCTTCGATTCGACCGCGCCGGCTATGGATTTTTGAGCAAGGCCAGTACATTCGAAGACTGGACGGAATTGACCGCATTAGTGTTTGCGGGGCAGATTCGAAATCAGCCTATTCGATTCGCAAAGCCGATGGGAGTGAGTAATGTCAACAAAATTTCCTAGCCTGATTCGAACCGAACCAATTTTCACAACACCAACCTTCATTGGAGTTGATCGCCATGATGTTGTTGTAAGTAATGAGAACTTTCGACAGTCCAAACAGCCGTCTGAGTACATCGTATTCTTCCGGCATCAGGATGCCTTGTACTACCCTCTTGCCCTTGAGTTTCGATATATCGAGAACAACATCCTCTTCCTAATCGAAGAGTATCATGTTGGATCCTTTGGATTGCTTCGCCGAATACTATTGAGTTCATATGAAAAGGAAGAGGGATTTGACGTAAATATCCAGGCGTTGGTGTATCACCCACGCAATAAACCCAGATGGTGTCAAGCGCTCCCTAAATTTATAATCGAGCCTGAATTTCGAACGGATATGCACGAATGAATACACATGAAGACCTACTCAATCAGGTCCTGAAAAACAAAGTCAATGAAGCAGCAGAAATTGAACTGCACTTCTTTGAGTTTTGTAATCTTGCGTGTGCCTTTTGTGGGCAAGATCACAACTCGAAAGTAGGAATGAATACGGTGATGAATAAGGTCGATCGTGTGAACGAGTTTATTCGCAATAGCCGGATGGACAAATTCATCATCAACATGATGGGTGGTGAACTGTTTAATGATGCGGTTTCAGACGATCTATTCATCGATTACCTCAACTTTGCCCTCGATGTTGATGCCCACGCAAATCAGGCTGGAAAAACGTGTGTTTTCAATTGGGTCACGAACCTCGTGTTCACGAAGTGGACGAGGGTCCAAAAACTGCTCGATACATTGCACCTGCTTGGCATCAAATCGAACATTTCGACCAGTTATGACTTCGCAGGACGCCCTCTAAACGTTGCCAAAAAGGACTTGTTCCATCAGAACTTGGAACGGTTTGGCAGTCAAATCTACACGATTGGCTTTGTGCTAACAAAGCAAGCAATTAAGCGAATCATGACCGAAAAAGACGAGGAATTTGAGTATCTCTACACTCGATACCCCTTGTACTTTGACTATTATGTGCCAGAACGACTTTCACAACACATGATACCGAGTGATCGCGAGCACCTTGAAGTGTTTCTGTTCCTAGCGGAACATTATCCAAATGTCGCTCCTGTAAGTGATTGGGTACATCATCGATTCAACACGATGACATGCTACTCGTTGAATAAACTAACACTACTACCGGATGGTCGTGAAGTAAAATGTCGCTACCTGAAGTATGATCAAGACGACTTCAACACGGAAATTGACTATAAGAGCAATGCTAATATCATTCAAGCCCACCTCGACAAATATGGTTGCTTAAGTTGTGAGCACTTTGATCGATGTTCGTTCCGTTGCTTCGTTCAGGCTGACTGGACAAACCGCGAAGAGATGGCAACTTGCCTATACAAAGAATTCTTTAACACTATATTGGATCCGAAAAATGCTACCCAGTACAATGTCGTCGTGTGATTTTCTCGATCTGATTGATGTCAGTGAAAAGCGCCGCGCTGCTTGCCGCATATCAGTTCGTAAAGAACATTTGGCGAATGCTATCGACTTGATTCACGCGAGGAGACTTCAGTTTGGTATCGTTCCTACAGAACGACAGGATATTGATGTGTATGGTGGAAGCGACCCCACATATTTTCACAACGACGACTACGAGATATATGTTGCGGCCGACGTCATGGTCGTGCAGGAGCTAATTCAAGCCGAATATCAAGATGATCACGGCAATCTTGGATATTATTATGACTATCCCATATGTTGCATCAAAGCTTTTGCCATATCGGTGAAGCATGTAATGCACAAGTATAATTACCTAAGTTCGGCTCTATCGGAGTCGATTCCTGGCGAACAATTCAGCAAGTATATGACACCTGATCTTCACAATCGCACAATCAGCTTCTTTCCTTGTCGGTTTGATTGTCAGGCGGCTCTCAAAATAGCCTCACGTCGCGGCGCTCTAATGGAAGCCTATGGGAAGCCCATCGCTCCAACAATTTTCGAAAGACGAGTTTTCGATGTTGCATAAATTGATTGACAGCACAGACCCACGTGCAATGGAGTTAATTATCAAGCCAACAGAGGCTTGCAACTTCAAGTGCACGTTCTGTTCATCGACCAATATTACGGATGACAAAGCAGCCGTACTCGATCATCAATATATCTACGACTTTCTTGATCGCTTTCCTAACACTTCGACAATTATTGTCAATGGTGGGGATCCGCTAATGGTAAAGCCCGACTATTATTGGCAAATCATAGAATTCCTTGACCAACGAAAGTACAAAGCGACGGTAAGTCTGACGACAAATTTATGGGCGTTCTTCAAAAAGCCACAGATGTGGGAAGAGTTATTCAAACATCCACGTGTTGGCATTACAACATCTTTCAATTACGGTGATACGCGCCGGATTACAGAGAAGCAAGTGTTCACAGAAGACATCTTCTGGCAGGTCAGTAATTTGTTCCTTGAACGAATTGGTTATCGGCCAGATTTCATTTCAGTGATTAGTGATGAAAATGAGGACACAGCATTGGATAACGTTCGTTTGGCAAAGCGAATGAACGTTGAATGCAAACTCAATTATGCAAACGCATCAGGTGTTCAAAGTAAGCCTTATTTGTTGTCAAAAATCTATCGAACATATATTGAAGTGTATCGGCAAGGATTGACGCCGTGGGAATTCAATACAAAACAAATGGTTCAGCGATTGAAAGGGCTTCACACAATGTGCCCCCAACACCGTCAGTGTGATGAAAACATTCGAGCGTTAAACCCGAGCGGTGATTACTATTCGTGTGGTGCAATTGCGGATGATCGAACGCATCCAATTACATTCTTCCGTGAAATTTACGGGAAAGAATTCTTTACCCCACTGCAAAGTGATCCTTCCTTAATAAGCATGAAAGAAGAATGCTTGACGTGCCCGATGTTTAAGATTTGCAACGGCTGCCGTAAGACTGTCAAGGACCTGAAAGAACATAATCTTGTGGAGCCTCACTGCAAGATTATGAAGTCGATTGCAACAGAAATTCTCGAGATCAATTTTGGTGGTGTCAAGGAGGCAGCGTGAACGAGTTTATCGCTACACACAAGCAACTATTTGCAGAACCACACTGCAAGGTCATGTATGACCTTTACAAAGCAACTCTGTTTCACGATTATGTGACGGGCAAAACAAATCAGTATATGCCTGCACCATATGCAAACTTTACTTCCGCATATGATGTTATTCAGCCGGGACGATACATACCAGTTCTACGACTTGATCATCTGTTAGGGGATTTCTTGGCTAATCCCGAATCTCGATACGCAACAGCGACACTGGCAGTGGTCAAAAACACTTCGCATCGATTGTTCATCGAAGAGATGCTATCATTAAAGCAACACATTATTCGTGCATTGCCAGATCTCGAAACTTTATTTCCTGATCTGAAAGTAGATCGCTCGGATTATCTCGCGCAGTTGTCATACGCAAAGACCGATCCCAGACTTTCGTGGATGTTTGACTCGATGTTTACAGAAGACAACTACGAATATGTGCTGGAGAACTACGACATTCGAGAAATCATTAAGACGTGGGAGCGATTCTTCACAATCTGGAACATCCAAGATGATATGACAGAGATTTGGACGATGCTTGAGCACAATCGAATTGCTGAACTAATTTATCGTGACGTGGATCGCCATTTTGGTTGTGTGTATGGAGAGCTTTCGTTTCGCCAAGCCGTAAACACAACATGGATGTGTCAGGTGTATCAAATGTATCGTGAATGCAATCCATTATTGCAACACCTTCGTCTACGATGATTAAAATCTATCAAGCTGATGCGGTATTCAATGATATTGTCAAAGGCATCTTGAACTATCCGATGATGTACAACTATGATGATCCGCAAAATATTTGGAGTGAGCAGTGGCCGGAGCTTAGGGGGCTGCGAATGTTCATTATTGAATCAGTCGAAACAATGACGGGACGAACTCCCTGTAAGTTTGATGGTTGGTGTGTAACAACGATCAATTCAAATACCCATTTATTAAAACACAATCATACAAAGCACGCTGATATTGTTGCAAATTACTACGTCATAAATGATAACCCTGTCGGCGAAGGAGATATTATCGTGTACCATCCCGATGGAGAGATGACATCATTCCATCCAGAGCAAGGAAGCTTGCTGTTGTTTCCCGGATCGTGGGATCATCGTGTAACTCCGTATACAGGAATGCGTTTGTCGATTGCTACGAATATACGACTATGAAGATTTCGATCAATCCATCATACTTCTGCAACTTTCGTTGCGAGTTTTGCTACCTTGGTGTCGACCAATTGTCGAATAGGCGTTTGTTGATGCTTGAACGTCTTGATGCGATGCTGGCTGAGATTAGTGTATTTGAACCGATCGAATACATCGATCTGTATGGTGGGGAAGTCGCGATTCTACCAGAACGCTATCTGGAAGAACTATTCGATGTCATAGAGCGATACTACCCAGGCCAAGTCAGTATCATCACAAATCTTTCTCGAATTCATCCAACGTTTTTGAGGCGACGTGCAATTCTTAGCGTTAGCTACGACTTTGACTGTCGACAACAACACGAACAGGTGTTTGACAACATGATGAAATACGGTGGTGATCTTCATGTGCTAATGTTGGCAGGACGTTGCTTAATTGAGAAAGATGTTGATGAAATGATTCGCGTTCTCAATGCAGTTGCAAATGTCAAAACGGTTGAAATCAAGCCGTATTCAACGAATCAACATAACGCTCATGGTGTTTCCTTCCGGAATTATGAGGAATTTGTCAAGAAGTGGCTCGTCAGCCCGATCGAAAAGCGCTTTAAGTTCATCAATCAACAATTGATTGAAAATAGCCTTGCTGGAAAGGCGAACTCTTTCAGTGATGATCATGTGTATATCACGCCTCATGGGAAGTTTGCTGTGTTGGAATTCGATGCCAACGACAATGAATATTTTGAACAACTAGATACTTTGCTTGATTACTATGCGTGGACACAGAAGGAACGTAAGCGTGTCTTCATGAATGGTTTTTGCGCAACGTGTCCATATCTTGGACACTGTTTAAGCGAACATTTGCGTGAAGTGAAAACGTTGGAACACTCGTGCAATGGCTTTCGACATTTATTGGACTGGTACAAAGATGAAAGAATGGCAAATAAGACAACAGTATTACTATAGTCAGAATCCTGATCCTGGGGATCTGTTTTTCACAGATGAGAAACTGGCTGCTCTGGAAGGGCAAAGTGTTACGGTCGACAACGTGGGCCGAGCGTTGGATGACGCTGACTTTGAAGCTGAAATCATCTCATATTTCACAGTTAGCTGGAATGAGTGGATTCACCAACCGCAAAAGTCGTTTGCAGTGGCTTTGGTCTACGCAAAGCTGCTTGAGAAGTATTTTGGTGAAGATTTTTACGTGACACTAGACACACCCAACCTATTGTTGGGCGATCCCTTCTTCCGGCGCCTTTCCGAAGCCCGCGGGTGCTATCAGTCGCTTATTGATACTCTGACCGCCCACGAGCTCTGGGATTTTGAGGATAACCCTCTTTCACAGGTTCAAGCAACAGTCACCTACTTTAAAAAGGAATTTCTGCTGGTCTAAAACAGGAGGTAAACCCTCATAAATACACCAAAATGTATTTTATGGGAACCTCCTGATGGCGGACTATATTATCAATAGAACGGACCCTCTGAACGGTTCGTTCATCATCAAGCCGATGACTACGAATGGACCTGCAAGTCCAGCAGCAGCCGTCCCACTTGATTCGCAAGCTGTTACAGCCAATACTTCCATCGTGCTACTTGGCCAGGGCATGTTTCAGTATGGTGAGCGTGTTGCTGAATCGTTTGTTCATATGTTGGAAAACTTTGCCGGTCCAACCGCACCGGCATATCCAATTCAAGGCCAACTATGGTTTGACAATGGACCGCCATTTGCATTGTCTGTTTACGATGGAGCAACTTGGCAACCGATTGTGATCGGTAGCTTCCCAATCGTTGGTGATCTTGACATGGGTGGTTTCAAGATTATCAACCTTGGAAATCCAACAGCAGCCGGCGATGCTCTAAATCTTGGCTTTGCTGACACTCGGTATGTCAACATTACAGGCGACATAATGACCGGCGCGCTGACGACGACAGCGCTTACAATTAGCGGTGGCAATATCGTCCTAACAGGTGCAGGTCAGATTACACTCCCGAACGCACCAACGCTTGGTACACATGGTGTCAACAAGAATTACGTTGACACCCGAACGCTAGACAATCTTTCGGATGTGATTATTACTGCACCAGCTATCAATGATTATCTTTCCTACAACGGTGTAAACTGGATTAATGCAACAGCAGCTGTAAACACGTTCTTGAGTCTGACTGACACACCAGCGTCGTATGCAGGATTTGGAGGCTTTACTGTTCGAGTTAATGCTGGTGAAACGGGTCTAGAGTTTTCGACCGCGCCCGTATCGCTTGCGTTTACAGATTTGACTGACGTGCCAACTTCTTATGTTGGTCAAGCTGGATTATTCGTACGGGTTCGAGCTGATGAAGCTGCTCTTGAATTCGTTTCTTTTTCACATACCCATCTGGCTGATCAGGTTTTTGTCAACACAAATCCCGTATCTGATGATAGTCGTATTCGCGAAGTTCTCTATCCAACTTCAACGTTTGCTGAAAATGATTTGCAAACTGTCATCAATGCAATCGATGAAGATTTGTACCAGTTACGATACCGCAACCAGCGATTCATCATTGATGGTGTTTCATACGCAATTGACAGCGCTGACAACACTGTAAGCCCTGATGAATTTACGATTGCCGGCGATTTCACGGAATTGTTCTTTACGGGTTACGCCTTTGAGGTGATTGGGAGTGCGGGCAACGATGGCACATATATTTGCGTGGCTAATGCAACATTTGCGGCGGGATTCACGACTATCTATGTTACAGACGGATCGATTTCTGTCAACGAAGGTGCAGGCACAGGAACAGGCGACATCTATTTGCTAACATATGATTTGCAGCTTGAATATCGTATTGAAAAGAATAAACTAATGGTGTTCAACAACGGTGTGAAATATTACGCGAATGAGCGAGGTTATGGAGATGCGATTATTGAAATCGTCACTCCACCGGTTGCCCCATATACGGAAGACGGACCAAACGTCAATATCGCGGATTGGTCAGGCCTTCCTCCAGGTACGTGGGATTTCTCAGTGGCTGTTGATGGAGGAGTAGCACAGCCCATCAGTATCGTTGTTCCAGCGCTGCCGTACACGATTACAGCTGTCACGACCGGCGTCGGCGGCACTTGGACCATTACAGGAAATTTTGTTAGCTTGTTCACCAGTGTTACGAATCGAACTATGCTTGTGTTTGGTAATACAGGCCTCGGTGTTCCTGTCACGTATACAATCTTTGAAGCAACATTAAGTGGTGGTAATACTGTTATCCAAGTTCATCCAAATGAAACAATTGATGCTTCTGCCAATGCATCAGGCTCGTTAGACTTTACGGGCCTCGAACCACCAACACTGGTAACACAACATCAGTACACATTCCAAGATCTGGTTGATGATATCAATTCTCAAGTTACAGATGCTGTTTGTCGGTTTGACGATAGTGTGTTGGCATTCTTTAGCGATACAACAGGAACGGGATCACAGATTCTTTTGACGGATACTGACCTACTAACAACGATGAATGCAAATCTACCGATTGCGACAACTATTGTATTTGACAACAATCCAGCCGTTTCCCGTGAGCTTGGATATGCCGAACCAGGACGGGCCTATGATCTCGGCACCACGATCGAACTAACAGATCCACTTATGGTTGGTGATATTGCCGAGATCTCATTGATGCGATAAGGAATAGAGAATAATGACAACATCATATGACGTTCTAAAAACTGACCTGACGTCGTTCGGAGTGTATGCACTCGAGCGTGATGGGCCGGGAAATCTGTCCGTTCCACGACAGGTGCTAAATGCTGTTTTGTCCGGTGGAGCAGGCTCGAATTATTTCGAACTTGGGGATGATCTTACGTATCGTTTTGTTGCTGGATTCCAGTTTGATGTTATCATTATCGACCCGCTGATTTCGCCTGTTACGATTAATGCAGGCACATACACTGTTGTCAGTTCAAGCTACGCGGGTACATCAACACAAATCGTTGTTGCCGAAGTTATTCCACGGGGCTTTTTCACAATTACACGCGTAACGATTGGTTCCAAAACATGGCGTGTTCGTGGAGATCATGCGAGTGAATTTGGTGTTGATACAATCGTTGCTGTTTCAAACAATAGTGGAACAGGAAGCGGTGTATACACGGTTGTTTCCGCAACAAATCCACAACTTGCAATTGATGCAGCCGATAATACACTTGACACATTTGAAGTATTAGGCAATCATGCAGCATTCTTTCAGGTCGGTCAAACATTCACAGTTGTCGGTTCGGCAGGCAATAACGGTTCGTATGTTGTTGTTGCCCCAGGCGCGTCGTTTGCACTCGGACGAACAACGATTCCTGTAACACCAGGCTCTGTATCCGTCACTGAAGCACCAGGACTTGGTACTGGATTCGTTCAAAGTTTTGCAACCGATATTGTTGTTGCGGAAACTATTCCGGCTGGCGCGACCGGCGACGGTTTGTGGTCAGTTCAGGCGTATGACATTATTGGTGTTGTCACAGGTGCTGGTGGCACGTGGACAATCACAGGCAATGAAGCACATCGTTTCCCTGATGGAGCATCATTCACAGTTGCCGGGAACACGGGTGGCGGTGATGGAACCTACACTGTTGCCGTTGGCGGGGCAGTAAATGCAGGTCCTAACACAAACATTACGGTAACAGGCATCGTTCCCGTCACATCAACAGCAACAGGTGCAATCCTGATTGGTAATATTCCGCTTGGACATATTCAATACACAGTCCCCGCAACTGCAACTCCGTCGGGCATCAATACCTCACTGCTGCTACCAGGCCAAGGAACGCCAGAGTGGGGTCCAGCGATTGTACAGAATTCTGTTCGCATGTTGGAAAATTTCAATAACGTCACACCACCCGTTGCACCAATGCAGGGTCAGTTGTGGTTTAATCAAGGCTCATCATCGCTATTCCTGTTTACATCAACTGTTTATGACATTGCTTTTGTTGACCTCACAACAAATACATGGCGTCTTAATAGCAGTCATGGAGATGTTACGTCGGTCTTTACAATTGGATTGAAGTTTGCTGTATTTGGAAATACAGGCATTGACAAAGCAAATATTCTCTTTCCAACATATCAACCAACAACTGTTTATGAAGTGTTGACATCAACTTTCAATCCACCTTATACAGACATTACAATTAGTTCTGCACCTTCGTCAGCACCACCGTTTGTAAATGTAGAATCAATCATTCCATCGGAAGCATGCCTTGATACACCAGCAAATTGTGGTCTTCCGTTCTTTGTGGGGGGTCCTCTTTCAGATGGCCGTCTATATGCGATGACAGAATGGCATGAACTTGCATACGCGGATGATGTGTTTAATCTGGACTGGAAGGGGTCTGTTCGAGTAACCACAACAGCAGCTCTCACAACTGCTTACACGTATAATAATGGTGCTAGTGGCGTTGGCGCAACGATCACGTCCAACGTTAACGTCGATATCAACACAGACGGCGGTATTGATCCACCAACTTCACCTCTTGTCGTCGGCGATCGCGTTCTTATCAAGGACGAAACGATTGAGAATGGCATCTATGAGGTAACACAAGTAGGAAGTGGTGCTGCACCGTTCATTCTTACACGTTCGACAGATGCTGACACCGATGCTAAAGTAACTGCGGGAATGGCAACTGTTGCTGAAGAAGGAACAACATTTGCAGATACAGCTTGGTGGCTTGCAACGAATAATCCAATAACACTTGGTACGACGGTATTGGTATTCTCTCAATTCGCTCCACCGATTGAACCATTAAATCAAATCGTGTACGGAACAGGTACTGGCATTGATAGCGAAGCAGATTTTACATGGGATCCAACAACAGACACAATGATGGTTGGTGGTGTTGGTGATGTTGGAACAATTACAAATGGTGATGGTGGTACCTTCGAATTTGACGGCGGCGTACTTCGTTTAACAGGAGCCAATGCTGATACGTTAGAAGTCGGAGCAAGTATCAATCTAACACTAGCAGGCGGAACAGCCATCAACTTACAAACAGTCTCTGGCAATATTGATTTTTATAACAACGGATCACAAACGGGTCGCCTAAGTACAACGTCCCTATTCTTTGGTGACGCTGCTTCGGCTGCTGCAAACGCTGTCGCAATTGGAAATACAGCAACAGCCAGTGGTGCTCGTGGTGTTGCGATCGGTTTCAATACCAGTGCGGGCGCTAGTGGTGTGGCAATTGGTGGAAACACTGGTACAGGAGCAACGGCTGTTGCGAGCGCAGTTGCTATTGGTGCAGGTACGACAGGTGCATCAGCAGCAGCCGGTAATGCAATTGCAATCGGCTGTGATAGTACATCGGTCACAGCAGCGGGACTGGCAGGGGTCGCTGTCGGTCGTCTTGCAAATGTTCAGGGAAACAGTGGTATTGCAATTGGAAATACTGCCGGTACAGGTGCAGGAACTGGAGCAGTAGGTGAAAGTATAGCAATCGGACGATCTGCAACAACCAGCACTGTTGACAGAGCAATTGCTCTTGGACGAACTGCAGGTGTAGGAACGGACGCTACATATGGTATTGCTCTTGGATATACCTCTTTAGTCACGGCGTTTGCGGTGGATTCGATTGCGGTCGGGCGTGGTGCTGTAGCGGGTAATAGTATAGACCAGATTGATATTATTGCTATTGGTCATGGTGCCACGGCAACACGTACTAATTCGATCGCTATTGGTCTTAATGCTTTGGCAAACACAACTGGACAAGATTGTATAGCAATCGGTCCGGGTGCATCTGCCGATAACGATGATACAGTGGCTATTGGCGCAACCGCAAATGCCGCTGGGGATGGTTCAACAGCTGTTGGTAGTGGTGCTGTTGCCACCACGAGTGCAGTTGCTTTGGGTATAGGCGCAAATGCTTCAGGTGGAAGCGCAATTGCTATCGGTGATAATGCTAATGCAAGTGCATCTCATTCGGTTGCAATTGGCGCGGGTCTTCCAACTTCCTATGGACAGTTTGCTTACAGTTCGGTATACGTTAATACAACAGGCGATGCACAAACAAGCGCTTACACACTAGCGGCAATAACAACCGATAACACACCAACAGAACTGTTCTTAAACTTTCCGTTAATGACTCAAAGAATGGTTCTTCAAGATGATACAACGTGGCATTTTGAAATCAAAGTTGTTGCTCGTAGAACTGATGCGAACAATGAAGGCCTTGCGTTGAAGAGCGAAGGGGCTATTGATCGAAATGTAGGTGCAGCAACAACAGCTCTGATCGGAACAACAACAGATACAACGCTTGCAGATGACAATGCTGGAGCATGGGTTGTGGCTGTAAGTGCTGATACAACCAACGGTGCGTTGATTATTACAGTAACCGGCGAGATTGGAAAAGATATTAGCTGGGTTGCATTTGTAAGAACGGTGGAGGTAACCGGATAATGACTATGAAGATTGATCTTCCTGAAAGCACAGCGGGTGCAACACCGGTGACGGGCAAAGTTGCCTTGTATGCAAAAACTGACGGTTTCTTGTATAGCAAAGACGATGCGGGCGTTGAAACACAGCTTGGCGGCAGTAGCGTTGCAGAACCAGCCAACCAAGTTGTTTATGGAACTGGTGCAGGTGTTGATAGTGATGCCGACTTCACTTACGTAGCATCAACAGGACAGCTATGGGTCAACACAACGTCTGGCTCTTCAGGAAGTGTAAGTAGCGCGACGCCAGGTGACGTCGCTGTGTTTGCGGGAGGTGCAACTGGTGTAGGCACGGGTGGCAATGCATCAGTAGTAGCAGGAGCTGGTGGTTCCACATCTGGAGCTGGTGGTAACGTTGTCATTCAAGGTGGTCTTCCAACTGACGGTGCCGGCGGCAATGTTTCTATCTTCGGGCGCAATGCGGCCGGCGCAGGTAACAACGCGGGCGGCGTCATCACAATCACGGGCGGCGTGCCGACCGGTTCCGGTGCGGCAGGCACGGCATCCGTTACTGGCGGCGCTGGTTCCACCACGCAAGACTTCCCCGGCGGATTCGTTCACATCACGGGTGGTGCGAAGGGGCTTGCGGGCACTCAACCCGGCGGTGCGGTCAGCATCACGGGAGGAGGTGGCGGTACCGACTCCCCCGGCGGTGCGGTCAACATCTCAGGCGGCGCTGGGACAGGAACCAACCGAAGCGGTGGCGGTATCACGCTGATCGCGGGCGTGGGGACGGGGACCAACTCTGGCGGCACCACCTCTATCTCCAGCGGTAACGGAGGCTCTGGGGGAACGGGGTTTGCTGGCGACTTGAATCTTTCGGGGGGTACGGGAGGTACGGGCGGCGGACGCGGCGGCTCGGTCACCGTGCGTGCCGGGCGCAACTTCTTCGCGACGCAGCACACTGAAGCAATCCTCATCGAAGGGTCGTCGCTCGCTCCGAATACCGCAACGGTTCCAGGCAATACGATTGTGGTTCGAGGCGGTCCCGGCGGAACGACCGCAGCAGGCGGTTCTGTCACGCTCACAGGTGGAGCGGGGGGTACCACTTCAGGTAGCGGCGGCACGGTATTCCTCACAGGTGGTACCTCCACGAACGGCAACGGCGGTGGGGTCACGCTCACCGGCACGACCGCCGTAGGTACTAACCGCGACGGTGGCAACTTATCTCTCGATACAGGTGCGGCCACAGGAACAGGAACTCAAGGAACCATATCAATTTCAACAATCGGAACACAACGAGCACGGGTTGATGGTAATGGTATAAACACAGTTGGTACAGCACAATATCGCTTTCCAGAAACAGATGTTGGATATGTTCACAGAGTTCTAGCGGGATCTGGAGCAGCAACAGGTTGGGGCCTCGGATATAACTCATCTATTGCAGCTCTGTGGATTGGTAACAATGCCTCACCGGCTGGGGGAGCACGTATTGACCTCGGCCCATACGGTATGACCTTCCTTACCCAATCAGATGCTACAGGTGGCTCGGGTGGTGGGGGAGACATATCGATTACAACGGGCAACGGCCACGCTGGTGCACCCGAAACTGATGGTGGTAGTTTCTCAATTACACTTGGCACTGCAAGTGGAACAGCTATTGGAGGTGATTTCTCAGTAACTGCTGGTCAAGGTGGAACAGCAGGAACAGCTGGAACGATCACACTGACCGGTGGATCTGGTGGTTCAACATCAGGTGCTGGAGGTGCTGTTGAACTTCGGGGTGGATCTGCAACCGATGGTAATGGTGGGGCAGCAACTCTTCGTGGACGTAATGCAACAGGAACAAACAGAACGGGAGGCCTAGCAGCAATTGTATCTGGTAATGGTACAGGTACAGGTACGGGTGGTGCAGCAACATTGACAGCTGGTTCTGGTGGTGCAACTGGAACAGCTGGAACAGTGACAGTGACGGGTGGTGCTGGTGGTTCAACATCAGGCAACGGTGGAGCGGTTAGTATTCAAGGTGGAAACGTTACCTCTGGCGATGTGGGCAACGTTGCCATCGGTAGAGGAACAACGTCAACGACTCGTAATGGTGACATGATGTACATTCCAACGTCAGCAGGAACACCTACAGGTACACCCGCAACAATATCGGGACTAGTTCCTTTTGTCTTTGATACTACCAACAAAGTGATGTATGTTTACAGTGGTGGCGCCTGGATAACAGACGGTGCAACTTGGACATAATGGAGAACAACAAATGCCAAGAGGTGTAATTCAAGTAAACGAAATTCCAGCCCCAGCTACTCCGGCTAGCGGCAATGTTCGCCTATATGCAAAGACCGATGGTTTCTTGTATAGTAAAGATGATGCGGGCGTTGAAACACAACTGGGTGGTGGTAATCCTGATTTGTATGATTCAAATCCAGTAGCAGAAACACCACCAGTTGCGGGCGGTACTAATAGCGTTGTTATTGGTTCAGGAGCCACCTCTAACGTGGCGGCGACGAATGCTATGGTTATGGGAACAGGAGCAACTGTTGGTGCATCGGGAGTAAATGCAGTAGCCATTGGTTCAACAGCAAACGCAAACAACAGTGAAGCTATAGCGATCGGCTCAGGCACAACAGCTCCCGGTCAAAGCAGTACAGCGTTGGGAAGGAGTGCTGATGCTCTAGGATTTAGTACAATTGCCATCGGTAATACAGCCTCCGCAGATCAAGATAGAGCAATCTCTATTGGTACGGGAAGTGTAAATGCAATGGATGCCGTTGGAGTTGGATCCGTCGACATTACAGCTGTTGCTGCCACAGGAGCAGTTGCAGTTGGTCAAACAGCGACTGTTTCAGCTGCTAACGGTATTGCAATTGGAGCGGTTGCTACAACTAGTGGAACAGATGCAGTTGCGCTTGGTGAGGGGACGATCGCGGCTGCGGCCCAATCTATCGCCATTGGTTCTGATGCAAACACGATTTCAACAGCAACAGCATCCATTGCAATCGGCGACGGTGCTCAAGTTGCTGCTGCAACTGTTCGTTCAGTTGCTATTGGTTTTGGTGCGAATGCAAGTGGTGTAGGACCTGGAATCGCTATTGGCGACGCTGCATTGAGCCAACGTGTCGGTTCAATTGCCATTGGAGATGCTGCGTCAAGTGGATCCTCTGGTTTCGCTAACATTGCCATCGGAACAGATTCTAACGCGAACAACTCAGAAACTATCGCTATCGGTCGTTTGGCTGCCAACAGCGGTTCAGGTTCCTCGGCGGTCATCATCGGCGCATCGGCCATCTACAGCGGTACCGGCAGCGCACCAGTTCTAGTTGGTGCAGGTGCAACCGCATCGGTAGGTCCATGTGTTGTGGTTGGTGGAGCAGCGTCTTCGACGACAGCATCAGGTGGCGTCTCGGTTGGTTTTTCTGCAACAACCTCCGCCACAAACGCCGTTGCTGTTGGAAATGGTTCAACCGCAAGCGGAACTGATGCAGTTGCAGTTGGTGAGGGCACCAACGCGTCGGGAACATCGTCAATTGCGATAGGTTCGGACACAACAGCCAGTTCTACTAATGCGATTGCTATGGGTGATGCGGCCAGTGCTGCCACAATCGCCAGCGTCGTTCTTGGCGTGGCGGCGTCCACAAGTGGATCCGGTGTAAACGGAGTCGCGATCGGTGGGGTTGCCTCTGTTTCCGGTGCTAGCAGCGTCGCCGTTGGAACCGGCGCGGTGACTTCAGGCTTCTACTCGAGCACTATTGGCAGTGACCTCACCAATGCGCAACCTGGTTCATTCCTGTGGGGGCACACCGTCAGCGTCGGCGGCTTCACACGCGGCCAGCGGTCTTTCGAAGTAATGATGCAAGAAAACACCACAGACGCTACGCCCGTCAATCTTACTACCGCAATTGCCGGTAGCCTTGTCATTCCCGCCTCAACGGTCTGGCTCTTTGAGATTGATGTAGTTGCACGGCGCTCAGACGTATTTGGAGTGACTGCATATACGTTTACGGGTGGAGTGCTTCGCCGTGATGCAGCGAACAACACCACCCTCTCAGCAAGCCCTACGAAGACGGTTTTGTTTGAAGACAATACAAACTACGACGTGAATGTCACCGCCGACGACACAAACGAAGCGCTTCAAATTGAAGTTACGGGCGATACGGGAAATACTGTTGATTGGTTGGCAAGAATTCGAATCCTACCACTGAGCTGATAACGAGGGACTGAACAAATGGCACAACCAAAAATTACAACCGCTCAGCTTGATTTGACAAAGCCTGACGAGGCACCTCAGCGTACGTTTCAAATAGTTGCACAAACGAAAACAAATGCGTTTCAAGAAGTATTTCTTGATGGTGCGTCATTTGCAATCTATCAGGCGGATAATACGACCAGTCCTGATCAATTCAAAATCACGGGCAACTATACATCCACCTTCCCTTCCGGCGTATCATTCTTCGTATCGGGGTCAACAGGCAATGATGGTACATTCACAACTGTTGCTGACGCAACCTTCTCGGCAGGTTACACGACAATTTACGTAACAAACGGTTCAATCACAACTAATGAAGCGGCTGGCTTTGGCACAGGCTTTATCGGCACCGGAAGTCGCTTGGTGTTACCAAACAATTCGACAACACTCGTGACACTTTTTGCAGCAGCACGTCCTGTAACAGCAGAAGACACAGGAGCAGGCTTTATTGAAAAGGGTGCTTTCCACCGTAATATACTGGCGGCTTCGGTTAATCAAGTAGGCACGTCCGTATCAGATTTCTCAAAAGAGGATATGACAGGAGCTCCCAACGTTCAACTCAGTGCTGATACAACAAATGGTTCGGTGAAAATTGAATTCAAGGGTGGTTCAACAAACCTTGTAAGTTGGACGGGTATTGTCCTTATTCAGCAGGTTATCATATAATGTCCTAATGGACATTGATATCGATCTGAAAACTGACTTCGACCCAAAGAAGATTTTTGACAAGGCTATTCTTGCGTCTATGGTCAAGGATGACGAGCTTGTGAAACACCCCTGTGGAGTTTACTTTCAGTCGATTCCAGTTGACAAGTTCACAGATCTCGCTGCAATACCCTATGAAGAAGCGGAAGTTCTAGGCTATTTCAAGATTGACTTTCTGCACTTGTCTGTACTTGACAACTTTACCTCAAAAGAAGAGATTCGTTCACTCACAACGAAATCACCCCAATGGACCCTATTGCTAGATGATCAACACGTTGTTAAATTGTTCCACGTCAGCAAACACGGGTGGTTGCTCAGGCAAGTCAAACCGCAAACAGTGGAAGAGTTGGCAGATTGTTTAGCCCTGATTCGACCATCAAAGAAATATCTTTTGCAGCAGTATTTGGCTAACAAGAACGATACTCGGCAGGAGTTGTACTCAAAGACGGAAGATGGCTATACGTTCAAGAAGAGCCACAGCGTAGCCTATGCACTTACTATCGTTCTCCAATTACACCTAATCGAGCAAGGAAAATTGTAATTCCTTATAAATAATTGCTTTGATAAGGAATTACAACATGGCGACACACTATCAGCGGATGTGTGAGACAGACCCCGAAGGTTTTGAGAAACTCAAGCAAACAAATCGAGAACATGCGCGTCGTTGGCGAGAAGCCAATCCTGAATACGCAAAGCGATACATGAAAACCTACATGAGTGAATATCGCAAAGATGAAAGAAAGTGCGAAAAGATTCGAGCAACCTCTAGAGCTTGGTATCGAAAGAATTACAAACAAGCAATGTACAATAATGCAAAACGCCGTGCCGAAAAATACAATATTGAGTTTTCGATAGACCTTGACGAGTTCGAAATTCCTGAACGTTGTCCGATTTACGGACTACCTCTTGAAATATCGAACAGAGGTTATGGTAGCCCAAATTCACCATCTTTGGATCGGATCGATCCACGACGAGGGTATGTTCCGGGCAACGTACACGTGATTAGTTATCGAGCCAATACTCATAAAAGTGATGCCCTTTTGCAGGAGATTTTGCTATTAGCAGAATGGGCAAAGCAAAACATGCTATAAATAGGCTCAAAGGAGCTTTTATGCGAACCCTGCCTGATATCCGTCTGACAGACAACCAAAAACGAGTACTTGCAAAAGTAATTGCGGCACCAACACCAAAGGTTGGCCTAGAGGAAATCAGCACAAAACAAGGTTTTCTAGCTGCTCGTGATTTGCTTGTTCGTCTGAATCTGTTGAGCCTCGACAATGGAGGTGCAAGTGTTACGGATCAGGGGAAACAAATCATGCAGGACGAAGCACTTCTCGATCCAGGCGGACAATTGACACCTGATGGTGAACAATTGGCACATACTGACGAGATGGGCAAACCCGAAGAAGACAAAGCAGCAAGTCCTGCTCCAACAGACATGAGTGGTGCACCACTGCCACCACCCGGCGGTCCACCTGGTGCGCCTCCGCCTCCCGGCGGCGAACTTGGCGGTCTCCCACCACCGCCTGGTGGTGATATGGGCGGCGGAATGCCACCGTTGCCTCAATTGCAGAGTGATAATTACCAACGATTCAAAACATTGAAAACGTTGCTGGAATTCAAGAAGGTCCGATCAAAAACCGATCGACTAGCTCTTAAAAAATTGATCAAACGGTAATACGTTTGTTTCAATGCGCACTTCAACTCCTGCTGGAATCGGCTTGCGGCGACGCCGTTTGATTTGTTTGATCGAACCCATCGGAAACTTTGGAACAGGGCCAATTACTCTCGAGATGAATTCCATACTTAACGAACGATAGATTTTCGATGTTTCTTGAACAAGACCTCGGCGAGAGAACTCAATTGAGACTGGAAATGCAGCACGATTAGTTTGATACCATTCCGCCGCCGTTAGAATTAATTGCTCCTCATTCACACCTTCAGCACCACAGTAATCAAGAACAAATGCTTTAATTGTTTCGTCATCTGCATTGTCGACGATTGCTAACATTGGCTGTTTACGATAAACGATCACCGTAATGAAAGGATAGCCTTTGTAATCTTTTGGATGTGCTTCAATGATTAGAGGAACAGGACCCTTCTTTGATGTAGGAACTACGGATAACTTCTTCTTTGTCGCCATCTTTCTCTCCAAGTGGCCCTATTTAGTAGGGTATAATTCCCTGAAAAAAGTGGTAGTAAATACGGGTATGAAAAGAGCCTGGTTAGACATGACGACCGAAGCAGTGGAAGCTTTGTTGCGTTTGCATGACGCCGACATTCGGATTGTTGCGGTTCAAAACCTATCGGATATCACAGGACGGCGCCTTCGTTTCGTTGTTGAGGGGGAGGGATTGCCAGAAGCATGTCGAGATAATACCGCTGTTCAACTCAAAGTCGAATATCGACAGGACATCGAGAGGGCACCAGAAGTAATAGATGGCGATTTGATTTACACGACCAAGCGTCCACCATACAAGCTGTGGCGGCTATGGACGTACGAAGGAGGCTACAACGACGATGTGTGAGGTGCCAAAGCTAAAGTTTGCTCATGATGAGCTCGAGCCTTACATGAGTGAGGAAACTGTCAAGGTTCATTACGGGAAGCACACGAAAGGTTACTTTGATAAGACGAACGAGCTAATCAAAGGAACTCGTTTTGCAAAAGTGGAGTCGCTCGACGAACTCCTACCGAAGCTTGATAAGGGTACTGTTCTGTATAATCAAGCAATGCAAGCATGGAACCATCAGTTCTGGTGGGAACAACTATGTTCACCAAAGAAGGATTTCCGAGGTGCACTAGATGCGTTCACCGAACAAGTGCTTTCACAGTTTGATGCGTGGGGAGCGTTCGAGGAAGAATTCAATGAAGAAGCAATGAAGCAGTTTGGTAGTGGTTGGGCATGGCTTGTATGGAAGAGCAATAAGCTTGAAATCATCACAACGTCGAATGCCGACCGGCCTTCTGGACAGCTTTTGTTGGTCGTTGATTTGTGGGAACACAGCTACTATCTTACGTATAAGAATGATCGAGAAAAATACTTGAGAGCTATCTGGAACATTATTGATTGGGATGTTGTCAATGGACGATTTACAGCAGGACGAACAGGAAGCGACTCCGAAGGGAAAGAAGAGAGGAAGAAAGCCTAACCTCGACTTCCTTCCGTACGAGGAAGCAAAGCAATTCATTCGTGAGGAAATGATTCCTTCGCGAGGAAAATACATTGAGTGGTGGGATCGCAATAAGCCGAAAGCCCTTCCTCGCTTTCCGTACCGCGTCTACAAAGAATGGACAACATGGAATGATTTTCTTGGCACTAACAACAAGTTTCAGGAAACAGGAAAGAAGTGGCGTCCTTTGGATGAGGCAATTGTCTGGGCGCACAAGAAGAAATTTGCTACATCGAAGCAGTGGATGGATTGGTGTAGGGACAATAAAGAGGACCTTCCAAAAGACATTCCCGCTCGCCCTGACCTTGTCTATGATCGTTGGCGCAGCTGGAATCATTGGTTAGGTAATAAGCCAGTAGAAAAGGTTGAAGCACAACAGGAAGCTGTCAAGCGAAAAGTGTTTTACGTGATTCGTGAAGCAGACGCTCCCGCCGGAAACGTGTTTACGTTTGGAACAGAAGACGGTGGTGTTTCGGCTCTAAAGGATCGGTGGGAACGAGAGAAGTTTACTGTGATGAAACTATTCTGGTTTGATCCAATGCAGTCAGGTAAGATCAAAGAGATTATTGATGCACTCTCAACACCTTATTATGGCGAAGAGAGAAAACGAATCGTTTCAAACATTCATGAAGTGTTGTGGTATCTTGAAATGAATCTTGAAGTCGTTCGAACTATTGCGTAAACAACCAAAACAGTTCATGTGCTTCGTGTGCAAAGGTCGGTGAGAAAACTCGATACGTATCTTCACCACGAGACTCTTCAACCGTCTTAGCAAGATATCGAAGTGCCTTTGCAACGGCCTGATCGTCAACTTCAGCGGCATTCACAACAATCTTTATTCGACCGCGATATATTTCCACAGACTCACATACACGAACTATACCGTCATCGTGAATCTTCCGTAATGCTTGTCGAACTTGTGCTTCAGTATTTGGAGTGGATTGAAAGGTGAGTTCAATTTGAGCTGTGAGATGATTGAATAATTGCTCTGCGTAATCAGCTCTAGTGGTGAGAATTTCTACGTTGTGAAATTGTTCACCTTCCTTAGGTGTGAAAAACTCAGGTAGTAGCTTGCTCTGGGGACTCGCTTGGGTCGATATCATTTTTCGCCTCCGGTTCTTCTATTTCTAGTTCTGGTGTTTGCAGGCGTTGTAAAGCAACAACCATGCGACGTACATCTTCGTTGAGCTTCGTCATCTTCTTCTGGTAGTATTTTTTCTTGTAGTCGGTTTTTGCAGTATCAATGTTCTTGCGGTATTGAGCGGCAAGTGCAATCAGATTCTGCAATTCTTGCTGGATTGCTGTCTTCATGTACTGACGGCGAGCCTCTTTGAGCTCCGCAAGCGAAATCGTCTTGGCTTGCGACAAGTCAATGTTTGTTTCGGGTTTGACCTCAACGGTGTCCATAAGTTCCCCTTTGTTTATAGGGAGATATTACAATCTTTGAAGGTAAAGTGTCAACAGGAATTTACAATTAGTTCGGCAAACCCTTGATATGCAACAGTTCTGCATTACCAGCCGACCAAATATCGTACGATTGATCCCCGTCAGGCGAACGTTTTTGACTTGGGGCAATATCGGTTCCTGCCAAAATAGCCTTACGAATTTCTAGCTCGTCTTGTAGTTTACCAACATTGTAAATCCATAGTTCTTCGTACGTGCCTTCTTCCGTCTGGCGCTTAAACACCAAATGCGCCTTATCTACGGTACGAATCAATCCTTGTTTATCAGGGTCCTGTTCAGCAGCCGTTTGGAGGAGGTTATCCAGACCTTGATCGTCCTGAACATCGCCACTTCCCGGGTTCTGGTCGCCTAGAAGGCTGCCCATATCGTCAGCTGGCTGTTGTTGTGGATCTTGCTGTGGCTGTGTTTGTGGCTGATCTTGAGCTCCACCGAGCAAATGACCAATATCGGGCTGTTGCTGGTTGGGGTCTTGTTCGCCGAGAAAGCGACGGATAAAATTAAAGCTCATACGCACTCCTTTAGTGGGAGTATTTATTCACCAGTTGATTATAGGGAGATTTTTGCTCGTCAAATATTGATTGGTTTGTGAGAAGGGTTTACTACCGAAGAAACCACGGTAGGCCCCAAGTGGTGATGGGTGCGACGACTTGATTATAAGGTGTTTTTCAGAGTCAATTAGTGAGATTTTCTCTTGGGCGTGGCTCCCCCAAAGAATAAACACGAGATTGTCGTGGTATTCGCTTAGCTTTGTAATAATCTCGTTCGTTAGCGTTGTCCAACCATATGCTTTGTGGGAACCGGGATTGCCTTGCTCAACGGTCAGTGTTGTGTTTAGCAACAATACGCCTTGTTTGGCCCAGTCCGTCAAATCACAATTCGTTCGCACTATTCCAAGATCGGTTTCGAGTTCAGTGAATATATTTTGAAGCGACTTTGGTGTTGGATATGTGTGTGATGGAACCGAGAAAGCAAGACCAATTGCATGACTGGGTGTCGGATAAGGATCTTGTCCAAGAATGACAACTTTTACTTCATCAAACAGTGTTAGTTGTAACGCTCGAAAAATGTTTTGCTTTTCTGGAAGAACAATAATCCCCTTCGCACGGCGAGCAGCTATCTTTTTAACAATAGCAACGTAGTCGTCCGATTTGAAATAGTCAAGTACATCGAGCCAATTATCGGAGACCACCCGGAATACCCTTGGCGACGACCGCGGTTGCGGACCACGGATGCAACGATTCCAAATGTTCTGTGACGATCGAGAAATCGAGAACCTTTCCGTCCTTGAACATTTGATCCAATCCCTCAAACAATAGTCTCGAAGCATCTTCTGTGAACAATAGATTCGAACCATTGAGTTCAGCAAACGCTTGTTCGTCTCGTCGCTTACAAATAACAACAACTTCTGTTGGCACTTGTTGCCGAGCCATTTCAACGATATCTTCAACCCACACAATATGTTCAGACGGATTGAACTGAACTGTAATTCGACCAATTGATCGTTGTGAATGCCCATTCGCTGCCTTGCCACGACGACGCTTTGCATCTTGAGCTAGCTCATAACTACACGGACAAGTTGAAGAGTAGATGTATTCAACCGTAAGGAAGAACTTGAAGGTTGGGACTCGGAGAACCTGGTTATTCCACTCATTGGTTATTTCGTCAATATGCAGCTGTCCTTCAAGAATGCAGTCATAGAAAATGTATCCAAGCATTTTCTCATGGCTCAACTTTACGCCTTCAACGACCTTAAACACGTCTTTATCTGGCGCATCTTCGGGAAGCTCTTTTCGTGTCCGAAGAGCTTCTTGAACCCACGGATACTTGAAACGAAGCTTGCAATATACATGCTTTGATCCTTGTTTCTTTTGAAGACGGACAAGGCAATTTCGCAACCCGTCGATCGACATATGGTTTGCGATCTCCTCGTGCATAATCACAGGAAACCGTGATAGGTTCAACCCCTTAGCTTTTGGATCATCCAATGAACCATACAATGAAGCCTTGACGTGAAGTTCTTGTGTCGATCCGTCCCGTCGAAGAAACTTCATCGGAAGATCAACGCCCGTTACACCAACCTTGTCTAATCCAATCTGTGCTCCGGGTATAATTGGATTGATTTGTGGATCTGGAAGATCTTTGTCGTCGGGATAGAATTCACTATCGTAAACAAAGTCTTCATCTATGTGTGAGCTGTAATCGTTGTGTCGAAATTTTGTCATTCTTTGTCATCCGTTTGTTCTTGTTCATCGTCGTCCACAGGAATTAATATCCCCTTCTTGATTAGTTGTTCCCAGGCTTCTTTAGAAACCTCTATGTTTTCGCCTGGTACCAGCTCTTCAATGAGTTCGGCTAGTTCCTGTTCGCTGTCGATTTTTCGTTGTATCATCTTGATCGCTTCAGTTGAGCGAGTTCTGCTTCGCTAGGTGTTGCTCGAGCGATCTGAACTTGCGCTGCCTCTTCTTTTGCTTTGCGTTGTTCTTCCTCTGCAATTAGCAGTTCTTTATACTTCTCGATGTAATGAACCGCCTTGTCGAGATCTTCTAGTTTCTTCTTCAAGCCACCTTCCTTACCACGAACGACGTACTTGATAACGTTTGCTTGAAATGGGTCGAGATTCCAATGCCACCAAGCATCCCAGATTTGAAAATTGCCGTACTTTACGTAATGTGTGCCTGCGATCTGACGTGTATTTGCATTATCTTCCATTTTTCTCATGATCCTTTTATTCGCCTATGAAGGGCAGAGTGTGGTACACTTAAATGCTCAGAGGCTGGCACACTTAACTGCGCCGAAGTGTGCGCTTACCGAAGAAACGGCTGCACTCATTCCATCAACAACGTATCCACTATTCTCCAATGTGTCAGGATTCTCTACAACATTTTGGAGGAATTTCTTTGACTCTTCGTGTGTTAGAACATACCCATATCGGTTATATTTCCCCACTCGAACAACTGAATTCACGGGAGAATGAAACGCATTAAACACAAGCCGTCGATCGCAAATATCATTAATTGCGTGTGCACCAACGACGATCGTTGTGCCATCCGTAGCAAGCTGGCAGCATGTAAAATCGAATTCTGAAATTAGACTTTTTGCGTTCTTGTGATACCATCGATCGCGAATCAATTGAATAAGATCGGTTCCCTCCTCACCCATTTTATAGTTCTCTGTAAACATTGTCTGGGTTTCGACGGTTAGGTCGGGGTGTTTTGAAACAAACGTCTGATCTTGCGGTTCGAAGTACATTAGTTTTTGTGAAAACGCTTCGTACTGAGCATAACTGTTAAAGAAAATATCGTAGTCAGTTTTGCAGAATTCACCTTCAATAGCTTGCCGCAAAGCACCACCAGCAAGATAAGGTCCATTTGTTAGGGAAAACGAGAGACCCGTATAGAGTTCTAAGCGCGACAAAACGGACTGAATCTTTTGAGCAAGTTCGGGTTTGTCTGGATGAAGATCAGCAAGAAGAGTTTCTAAGTCAAATTCATGAAACGGGGGATTGTCGTCAACTTCTGGCTCCTCAGAACCGGCGAAGTGATCAGCAAGCGCTCGGGCAGACCGAGCAACTAATTTCCCTCCCGGCACACCCGCTGGCGTGCCGGCTGGGGCGGCTTTTATGCGTTTGCGGATTTCATCTAACATTGTATCTACGAGCGACATGGAGACCTCCATGCCAAATAATAGTGGAGGAGAGTGGAAAGATCAACAGAAGCCATGACAATCAAACAGTCGGCGCATGCGCCCAACAATCGACAATTAGTGGTCTTTTCGTGAGCTACAACCAACAACCAACAAGATGGGTAATAGTAATTGCTCACAAACAATGGACCTGTCCTGTAGATGTGGCAATATGCCACGGCCTGGATACGCCCGTAGGTATATTCCAGGTGGCTCTGTCTTTCCTCCCGCTCTGCCTCCTCAGACCAACAGTTCTTGACGAAGAACTCCAACACGAGCGGCGTCAAGAACAATCTTGCGCTGGATATTCTCATGGAGGAGTTGATCTTCGGTTCTCTCGATCAAGCGTTTCATCACAGCAACCTCGCTCTCGAGATTGTCGCGAACTTCTTTACTGACAACGTTGAACGAGATCATCTCACGTCCATATAGCGTCTGTGTTTTCGAGTCTGTCTGTGCCTTGACCTTCTTCTCGAGGGCCGCCGGAGATGAAATCTCGCCTTCCTGTTTTGCGGATTGCAGGATGCGATTGAACAGGGTGAGACGCTCGATGGCAGCCTTGCGGTGGCCGATCAGACCATCGATTTCCTTAGCGTTTTGTTCGCCAATCTCGTTGCGAAGGACCGCACGAATTTCGATTAGATTCAGAGCACGCTCCCTATTGGCATTAAAGCGAGCGAGACGTTCCGAAAATAGCTTCTGTGCGTCGGCAACTTCAAACGCGTTGACGTTGACAATCGGTTCAACTTCGATTGTCTTGAGGTGGCCGTTGATCTTCTCAACAAGCTTGTGCGCAGCACGGAGGGTAAATTCCATGAGTTTTCTCCTTGATTAAGAGCAATATCTTACCAGGGTTAAACACGAAGGACAACAAACGTCGTTATGAGTACGCAAATAAGGGAAACAATTGTGGGAATTATTACTGCTGGTTTGAAAAGAGTCTACGCATCGTCGGTCTTTTTCGTTGATTCGTTTAGCTTCTTAACATTGTCATTGAGATCAGCAATGAGAGCAAGCAATTGTCGCAACACAGCTGTGTTTGCTTTTACAACCGTAATCAATTCTTCAACGTTGAACATAGCAAAGCACCTCCTCACCATCCACTTCACGATACATAGCAACGAGTTGTGGATGATCTGTATGGTAGAAAGTTATTGACCGTGTAGAAGTTTCTTCATACCAATATCCTTGATCGTAAAGATCTTGCATAACTTGCCGTTTCGACTCACAGGTCGATTCAATAGGCTTGATAAGACAGACTGCAACAATAAGGCCAATAAGTAAAACGATCCCGAGATAAAAATCAATCCATTTTGATTGGAGGTACTCTTCGTCAAGAGCTTTCAGGCGTTGCTTGCGAAGCTCCGCCAGCTCTTTCTTGATCTGTTCGTCGGATTTCATTCGAATGGAATTGGGAATTCAATATATCGTTGCCATTGTTTCGGTGTTGCACCGTGAGCTTGCACAGCCCAATCAAACACGCGATTGAACCAGCAGAATTGATCAAACCAAAAATTCAACGGACCTTTCCACCGGAAGACAAGAAAAGACAACACACCGACAAAGAATCCCAAAGGGGCGATTAAGGTAAGCCAAACGGCAAACAACGTCCAGGCAATAGTTTGCCGAATTGATTTCAGGTGATCAGCATTCATCGTAGGCTTTACGGTCTTGATTCCACAAGCCACGCGCTTCAAAATGTGAACACGTCTTGTCTGTTGCAAGGGTGCGAAGATAAGCATCGGCCTCGTCTGAAGGCATTACTCGATCGATTTCTGTGCCGTTGTCGAACGCTGCTTTAACACGAACTTTTGGAATGAGCATAACAACTCCTAGATTGGTCGGAGATGCAGGATTCGAACCTGCGACCCTCTGCTCGGAAAATGTCCTCTTACGAAGGCATTTACCAAAGCAGATGCGCTACCAGGCTGCGCTAATCTCCGTAAACCGTGGAGGTGACAGGGCTCGAACCTGCAACCTACTGCGTGCAAGGCAGTTGCACCCCCAATTGTGCTACACCCCCATTATTCTAACTTTATCAAACCAGCAACACATTTATAAGGATTTTATCCATTTTCCTAACTATTTACTTGCCAGAGGAAAAGCCTAGCTCATTCGTCATTCAAGGTCATAATTTGCCAATTATGGTACAACATTAATGCTTTAAGGGCAACATCCTTCTCATTGACGAGTGTGTGGACGAGAACATCAATATGACGCATCTCCCACGACAGGGAACGAATGCGAAAGATCAAATCACCATCAAATTCGTTCGCGTGTTCACGCCAGTACGGAACAGATTTAATATGAGCACCTTCGTATGCCACAATCAAACGCTTCTTTGGCTGAAACGCCGACTGAAAATCGAAAGGATCGACGCGAATTGGATTTTCAAAAACACCATCCCAGCTATCCATTGGAGATCTCGCAGAGGAAAACGTTTTCCAAGTTTGGATGTTTGTCAAGTAGCTCTGCCACCACAGGCTCCACATCAGAATACCAAGAGAGACCGCCCAAGCCGCAACCGAGCTTTGGCATGTAGACAGGTAGTCCGATACCGGTTGCGAAACTAAAGACGAAGTTGAGGCCGGACCGAATTGCCTCCGGATTGGCATAGCGATAACGTTGGCGCCCATAGTTCACCTGTGAGAAAACATTAGCAACATACAAATGGTTTGTGCGTTCAACAGCAACAATCGAACACGTACCGAGTAATTTTTCCTTCTCATCTGAGGAGGCATCAACCATTGTTCGGTAGTTTGTATAGACAGCAGGCCATTTATTTCGAAGAGCGAGTGCAACACCTGAACCCATGACACCCTGACAATTGACGCCGTGAGCGATCACGCCTCGCTCAACGGTTGTTAGATCTTGTTTTAGAAATGTAAGCATTTATTCCTCAGCGTCTAGTTTTCGAAGCTCGCGCTCTTGGTGATGCCCTTCGCATAATGTTTGAAGCCAATTTCCAGACCGCAGCTCACCTGGCTTTCCACAGAATTCACATGTTTCAGCACTTCTGTTTTCTGCATCACTGACAAGATAGTCCAGTCGCTTGTGCGCTAACTCTTCTTCAAGAGTTTTTGCTTGAGGCAAATCAAAGTAGAAACGAAGCTCTCCAAATTTTTCTTTGATTTGAGCAATTCGTCCACCAAGACGTTCTACCTCCACAATCAGCGGATCAACGAACGACTTCCAACCATCTCCAATGCTATATTCGTATTTACGCTCGTCCATACTCTTCCTCTTCCCGCAGGAGCTACTGTTAGATTGTACGGTCGGCTTCAATCAACTCGCGAGACAATTGCGCCATTTTCGTTATCTTCACTAACTTCGACCTTTAGTAAGTCGAACGCTCCCATTAGTTCGTGCCCGAGCATTTCACATGAAGTTGCTCCAAGATAGCCCTGTGGGTATTGTTCAAATAAATATTCCTCAATACGGTGTTTTAACATAATGAATTCAACATCACGATCATTATGAAAAACTTGTTTGTGTGCTGTAATGTGGAAAATGTGACGATGAGGGTCTCGAAGGTATTTCACTTCGTCAAAAGGACAGTCCGGCCAACAATGAATCCCTTCAAACAAAACTTTACAATACACTGTAGTCAAGGTGTTAGCCATGTTCCTCTCCTGTTCTCAACAATGTGATAAATATACATTGTAGTATCTAACAAGAGGACCGACAAGTGCTAAAACATACCTGCACTGTTCACACTCGGGTCAAGCAACGTAATTGCTCAGAAAATGTTAGTACACATTTACGGGCAAAACGAATCACCACAGCTAAGCATTACGATGTAGCAAAGCGTTCTGCAATTGTATTGACACCACGCGGTTAAGTACTAAACGAAGATCCGCAACCACAGGACGACTTGGCGTTTGGGTTTTCAAGTACGAAACGAGCCCCTGACAAATCGTCAACGTAATCGATATTAGCCCCGACAAGATATTGATAGCTCATGGGATCAACAACAACCCTTACCCCATCACGTTCGGAAATCGAATCGTCCTCCGCGGGAGAGTTTTCAAGAGAAAAGCCGTACTGAAAACCAGAACAACCACCACCTTGAACAAACACTCGAAGCATCAATGAAGGATCATTTTCTTCGGTGATGACCTCTTTGATTTTGACAACGGCGCGATCAGTAAAATTGATAATGTTTTCCATGTCTGTATTTATCGAGCCAGCCCATGTGCTGACAACAGCATGGCAAGTTCTCGTTCCGCCGGCGAAAGGAAGTCATAACTCGGCACAAAAAGTGATGATGGACTACGCAGTTGTTCCGCCGCAGCGTAAATCTTTTCCGGAACAACGATACCGACACAAGTCAGTGCATTGTTGAGCGATGCCGCGTCTTCGTGAAACAGACCATACGGCAGTTCCAGTTCCGGGCCGATTGTCCGAAACAGATCGTACGTTGCGTTCAGCTGTTCACAGTTGCCGCCATTGAGCAGAATCAACGTTTTGTGATTCGCCGCCCAGTCCCATAGTCGGTCGGACGCTAGATTAAAGCTATCAGGGAGACGATATTTGACGAACATATCGTCGCCGCAATGCTTCGCTTGAATTGCTTGCTGAATCGACGACAAGTAGTAGTGGCAAAATCCGTAGAAGCGCATATTGACTCCTTAATAATCCACACACCATACAGTATATGTGTACGAGGGTCAACTAGCTTTGGCTAATTTCGCTTCTTTGTAAAGAACGTGTCTGCGAACGACAGGGTCATATCGCTTGAATTCGAGTTTGTCGGGAGTCGTTCGTTTGTTCTTAGTTGTTGTGAAGTAGTGATGCGACTCTGTGCTCTGCATTCTAACTTTTTCGCGCTTCGATGCCATATGACTCTCCGTAGTTGGCAAATAGTTCGTCAATCTCTTTATCGACTTCTGGGTCTTTCCCGATAGTATAGTGCCTCCACGCTATACTCGGCAACGCAACGTCGTATTTTCGAGAGAAGTTAAAAAGGTGAGTAATAGCTTTTCCCAATCTACGAGCAGCGTTCTTTGCTTGATCGAGTTCGGCTTGTGAACTCATAGGATGCATCCAAATATTTCCAACGTTGTTCGTGTAAAAGTATTCAACGTGACGTCTGGGAAAAGAGCGCTTGTCAGGATCTTTTGCGAAGAGCTCTTCGCTATGAACTAGCGAAGCGTCTAAGTTCCGGACGGCGTGTTCAATACGAAGCAACAACGAATGCAGTTGTGAGAGAACGAGGTCGGAAAGTTTCACTCACCGCCTCCACCTCCGTCGCCCCCACCACCATCACCACCGCCGTCGCCACCGGAATTATTCCAATAGGCGCCCCAGCCACCGCCCCAACCACCATAGAATGGTCCTTGACGAGAATGCTTTCGGCGAGCAGCATATTTGAGAACGGACGGACGTTTATGCTTCTTACGTTTCTTTTCGAGAAGCATCTCCGTTTCGCGGAGAAGTTCGTATCGCATTATTCGAGTTCTCCAGCTCGAGAACCTGACTTTGTCATATTGAACCACATATTGCCAGGAATATATTGCGGATACTTTGGATCCTTCGTGTATGGGCGATCCTTTTTGAACTGTTTATTCGTGCCGTCGCTGTGTTTGTCATGAGGTTTACCTGGCGTCTTTGCACGCTTAGGCGGTTTCATGCCTTTGACCTTAGCACCTTGTTGTTTCTTAGGACGACGCGCCTCTGTAAGAGGTTGACCCTCTTTTTCCGCAATCTCTAGCAATTCCTTGAGGATACCCATGATGTTCTCCTGTGAACACGGGTATTTATGGAGTATGGGACAAACAGACAGCGTTTAAACCTTGTCTGTATTGATGTGAATCGTTCTCACTTCAAAGAAGTCGAAACTATAATCGTTGGGGTCGACAACGTGCACACCATCATGCTCGGTTAGCAGATAAAATCCAACTCGATTAAGTTGTTCAAGCTCGGCAATGACACGTTCAGCAAGTTGTGTTGCAACAGCAAAGGCTTGATCCCGAGTTAGATAAGCATCCTTGTGCAGTAGAGACGAAGGATAGATTTCTCCGCCGCGCTCCCGCTCCTTCATATGCTGCATGAGACCGTAAACGTTCATTTTTTGATTTCAAGCTTTGGTTCGTGAGTGCGAACAACAACACAACCTTTCGGGTAGTTGCCGTCTTTGTCAACAACGTTTGTGTAAACCTTACGTTCGCCACATTTCAACCAAACCGCTTTGTCGGTTGTACGACCTGGTTCAATAACTTCGCCGCCGGGACGCGCAGCAAAAGCAACAACGGGTACAAAAGCAAGAATAAGGGCTAGTTGTTTCATAGTGAATCTCCTATAGTTTGTTAGGAGCTTACGTGTAAATCCTAGGTTCAACAACACTGTGTAGTTCTACTTTGTAAGACAGGATTTTGTGTTCAAGGTAAAGAATGTCTTCACGAACGCGTTCAATTTGATCGTCGAGATGAACTTTCTGTCCACCGACGTGCCGTAGAATATTCTCCAAGCGTTTCTGATTCTTTCGATGTGTACGCTTCCCAGTGATTTTATGTAAGGTAGCTAAATCTTCTACTCGATCGTTGTAATGATACCAGCTCTTGGTGATAAAAGAATGCCGTTCTCGAAGATCTTCCATCCTTTGTTTTAATGTAATGAGTTGTTCTTCCGCTTTTTGGATAAGACTGATAAGTCGCCATTTTTGTTTTGGCGTGCGGTTAGGATTGTCAGGAAGTGTGTGTGAAGAGTCCGCCTCATTTGTAAGTGATTCACGATAGCTGTGTTCGAGCGAACGCTTGGTTTTATCGTCGAGGACTTCTAAGATTTTCAATGGAATAACTCCACAAGGTGATCGAGTTATTTATTTGGTTCTGTAAACGCCCAGTGAAATGACTTCGTTGGGTGGATAGATGAAATCATGTCGGGTAGGCCGTATTTGATCATTTGTTCTGCCCGTTTAAGGTCGTGCTTTTCGTCGCCCCGAACGTAGAGAACTACGCGCTGCTTTCCCTTTTTGGTCTTACGAATACGATAGTTTACCACGTAGCCTTCTGCTCGAAGATCAGCTACGACGTCCCGTGCAGTTACGATGTACTCGTCATAGACCATGCCCCTATTTATGGTAAAATAGGGTTAGTCTTGAGCAGCCCTGTGGCCGGATGGCCGGCGTTCGTTGAAAGGATCTAGGATAACTAATTGCAAACCATACGGTGTTCGACGAAAGGCAATATTATCTCCTTTGAGATCAGCGATATAGCCTTCCTTATACATTTGCCGCAACATACCAATAGCTTCTTGGAAATTTTGATCTGTAATCTCAACACCTCTAGGCGTGCGGCCAAGCGTCAATTCCTGAAGGATTCGTCCGACCCAACGCAAATATTCATGTCTCATCGACGTGTGCATTGTAGAGGCCTCTTTCTGCAGATGTAGCATGTCGTCTTCTGTGAAGTGATAGTTGAAATATCGACTGAACAAGTCATATGCTTCATGTTCAGAAATTTTGCTTCCAGGAACCAACTCTTCCATCCTGACTTGATATGTGAATCTATCGTCGTCAGGAGCGTGAAATACTTTTGCCTTATACACTTGTGGTAAGTATGGATTGTGCTTTCCATACGAGCGTTTGATCCATTGAAGATATCCATCATCGTGAGGATCGGTAAGGAACTCTGACGTGTCGGTCTGACCGACCTTCAGTGCTGTTTGGATAGGACCAGGAATTCGATATGCACTACCGTACGCTCCGCTTTTACCGAGCTGTTTGAATTTCGAACTGAGAGCATCTTCAATTTCGTCTTGTGGAGCGCGCCGCATTCTCGTTGGTGTTAGGTCGATTGCTTCCTTAAAGTGGATCCGTTGAATTGACATCAGTCGACTCTGTTCATTCTCCCACTTGGCAATCCGTATGTCTGTTCGGTTAACTTCATCACGAAGATGTTGCGCTGTATCGAGCATTTCTTTATCATTTGTTGGAATATCATACGCTCCCCAACTGATTCGAGACTCCTCGGGATGGCCTTCAGTACGTGTATGGATATAAGGAAGATTGATCCGTACAACATTGTCGCGAACATATTTCATTCGATCGGTTGCTGTCCACGTTCTTTGTTTCATTGAGTGTCGAACAAGTTCAACTTTTGCTTGGCTGGCTTGGTCCGCAAGAACCATTGCATCGCGGACAAAATACAGTCGGCGTCGCCGAAGGAATTTTAGCTTTCGTGAAACTTCGGTGAGTTCTTCGTCAATGGCACGGGCCATAGTTTGTTTATCGACGTGTTCGACTTCGTTCAAACGCATACAAATAACCCCTTGTTTAGAGTTATTTATAGCGTCTCATGTCCACAGACTCTTGCGAATTTTGAGAAGGCGAATCATCATTGCTTCGTCTTCTGCATCTTGCTGGTTTTCAATCTCACGCGAATGCATCACGATTGGAAGTGCAGTTTCGTCGTGCTCACCAAATTCATGAGTGGCACAATATTCACTCCAGCCCGACAAGTCATATGGATCCTTGCGAAGCGGCCGGACATCTTTCCACCAGGTATACAGGGCAATGATTTCCCGGGCAACTTCTGCTTGACCATCACAGCGCTGCTCAGGTTCAAGGTCGGGTTTGTCGAGGGTAGTTTCCCAAGCAAGATATTTCATCCCAAGTTCTCGAGAACGAATCGATGTCCAGCGCAGCAGAGGAAACCGATAGCGAAGAGGTTGTGGTTTTTCTTCGAGCCACAAGTGCATGTGCGCTTTTTCAACCTCAACAAAATCAATCAAGGTTTCGAAAAGTCCGTGCAGCAAACGAGTGTCAACATCGTAGTGCCGACCAGGCTCGAGCCTGGTCGGCAGGTAGTGGATCTTGTCGAAAAAACGATTCTTGATATAGTATCGAGCGGCGTGAACAACATCAGCGGGATACATGACAATATTTTGTAGCATGTCGAAAACATCTTCCGTTAGCCAAGCTACAAACGGATGATTTGTTTCGTAGGCCTTGTTCCACTCTTTCCATCGATGTAGCTCGAGAGCGACAGGCTTAACAACTCCTACCTTGTTTTGGAGCCACTTTGCCAAACGGCTATTGCCCCAATACGTTGAGCGTGAGCGAGGTAGCATTAGACAGCAAGTGAAATAAGTAGAGCAAGTGCAAGTACGATCGCGCCAGCAATCAACCACTTGAATCCTGTCATTACCGTGTCAACAATCTTTCTAGGATCAAACATAACACCCTCCATGACTTCACCATACGTTACAAATCGCTTTGGGTCAACGACGATTTGGGAATTAATGTCGACCGCATGTAGAAGTGTGTACCCGAGAGACCTAGAAACACAGCGGCGAATAGCATCCAAGCCTTTGCCTCCGCAGTGAATAATATAACGGTTAATCCAAGCGAAGTGGCTAGGCAGATCAAGTACAGTACGGTGTATCTGATCACTCCATTGCACCTGATTGAACCAACAGATCAACAATCTCTGGATAGTCCGCTTTCTTTGCCCACGAAAGGGCAGTTGCATCGGCATCATTCTTGATGTTGACGTTGGCACCAGCAGCGACAAGTTGTTTAATCACATTACCTTTGCGCTCGTGTGTGGCCATCATCAGTGGCGTTGCTTGGTTCGGAGCAAGAGCATTGACTTCTGCGCCGCGGTCAAGTAGATACTGAACAATCGTTGTCCAACCACCCCATGCTGCATAGTGGAGAGGGTTCCATTTTCCGGAGCGATTGATTACAGCACCATTATTGAGCAACGTCTGAACAGTTTCGAGATGACCAAAGAACGCAGCAAGAAGCAGGGCTGTTTCTTGGAAATTATTTTCCGCGTTGACGCTTGCGCCGCGGTCGAGTAGTAGCCGGACGATCTCTTGCTGTCCATCACGAGCAGCATACATCAGTACTGTATATCCATCTTTGTCGGCAGCATTTGGATTGTCGCCCTGATCAAGGCGAAGCTTGACACCAGAGTAGCTATCAATGTTGATAGCATGAAACAATTCAGGGCTTTGTTCGGGCCACTGAGCAGAGCACGTAAACGAGATAAACATAGCAGCAATGATGGCAAGTATTTTCATGATTTCTTCCTCCAGGGCCAATGTTTGCGAACGACAAAGACGGCAAGTATTCCAATAATCACCCAGCCAATATGTCGGGTTTCTGGCCAGGTGACAAGCAATCCAATTGCACAACCAACAACAATCATCAGAAGAGCGTTCCACACCTCATCGAGGTTGTCGACCCAAGTGTTGAACTTATCGATGCACTTAAACATCTTCGTTCTTTGCTTCTTTGGCAAGAGCGGGAAGTTCCATCTTGCGGAGATAGCCAGGATTGACTCGACTATCAACATCCTTGTCGACAACGACGGCACCACAATCAGGGCACCACCGAACGACATCTTCGGTTTCGTAGCTCGATCCAATCGAGTAAATCGTTCTCAGTGGATGTTGGCCTGCGCGACAACGCTCACTTAGTTTCATTGGTACTCCCCTTGCCAGTATCAGTTCTGATCGAAAAATGGATTTGGACGGTTCTCATCTCTTCTTCCCCCACTATAACAGTATATCGCTTTTCGGGGTATGTGCAACTACAGCAATTTCCAAATTAGCCAGAATGCGACAATCATAATCACACCAGCAAGCAACAAGCCCGATAACGGCATGATCACCCACGCTTTTGCAAGCGAGGAGCCAAACACACCAAGGCCAAACCCCAGTGCAATTAGTATGATTACTTTCTTCATAGGTTAGTAGGATACCATATTGTTCCCGAAGAAGCCCACGCGGGGTACTTCTTCTCGAGCAACGGCTTGAGTAGGCGCCGGTGCATATCGCCCGGTGCACCTGTAGGTGCATGGCACATGACAATCACTCCATTCGATTGCTGTGCCAGCCATTGGGTGGCCGAGAAGATTTGGAAGTACCTATAGTCACTGCCTACCATCCTGGATGCAACCTGTCGAGCTCCGCCTGCATCAGCTGCCAGATGTTGGGACTGAGGGGCCTCTCCTTGCGCATACGAACGACTATGACGCCGTTCGGCTGTTGCACCAGCCACTGGGTGGCAGAGAAGATCTGGAAGTACCTGTTGGGCCACAAGATCATAAGCTTACCCACCCAGGTGCCAGAGCGGCGAGCTGATGTGCAAGAGCAACCACCGTACGATGGTCGATGTATGAGTTCCGGAAGAATACGACACCGTTCGGCAGCTCAGTCAGCCACTGAGTGGCGTTGAAGATCTTAAAGAACCTTGCCCAGAGCACGGTCGGCTTGGTCATACTTTTAAGTAAAACCGATTCAGTGCTTGCTCAACGGCGACACCAAACAAGTAGTGCGGATTCTTCGAGTTTGGATTCGCTTGCTCAAGCGGTTGATGAATGTTGCGAACGTGTTCGTCGAAGTCTTTGAATGAATCAACATAGTATTCCCGAATGACATCACCGTTCTCAACACGAATCTGCAACGTGCCTTTTCCAGGATGAATCACAACATTAACCCCTCGGCCACACACATCAATCAAAGCTTGCTGTACGTGCAGAGCAAAATTGATGTCGTCAATCTCCGCTTCCGGGTTGACAATCGTTGCACCGACTCCGTTCGTATAAACAGATTTGGTAAGGATCGACAACACCTGATCAACAATTTCGTCTTCGGTTTTCATGTGAGATTCCTTTAGTCGAACAGTTCGTTCACTGCTCGTGTCATAGCTGCCTCGACGGTTCGATATGCCGCAATATACTCATTGTTCACCTGGAGCTGATATACGACTGTGTTGGCGAGGTGGCTCTCCTCAATGATCGCGAGCAGCTCATCAGTCTCTGGATCAAATCCAAGCCAAATGTTCGACTCGTCAACATTGGCATGTTGAGCCCAGACGATTGGATCTTGCTGGTCTGGCTGCTCAGCTCTCTCAGCGAGAGGCTCGATCCCAAGAAATCCTTGTTTGAAGCTTTCGATCAGTTTATCGTACTCACACACTCCCCTTCGTAAAAGTTTTTCCGCAGTTTTGACCCTATAGGTACCCAATTCACCCGATTACTTTTTCTTCTCAGGAAGCGCCACAATGCACCAAGCGCCAGCAACAACACCGTCTTGGGCTTTCACACGAAGCCCAGGCTTGTATTCAAGCGCATACTTCTGACATTCGAGACTGTCAACCGCACGAAACTTCTGCCCAATCGCAACAACCCGAAAGTCCGGCTTCTGTTTGTGATACGGAACATCCCAAGGATCAATCGAAGGATTCGACAACGCAAAAACCACAAGAATTTCAAGCATTTCAAACTCTCCCCTATTCAACGTTACGAAAGTACCGACTTGGGACAAAGCTCCTGCCAGTCAAAATGCGAAATGACATCTGAGCTAATGTCCGTGCCCGTTCCACAAACCATCCGTCCATATTTCCTGCATGGCTAGCATTAGACATTAATCCTGCAAGCGCTGTCTTGTACAGCTCAAACAATACTTGCTCGTCGTTTGAAAGATCAGTCATTTCTTGACCTCTTCTGCTTTCCGGTTCAGCTTGTTTCCAAGAGTTTCAATGTCCTTACCAAGCCCGGACATAGTGTTGCAACCTGCAAGAAATACAACAATAATCATAGCGATAGCTTGTTTCACATTAAATCTCCTTAGCAAGGTCGTGATAACCATTCTGCTTGAGAATACGTTTGATCATCTTGACAGTGTGGTGCGGCTTGACGTTCGAATACCCACGAATACCGACCTCATCATAGTAATGACCATCAAATAGACGCAAAACCTCTGTCCTGCTCAAACCAAAGAACTTTGCTCCAGCCTTAAACGGGTCGTCTGTAATCCGTTGACCCGTGTGTTCATCGTAGAGGCAAAGATTAGTCCCGATATTAGCCCGTCCATTTGCTCTTCCATGAATGTCGAAATCATCATACAGATTAAGCACCGTCATCCTAAGACCTCGCCTGCGGAATTCAGGCATAGTTGCTGCATGGCCAAGAAGGCATGCAGTTGTGCCGCATTCATTGATCTTCTCAGGTGTGACCAGGCTGTTCTTCTCTGCAAGACCAGCGGCTTCAATCACATCGCGCTTGATCGGTTTCTGACCATCAAGCCATGCACCAATATAGAACCGATTGTCCTTGATAGTCTTCATGTACTTGGCGAGTTTGGCCAACCGTTTTGCTTCAAATCGTTTCATGGAAAATTGCCCCTAAAAGGTGAGATTAACTATCAGTATACATCAACTTGTCCCTTGAATGATACAAGGCCAAATCCCACACGGGCGGTTTTTACCCCGCAGAATTTTTTCTAGAAAAAAAATTTGTTGTTTTAGGAAAATCGCTTTCTGACTTGAAACCTGGCTTGGAAAATCTAGAAAAAATTTGTTGTTTTAGGAAACCGGGCTTAACTGTGAAACTGGCTTGAAAAATCTCAAGACCGGTATATAAAAACACCCCCTCGTATCCCTCAGGGGCCCCCCATGCGCGTTATATAGATTATGCTTACCGGGGGCACCGCGGGCGCATTCCGGAATCTGCAACCGGCCTATATGAACCCCCGGCGCGACGGGATGCTAAAGACCTCCTCGAGGTCCGCCTGCCGCTGCGCCCGGAGCCCCGCTGCGTCGACTAGGTAGTCGTACACGGTCCGGTTGGGAGCATAGACGCCCCGGGCTGCGAGCTCCCGGAGCTTCCGCCCCTCGTCGGGGAGCCCGAGGATGTCCGCTACGGCAAGTGCCATCGCGGGGCTCCGACTGAAGCCAGCATCACAGTTGATGATCATCGTGTCCGCGTCGGCATTCGCACGCACCCAGGAGACAATCTCCTTTGCGTGCCCCTCATTGATCCCTATCTCGGCATGGTTCGAGTCGGTCCGCTCGACGTCGCAGAAGCGCAGCTCAAGCACCGAGGCGAACTGCTCCCGGTACTTGTGGGCGATGTGTGCCGGGTAGCTCGTGACGCGGAGGGCGACGGTGCGCCCCAGACCTTCAGTCTGTGGAGCCACCTGGCTCGACATCTTCGCGTTGAGGACTATCAGCTTCATCTTTGCTTTCCTTCCGTGCCTTCTTCTTGCCCTTCGCCGCCTTCACCTTCTTCGGCTTTGAGGGCTCGTACTCGCCCTTCATCACCGCGTCGACATCGTTCTCGTGCACGGTGAGAGATGACCCATCTTCCATCGTGGCGGTGCAGAACGAGCTCTTGATGCCCGGGAACTCCGTCATCATGATGTGCTGGATGGCGACGCCCTTCATTCCGGAGCCTTCACCATTGAGTTGCACGTCGACGACGCGCCCATCTTCCCCACGCGGCGCACCTGCTCCTTGTGGTCCGCTTCGGCGGCAGCCTTGTCGGTGAACAGGCAGCTCGTGAGCTCCCACACCTCCTGGCCGTCTTCGAATCGGATCAGCACCTCCGGGGACTTCTCGTCGAGGACTTCGACCGGGTCGATCCCGAAGTACGACACGAAGTACAGTATGCGTTTCGCTCCCATCTCAGCTGCTCCAGTATGTTTCGCTCCACGGACCGCTCGTCCAGGGAGTGTTCACTCCGACTTCGAATTCCTTGCCCGTCGAGCCGGCGATCCCGTGACGGGTCTCCTTCAGCTCGATCGTGTCGTAGAACGTCTTCGAGTCGGCGATGTCGTAGTCGCTGGTCAGGATCGCCTGCTTCTTCGCCTCGCGAGTCAGGCCAGCCTTCGCAGCGCGCTCGGTTTCGTAGTGGTTCTTGGTCAGGAGGACCGTCGTCGCTTTGTTGTAGATCACGTAGCTCATGTCAGCTCCATCAATCACGATGAGGGTATAATACCCTCATTTAGCCAAATGGTCAACGCCCTGGAAAGATCCAGAGTGGTGTGCCGCGAGCTCCGACGACCGGAAGGCCCTTCTTGTCTCGCTTGCACCAGTGCAGGTCTTCTTCGTGAGCAAAGACCGCCGGATGGTTGTCGCCTTCCTGATCCCAGATCATGTGGTCTTTGTGGAACCAGGTGAACTGAGGAGCGACGCGTCTCAGGTAGGCGACTGCATCGTCGAGAGTTGGCTTCGCGATTTGGTCCATATTGCCATATTATACTGGTTTGGCAATAGGGTCAACCTAGAACGTTGGCACCTTGCTCCTTGGAGTGCAAGAACTTCGCCCAAGCCATCGTGCTGCGTTTCTCCTCCGGGGTAAATCTGTCCCAGTTGCTGGCAGCCACGGAGTACGTCTCCTCGATGCCAACGACTGCTTGTAGGGCGATGATCGCCTGGATACCGTCTTCGCGCTCTTGTTCGTGTTCGAGTTCGCTCATCGGAGCACCATGTTGCCGCTTTGGTACAGCACGATGTCCGCAGCCATCTTGTCGACCTGCTGAAGCTTCTGCAGCCCTTGGAGCTTCAGCTTGAACGCATCGACCTTGTCCTTGTACTTGAAGTGCTCGAGCATCAGCTCGTTCACCAAGCGCTTCTTCGTGTCGAGGTCGGTCGCAGCCCACACCTTCTGGGCTGCGGCGTCGAAGTTGTGTGCGGCGGCAGCTGCGACCAGGTCGCGGTGCTCACGCTTGAGTTGGTGTTTGGAAATGATTGCCATGAACCCTACGGCCTACCGTGAAGGATCTGAACGACGCGTTCACCGCCGTAGTAGTAGTTCCACAGCGAAATGACGACGATGACACCAGCGGCCACGTAGGCGTTGCAGCCCGCTTCGACCAGGACAAACAGGCCACCGAACGCGAGAGCCAGATCGACGATCTGCATTGTCATCTTGCTCATTTGGCTTCCTTCGCGATCCGCGCCTGGATCTTCGCACGTTGGCGAGCGGCTATCAGTCCGTACGTGTCGAGATGGGCGAGCTGCTGTTGCGGAGTGAGGGCGGCCCACCGTGCGTTGCGCTCGGCAGCTTCCTTCTGGCGGAGTTGCTTTCTGAGACCATTCAGCTTCATCGGATAATACTCCTCTGCTGGGTTGTACTGCGTTCGGCTAAGGTAAGACCATACCGCTTTCAAGCACTCGGATCAACACGATTGCGATCGCGAGCGCCAGCGCGTAGACCCAAACCCATGCCTTCATACCTTGCGCCCCACTGTCTTCAGGTCTTCTTCAGCGGTGATCAGCTGATAGCCTCCCTTATTGCAGATGGGAGCAACAGTATGAACTCGGGTGCGTGCTTCGAGTTCGCGCTTGGCGAGCTCCGGGTCTTCGTACGACTTCGGCTGGGCGACCAACGCGACGCCACCATTGTCTTTGCTAGGCATCGTAGCCATCTGAGCCTGGTGAGCGGCGAGGAGGGGGTTGACGTCGGGCTTGTACGGGCGGAACGAGGTGTCCCGCTTCGGTTGCTTGTACGCGCCCTTGGGCAGCTTCGTGTAGACGATACCCATGGTTCACACCTCGAGTTCTGCCCGTGCTTTCGCTTTGGCAGCTTCGTTGAGTTGCTTCCAGTACTTGGTAAGCCGAGACTGGCCGTTCTTGCAGTTCTTCGTCCACCGGAGCACCTGCCAGTCAAGCAAGGTCCCGTGCTTGATGAAGTACTTCGCGGTCAGGCTTCCACCCCAGGCATCTGCCCCGGTGAAGCCGATGTTGTTATGCTCCTGCGTGGTGTTCACTTGCTTCTCGGTGGCGGTCTGGTTCTTGAACAGAACGACGAGGGCCCGGCCGATAACCAAGCGTGTCTTGTTCGTGACTTCGCCTGCAGGACCGAACGAACCGTCGATCAGCAGTTGCAGGTCTTCACGAGTCAGCATTGCCATTTTCATGCTCTCCACTCTATGATGGAAGCATCATACGTCATATTGCCAAACGAGTCAACCCTTGACTTCGGCAATCACTTCCTCGAGGCTGCGCATCCTGAACACGCCGAAGCGATGAAACTTGCCGTCTTTGACCTCAAGCTCATCGATGTCGCCTTCTGTGTCCACGTAGAACAGCCGACGCTTGCCTAGGTGATGGTGAAGCACGATGTGGTTCACCACGGCGGCCGCATCATTAGTGATGAGCGACGGGTTGAGGAGCCGTCGAGTTTGGTCGTCCAGCGACTCACGGTAGCCTGCCTGAAGGTCCTCAATGACCATCAGGTCATCGTCATAGTGCAGGACACCGAACCTTGCTTTCATTTCGTGTACGTCGCGGGATCTTTAACTAGCCCAGCTGCGACGGCCGCTTTGCACTTCTGCTCATAGGGCGCCAGTGCGTGCTCGTAGCGAACCTGGTAGCCCTTAGTCTGAGCATACGCGTTCGTGGCTTCGTAGGCTTCTTTCTCGGCCAACCACTTGTTGCAGACACCGCGGTATTGTTGGTACCGGTTCGAGAGCGACTGGAGATGATGGATGTACTCGTGGAACGTTGTGAACTCCATCCCTTGAGGGCTCCGCTCACGGACATAAGCATTGCCCTGGTTGTACCAACCATTCTTGCCCGGCGCCACTTGCTGTGCCACATGAGCGTCTACTAGTATTCTAGCGGGGGGCTTGCATTCGTTCTGCTTGCAGTGGTCGGTGTAGCCACCGAACTGAATTGCAGCGGCGAACAATACGGCAGCTGCTTCGTTCACAGGGCGCTCTTTGCTTCGGCGATAACGTTGATAGCTTGCTGCATCGGTCGTGTGGTGCCGTAGCGCTGGCTTCCTCGGCGATCACTTACGACGCAGATCAGGTAGTCGAACCCGACTTGGAGGTGCACCTTGTCGGTAATGAGTACCTCACCATCGGTCTGGTCGTTGGGTTCGGCGGTCGAGATGACCGGCAGGCCCATCTGCTTGGCGAGCTCGCCGATCTGTTTGGCTGTCTTTAACATGAGGGTATAATACGCGGAATTCCCCAAATCGACAACACTACAGCCCAGCAGCGAGCATCAATGCGGCTAAGGTGTCCTCCTCAACTGAAGCGTTGACGTAGAACTCCGGCTCTGGAAGGTAGCGCTCGAGTGTCCGTTTGCCATCCGACAGCGTTGCGCCGGCATCGAGCAAGCGATTGACAAAGACGTCGATGACATCTTTCGCCTCTTTGAGGCCTAGGTTAACTTGCATACGGACTTCCTTGATTGCACCGACTTTATTGGCCTGAAGCAGGTGAATGAGCACCTTGATGTGCCATGCGCACACAATCCGTGGATGAGGACCCTTGCCGTCGTCGTTCGACAGCACACCCGCCAGATACACGATCTGTTGGTTGAGCCGAGCGACCTCGTCGAGCTCTTGTGGCGTCAGCTCACCGCCCGACCAGCCCGGTGAGGGAAAACTCGGACGGCCCCACTGCCGCTCCTCGATCAACGCGATTCGCTCCATCCGGAACTGGACCGCGTCGAGAACCTGCTCGTTGCGAAAGATCTCCTTCATGATGTTGGCATTCTCCCATAGATCTGGGAAAATGCCAACCCTTTTAGTACTGCACCTCGAAAAAGTCGTCTTCTTCGTCTTCGCCCAGGCCGACCTCGACGTGCAGCTCATCACGGAGCGACTGTTCCCACTCGTCGGTCATCTCCGTGCTGATGAAGTCGTGAATCGCGGTGATGGCGCCGGGGTTGTCTTCGAGAAAGCAGATCAGGTCGCCCAACGAAGCCGTCGGGGTGAACTGCCCGAAGTACATCGGGTCCTTGTAGCCCATCGCGCGGACGAGCTGGCACAGGTTCTGGACGCCTTTGGCGCCTTCGTTGCGATGCAGGTCTTCTTGGTCGATGAACTTCTCGAGAACTTCGTTCATGTGGGGCTTGTTCAACGTCTCACAAGCGTCAACTTGTGCGTTCATCTCTTTTGCGTTCTTTCGCCGTGAGATCCTCTTTCAGAGCGTCAAGCGTCGCAGCGTGAAACATCTCGAGCGCGGCCCGTGCCACTTCGAGTTCTTGCTTGGAAAGCGTCACTTTCTTGGTCATGGCTAAGCCCTTGGTTGCAATGGAGGCATTCTCCCAGATATCTGGGAGAATGCCAACTGTTGTCTACAGCTCGGCGTTCGGATTGGAGTAGAGGATCAGATCGCCGATGGTCGCCGCGACCACGTTGTCGACCGTGAACGTCCGCACCTTGACTTCTTGATCGAGTCGTTGCTTCTTGGAAGCGGTGGGCACACGAAGGAAAGGCTTGAGGTCATCGTACGTGATGATGCGGTTGTCGACCATGTACAATGCTTCACGGTCAGGTGTGAGCAGGATCGTCTTCACGTACGTCTTGCCCTTGTGCTCGACGATAATGTTGTCGTCGCACGTACCCCACTTCAGACCTTCCGCCACGAAGTCGACGGCCTTGTCTTCCATGAAACGACGGTGATTCACTTGGCCTTGGTAGTCTTCGTTGATGGCCACCTTGACGGCTTGTACCTTGACTGCACCTTTGTACGGATTGCCTTTCTTGCGCATGATCACCGGCGTCTTCGCGGTCAGCATGATGTCGCCTGCTGCGTTCAGACCTTTGAGGAAGTCGATGAACTCGGCTTGCGTGTTGCAGATGGGCATTTCAGCTCCTTCGTTGAACGACAGGAACACTATCTCACATTTACCCAAATCGTACAACGTTGACTTCTCAGGTGTTCACCGTTGAAGGTGCCACCTGTTCACATGATCTGAACGAGCTGGCGGAGCAGCTTTATCCGCGCCTTGTCCACCTCACGGCTTCGAGTCTGGATTGAACACTTCGGCGTGAAGGCGATTAAGGAGACGTTGCATCTCCAGGACTGTCTCGCCCACTTCTTTCCTTCTCATGCGGAGTTCCTTTGCATTCATTTGTGCTTGACCTCGATCGGTGAGAAAATAGTATTGGTCGTCGCCGTAGCCACGGAATTCCATGCCGGCTTTGGCCTCACGAAGGCAAGCATTGACCTGTTCGAGCACGTCTTGTGGCCCACCCTTCCAGTCGACGGCACCGAAGTTCGAGATGCGCTCGCGGCTGGACTCGGTGACGATGTCACCGGTAGTGTTGATCGAAGTGCGCGTTCACCACGCGCAGAAGGGCTCGTTTTGTCATGGAGACATTCTCCCTCGGTTTGGGAAACCGATCAACCGAAGAACCAGGCGATGAACAGCAGGACAGCTGCCCCACCTCGCCCACTCAACAGCAGCCAGATTGCAACGATGAGAACTAGCCACCACATAGCGCCTCTATGTTTACTAGGAATTACTCCGCGTCGGTCTTCGGAGCAGCCTTCCGACCCTTGTTCGACTTCGGCAGACCACCGACAGGTTCACCGAGCTTCGTCTTGCAGTTGTACGTGTACGTGGTAGCACACGGTTTGCTCAGCCCGACTTCTTTGATCACGAGAGCGATGAATTCCTGCTGCGTCAGCGACGTCGTTGCCTCGAGGCAGTGCTTCCTGTACAGGGCCTGCGTGAGCGTTTCCTTGCCACCCTTCTTGATCGAGCCATCGGTCTTGACGGCAACCTGGACATCGACCGACGCGGCGACCTGCTTCAGCTCCGTCGGAGCAGTGGGCTTGACGTCTGGCTTCGCGAACACGAAAGCGTTCCTGGATTCGCGATGAATGCCTGGATACGCAATTCGCAACGTGCCAGGAATTCCGGAACGTCGGGAATCTCGCAGCCGAGCTTCCATGCTTCGTCGCCGACTGCTTGCGCAACCAGCGGAGCTTGGTCGGCGTTGTCGTACGTCTTGTCGACGTCGAGAACCTGCTTGATGATCTTCT